ACGTCGTGAAGTCGCGACCGGCTTCCGTGCCGAAGTGCGCGGCGCCCGCGCCGCTACAGGTTCCGACGTTCGAGTGCCATTGTTGCGGGCGGCGGTAGCCGTGCGCGACGAGGCGTCCACTACGAAGCGCCTGTTGCGCGAAGCAGGCCGGGCAGATACCGCGAAGCTGTGTAAGAGTTTCCATCGTCTTCTCCATGGCGGCTCGATGGCCGCGCTCCCCGTTCGTCGTCGACGAGACGTCGACGTCCGACGCGCACCACGCGGAGGTGGGGAGTTGCGCGTCTCCCCGGCTCCGCTCTCGCGTCGCTCGGGGGTTGCTTTCTAACTCGATAGCCGTCGTCGCTCCAGTTCAGCTCGCAGGTAGGTCATCGCCGCAGGTAGGCTCGGGTCTATCGAGGTTCGCGCACACCGCCGTGGTCTTACCGCTCCTCTCCAATCGACGCTCGGCTCAGAGGCGCTTACTTACGGTTCGCCGCGCCGCGATCTCTCGCGACGCGCATCGGCGCATATCCGTCACTGAGGTCGGCCCTCGGTCGTCGATTCGTTTCACGGCGGCGAGCCGCTCGCGTTCGCGCGTCGTTCGGTAACGAGTTACCCGAGCGCGGAACGCGGAGCGCGCGGTCGAACCGCTAGTCTGCTCCGTCGAAATGAATCGCTGCGTGGCCGGTATCGTGCCCGCCCGTTCTTCGCGTCTACGTTGGCCGCTATGGCCGGAACGACGCTACGGGTCGGCCGCGAGTCTTACTCGCCGGTCCCTCGCCTAATTCAGTGATGGTGGATTGGAGGATCGCGCGCTGCGCCGCGAAGAACTCGCGGGCCGCTAGTGTGCGTCCGGGCGCGTCGGGTATCTCGGTTTTGGCCGGTTACCTCTGTTGCCCTCGTGTCTCGTTTCCGCCGCGCCCTTAGCTTTACTGCTTCTACCTCCTCCGCCGAGGAGGCCTAGCGTCGCGGGCTTTACCGCGACCGGGCCGAATCGTAACGAGCCGCTTTAGTTTTCAATGAGCGCGCTATGGCGCTACCGAACGACGACTTACGACTACTAATATACACGGAAAAGCCATTGGATGTAAACCCCCCTAAATGTGGCCTAAATCAGCGAGTTTCGAGGCGCCCGAGCTCCTCCGAAATACCACATTTTCGGGCGCCTCGAAGAGGCTACTTAACGACCGTGACTCGGCGCGTCGGCGCGTCGACCGTAACGCGACACCCGTTCGAGTCCCACGCGTGCGCGATTAGAGAGAACGTCCCGGTGCGCTCCGGGATGTAGCCGACCTGTCCGACGTTTCGCGCGTCGGTGTTCACGCCGAAGTCGAACTGGAACCCAGGGACGCCGTCGCCGATCAAATCGATCTCGACGCCGTCGACCCACGTCGGTCCGGTAACGCGAAACGTGACGACGAGTCCGGGCCACGCGCTGCGAGAGACCGTCGTCGGCCAGCTAAGAATTTCAAGTCTTAGGGGTTGACTCGCGTACGCCCCGGTGCCGCAGGGGTCACTCGGACCGAGGCCAGCGAAAAAGAATTTGAGAGCGCACCCCACGCGGAGAATGGATCCGGAGCTCCGGCCTGCGCTTGCGCGCGCACCGAGATCGCCATCCTCGTCGTCGTCGGAATCAGTCCCGGTAATCCGCCGACGAGCTCGTAGCAACCGGCCGCGCCGGGTACCGCGATCCACGACGTCTTCGGTAGCGACGTCGGTCCCTGCGCCGGTGCCGCTACGTTCGGGTCCGCGCCCTCCGGCCAGATCGCGAACTGATACCCGGCGACGATCGGCGTGCCGTCCGGGAGTACCGCGGTTTGCTCCGGGAGCTCGCCGTAGAAGTGATTCACGCCGGAGGCGGCGATGATCGCGAGCGCGTTCGGCCCGGCGCACGGGTTCGTCTGAGCGGATGCCGCGGCTACGCTTCCGAGTAGCGCGGCGAGCGCGAGTATGAGCTGTCGTTTCATCTGAGGTTCTCCTGTGTGCGTATCGTAACCGAACTCCGGCGCCGCCGTCGCGAGCGGCGCCGGATCGGCGTCTAGTGGGTCGGCGGAACCTGCGCGCGCAACCAGTCGAGGAGCTCCGCGGACTCGGCCTTCAGTAAACCGGCTTCGCTCGCGAACGCGGCGATGAGCTCCTTGTCCGTCTTCGCCAACGTGCCGTCTTCCAGTAACTGCGGCGCGGCCGCAGCGACCTTCGAGCGCAGGTTGAGCGCGCCGCGGATGAGTGCGGCCGCGAGGCCGATCATCGGGTTGATCTGCGCGGCGATACTGAGCACCGCTTCGTCGACTGACTTCTTCTCTTCTCCGGCCATGTGCTTCCTCCTAGAAGACGCTGAACAACAGCGCCGTTACCGATCCCATAATGCCAACGATCGCTTGCCGCGAGTTCGCGTTGAGCGGCGCCGCCGTCGATTGCAAGATGAGGTTTTGGATATCCGCCAGCAACTGCTTCGCGCGCGCCGTCTTCGTGAGCTTGTCGTCGACGACCGTCGCGTTGTCGACGGCTTCGAGAACCTTCGCGAGATCGACGGCGACGTCGGCCGCTTTGTTGATATTCTGCACGACGACGATCGCATCCTTCGGATCGATGCAGAGCGTACCGGGCGGAGTCGTCGCGACGCAGGTCTGCTCCTTAATCGTCGGTAGCGTCGCGCGGATACCCGCGATCAACTGCGAGCCGCGGATAGCGACCTTCGCCTCCGTCGACGTGTTCGGCGGGAGCTTCGTGCCGCAGGCCGCGGCGATACTGACGACCAAGGTCAGCGCGATCAATAGTTTCGTTCTCATCGTTCGTCTCCTTCTACGTGTTGACTTTCCTCTGGTGGCCGTCGAACGCACGCGGCGCGTCGGGAGATCCGGCCTTGCGGCCGGGCGACACCATGCCCAGCTACCGCGCGCGTCGACGACCGTGACTACATCCCGGTGCCTCCACCGGTACCGCCAGTACCGGATGGCGGCTGGCCGCGGGCGACGAGCTCCTTATCGACGCCCTCGGTGATGCGCTCGCCGACGCGCGGCTTGCTAACCGTTCCCTGCCCGGTTACGGCCGCGACGATCCCGCTAACGCTGGAGAAGAGGACCGCCTGCTGCTCCCCAGTTAGGTGCACGAAGCCGAAGACGATCGCGACCGGTACGAGCTGTCGAACGATCTCGCCTCCAGCGATGATGTGGCTCGCGACCCACGTCGAGAACGCCGAGCAAAGGTCGATTACTGTCTGCGCTGCTGGTGTCATTGTTCCTCTCCTACGCGACGCGGCCGACGACGAGCCGGACGCGCCCGTTATGTTTGAACTGCTGCCCTCGGCTGATCGGTCCTTCGCTGTCGACGTCGTGCGAGACGATATCGTAGACCGTGAACTCTCGGCAATCGCGCTGCAGTTCGAGCGGACGCGACTGGCCGTTGAACGTATGCACGACGGCGACGAACCGGCCGTCTGCGTGCTTCGACGTATCGAACCTCGTCGGGTCGTTCGCCGCGACGATGCGCCGATCGGCGAAGAGGCTCCCGCTGTGGAAGACGTTCTCGAACGCGTGGATGTCCGACGGCAGGAGCTCCGGGATGCGCGAGATCTCCTCGTAGCCTGGCATGTCTTCGATCGGCGCGTCGAGTTGCCCAGGCGACTCGCCGTCGTAGGCCGCCTCGTGACCGCCGAAGACGCCGTTGCCGGACATATAGGTGAACTCCTGCCCGGTCGCGAGCGCCTGCGCCGCCATCCCGCAGAGGAGCTCGACGTCGTTCAACTCGCCGACGGAGACGCCGCGCCCGCCACCGAGCGGCTCGGTGTTCCAGACCTTCTTCCGCAGGTTCCGGATCGTACGGTCGTAGCCGTAGCCGAAGTAGTGCGGGATCAGGTGCTCGTTGATCGACCGGCTCCCGTGGATCGTCGCCGACGTCGCTGGCGAGACCGACCACGCCTTAATGTCGTCCGGGAGCTCGCCGCTATACTCGGTCCCGTCCGGCTTCTGTCCGCCAGGCGCGCTGAGGCCGACGACGTCCGGGAGCCATCCTGCCGCCGCGCGGAACGCCTCGATCATCTCGACGCACAACCCGACGCCGCCCTCGTCGCGGCTCGCGCCGTTCTGCCACGCTTCGTTCAGGGCCCAGAGTCCGCCGAGGACTTCGCGGCCGAACGGCAGCGATCCGTAGAGGCTCCCGAGCCGGGTCATGTGCTGGAGCTTTTGCCCGCGGGTGAGCGCGTTCGTATCGCCGCGGTCGTCCATGATCTTGAGGCCGCACTCGAAGAGCATCGTCACGAACTCGCGGAAGCGACCGTAGTAGTCCGGCGTCGCAACGATGTTCCGCTCGCCGAAGCTCCGGAACGCGAACGGCGTGACCTCCTTCCCCTTCCACGCGACCCATCGGTCCGGATGTCCGGGCCGATTACGATCCCAGTAGCCGAGGATATTGCAGACTCGGACGCCGCCGTACCGTTGCGCGATAGCCTGCGCTTGTCGCTTCGCCGCGGCCGGGTTCCGCACGAAGAGCGCGAAGAGCGACATCGCGTGGCACATCAGTGGGATCTTGTCGCCGTCGTCGTCGAAGGTGCGCCAGCCGTCCTGTCGAAGCACGCCGCGGATCGTATTCTTCGTCGGGCCGGAGTCGAGCGGCGGGAGTCCCCAGATCTTGCGGATATCGTTCGTGACGCGGCGCGTCGCGGCGTCGTGCCCGGATCCGTTCGCGCGGTGGATACGGTAGTCGCTCGACCAGCGGCAATAGCCGGTCGGGTCGACCTCGCGCGGGCCGTTCGGGTCCGTCCTGTAGACGCCGCGCAGCGCGTCGAGGAACCGCGGGCCGTCGACGTCGAGGTTCATCGGCCACGGCACGTCGTACGGGCCGCTCCACGAGGTCGTCGGCCGCCCGGCGCGTATCTCGTCGATGTTCTGCGCGATGCGGCGGAAGGCCTCCGCCGCGTCGGAGCCGTTGCCGCGGTAGGTACGCCAATCGGACGGCCACCGCGTAAGCCCGAGGTCGTCGATACCTCCGGGGTACTTCGTCGGTAGCTGCTCGCCGATGAAGACGTTAGCCTCGCCGTCCATCGGCGGCGTCCAAGGCGGTGGGTTAAATGACATGTCTCTTTCTCCTCTACGCTTTCATAAATAACTGCCGCTCTTCTTCGCGTCGCGAGACGAGGCCGGGTAGTACGACCAGCTGTCCCTTCACGCGGCCCTTGTTCCATCTCGCGAACTGCGCCGAGGCGCCGACGTAGTCCTTCGCGTTCAATAGTCTGCGCATCGTCGAGGACGGGAAGCTCAGGCCGCCGGTGTTGAACTCGAAACTCACGAGCGACGAGAACTGGTTATCTGAGAGCGGGACCTTCACAAGCACCGAGACGTCGCGCGCCGAGTCGAGGAGGTCGGCCCGGAGTAGGTTTACTGCTTGTTCGACCGTGATGCCGTCGGGATACAACGCGCGCGCGCGAGATCTCGTCGTAGCGCCGCGGAGGAACTTCCGCGTCAACGGATCGATGAGCGCGTGTCCCCACCCGATCGTCCAGATGCCGACCGGGTCGAGGTAGGGATCGAGGTTCACCGTCGACGGGTCGCCGTCGAGGAGACCTTCCCACTTTCTAACGAGCGTCAGACCGGCGGCGTTGATCTCTCGCATCTTAGATAACCGGACCGCCGCCGCGATTCCAACGGAGGATGACGAGTACGAGTACGACGATTAGGAGCAGGTGGATCGCGGACGTCCCGACCGGCATAACGACGCCGCCGAGTAGCCACGCGACGATGATTACGAGGATGAGGAGTTCGAGTATACCCATTGAAATTCTCTCCCTTTCTTATCGAGCTTGCGTCGTCGGCGGCGGTTGCGTCGGTACGTAAATGATCTGAGGCGATTGGACCGCGGGTGGTGGTGCACGGAAGACGAACGTGCCGATCGCGATCAACGACGCGATCAACGCGACGGCCCACGCGATGACCGCCCGGTTCTCGGTCATCCCAGCGCCTCGGCCCTGCGCGCCGAGGATATAGGACTCGATCGGCTTCAGTTGTGCGTCGAGCTTCTCGCCGAGTGCCACGAGGTCGCTCTTGCTCGCGTAGAGACCACGCTCGCTATTAATCTGTTCGCGGAGTTCGTTCGCCTTCTCGTCCTTATACGTCTGGATCTCGCGCGCCAACCCGAGCGCCGCGAGGTCCGCGGTCTCTTTGATCTTCAGCGCCTTCTCGCGCTCGACGCCGACCTCGGTGTAGCGGCGGTCGCGCTCGACGTCGAAGCGGTCCTGCATATGGCGGATGGTATCGTGGTGCGCCGCGAGCGTATCGATCGTCCACCCAGATACGGCGCCCTTACTATTCGCATTGTCGTTGTCTGTCATAGGCCTGCACCAAATACTTTCTGGAGGAGTGGCCAGAAGCGGAAGATGAGACCGACGAGCGTCCCGAGCGCGACGATCGTCGCGACCGTCACCTGAAGGTCTCGACGCGTGAGCGGCTTCGCGTCGGAGTCCGAGACCTCGACGGTCGCCCGCGTACCTGGCGCTGGCATCGGGAACTGCGCCGACGGCGCCGACTTTAAGTGCGCGACTTCGTTCACGAGCGTCGCGAGCGTGACGCTGTGCTGTCCGATGATCGTCGCCTGCTCTCCAATCTTTCCGTTGATCTTCGTGTCGAGCCGATCGATGACCGCGGCGTTATGCCCGCGCTGTTCCTCCTTGAACTCCTCGAAGTTCCCCTGCAACCCTTCGACCGTGACTTGCAGTTTCCCGAGCTGCACGTCGTAGTGTCGTTCGTTCATCGCGCGGCCATTTCCTTCCGGGTTAGCGTCGCCCATTTAGACCTAATACGGCCGCAGGATAGTCCTGCGGAGGAGATCTTGGAGCGTGAACTTAACACTTGAAGCAGTCACATTGTAGCGCGCGACGTGCCCGTGGTCGTAGTGGATTTTGTCGATACGTACCTCCGTAATCTTCAAGCTTGCGACGAACGCCGGGCGCGTCAAGTTGAACTCGACTGTTCCGCCCGGCGTGTGCTTCGAGTCGAACGACGAATACGAGACGGTGACGATCGGATCCTTAAAGAGCGTCAGCTCCGCGTTCCCTCGCGCGCGTAGTTCGGAGTTAGAGCGCAGCGCGCCGTCGACGACCATAAACTCGTGGAGACCGTCGCCGCCCTCGCGCGTCGCTGCCTCGATCTGCGCCGTCAGGTCGTCGACCTGGACAAAGAGGCTGACCTCGTCGCCTTCTCCGTGCGCCTCGTCGAGGCCGACGACGCCGTGCAGTACTAGCCGCACCTTCGGCTGCGGCGGCGGCGGCGTATTCGTCTCGTTCGACGGCGCCTCGCCGGTCGCGTAGAGGTGCGCGGTCGTCGCCCTCGTATCCTCGATCGACGTGTCGCCGGTCGGCGGCGCGGTCGTGTTGAACGTCATCACGACCTGCGGCGTAGTCCACGTGTTATCGAAGTTCCCGTTGTATTTCTCCTCGCGATAGATCTTCACCTGCGTCGCGCCGACGCCGTAGGCCTCCGAGCGGACCGCGAGCGTACCGACGACGATGCGGTTGCCGATCGTGTCGTACTTCAGCGGGTGCGGGCTAACGTCCCACGGGAGCGCATTGCCGAGCGACGCGTTAGCCTTCCCGTCCGTAAAGTCGTAGAGCGTATTACCCGGGACGAACGGCTGCGAGGCGACCTCGTAGTACCAGCCGCCGACAGACCCGGGCGGCCCGGGATCTCCGCCCGGGATATTAGCCTTGCGGAACAGCACGACGGTCGCGATGCGCCGCTCGTTTATGAAGCTATTACCCGCGTTCCAATGTAACTCCATCGCGCCGACGTCGCCGCCGCCTGCGCTGACCCAGCCGATGTTGTGGTCGTAGTAGAGGCCGCCGCCGGTATCCCTAAACGCGAGCGACCACGTGTGCGTGCCAGCGGGTAGGAAGCCAGCGAACGGAAGGAAGTTGGTGCTGACGCCGTAGCCTGGATTGAACCGAGCGACGGCAGGCGACGGCCCGAGCGGCGCGCTGCGCTGGCTCTCCTTCCCGTTGAATACGTAGGCGGCTGAGTAGCGCACCGTCGTGCGGATCGGACCGACCTCGATCAGGTTACCGGGCGAGATTAGTTGGTTCGAGTTAATCGAGCGCGGTACCTGGAGGCTCGCGTCCGGCGGCGGATAGACGAGCGTCTGCATAACGCCAGCGTAGGTGAAGCGGTCGCAGCCGATGATCGCCTCGCCGCCGACCGGACTCCAGATGTCGAAGCCGTCGATCTCAATCTCGGACGCGCCGATCGCCGAGTCGGCCATCAGCTTCGACGACGCGCCCTTCACGAAGACGCGGTTACGTAGCTGGCTCGCGTCGCGCGTGATCGTCAGCGGCTGGTCGCGGAGTAGGAGCTCGTTATCGTCATCGATCGGATCCGGTCCGGGCGCCGGGTCGTCGTAGAACAGGTAGATCACTTTGTCGCGATCGACCTTGAACTTCGCGCCGCCGAGGCGCGAGCAGATAACCGACATACAACCGGTGTAGTCGAGCGACCCGTCGAACTCGACCGTGATCGCCGGGAGGCCGGGCACGATCCCGGCGCCGGAGAAGTCCGGCGGCGCGAAGCCGACGCGGAGCGTCTGCGCGACTTCATCGGCTGGCACGTTCGTGAAGCAACCGAACGGCCGCCGCTTATTCAGGAGCCAGAGGTAGTCCGCGATCGTCGTATCGAACGCGAGCTGGTCGGTCATCCCTTCGTAGCGCGTGACGTAAGACTGGACCGTCCCGCCGAGGATAATGCCGTGGCCGTCGTTCATATCCAGCTGCACGTTTTGGCCGAGCGCAGGTTCTTCCTCGTCGGTAAACGTCGACGACGTCGGCGAGTCGTTCGCTTGCGTCTGGACGAGGATCTCCGGCTCGCGTCGGAGCGTGCCGTCCCACGCCGGTCCACCGAGCGGGTCGAAGGTATAGGCGCCCTCGCAGCGCGCCGTGAACGCGCGCTCGCCGTAGAAGTTGACCGCGCTCGGCACACCGGACGCGAACCACGTCGCGTCGTCAGTGCCGGATACCGCCCACGCATTGAGCTCTCCGAGGTTGTCGACGCTCGACCACGAGGCCTCTATCGCGCCTGCCGCGACGCCGGAGAACTCGGCCGCGGACCCGCCTGACGCGAACCACGCCGCGTCCGCGAGCGCGCCCGACGCTGCGTTGAACGTGCCGAGATTATCTGTAACCTGTAGCGTGGCATCAACTAGTCCGGTCGAAGTCTCCAGCGGGAGTGGAGGATTCGGGTCGTGCGAATTGATCGCCGGTGCCCAGATAATCTGGGGAGGAAATTCCGAAATCTGCCTAGCCATGTTCTACCCGGAGACTGTCGTGAAGTAGCCGTGTAGAGTCGTCGCGCTATTCGTATCGCGGAACATATTCAAGAGCGCGAGCGCGGCGTCGTCGAAGATACGAACGAGGTTAAACGCCGTGACGATCCCGTCGTTCTCAAGAAGTCCGGTCACTGCTGGCAATGGCATAAAGGCGATGGGATGACCGATCACCCAGTTAATTGCGCCGCTTACAATCGCGGCGTCTGACTGGATCTGGTCGAGGTCTTTAACGCCGTCGTCGCCAGCGGCCAGCGGCATAAACCAGTTCGGGTTCGCCAAGTCAATCCGGCTCTGGTTAGCTAGGTTCACACCAGCGGCGCTCGGAAACGAGATCGTGTCGTTATTGTCTTGGTCGCGATAGCGGCACACGGTCCAGTTGTGCGCGGTGTTCGAGAGTACGGTCCGGACTTCCGGGAAAGCGAAGTTCCCGCCAGCGAAGTTCGGATCGCTCCGCGTGCTGCTCTGGTACCGCGTCGGGACTCCCGTCACCGATTCCGCGGTCGTCGAGTTCATCGTAATGCCGACCTGAAACAATCGGTCGTAGAGCATTACGGTGGCCAACGTTGGAGACGAGTTCGCGAGCGAACCGACGCGCGCGCCTACGAAGTGCTGTGTATCACCACCGGTAGGATTGTTAAATGGAAATGCTCCGGTCGTCGTTCGATCGGGCGCGTCTCCGCCGGGCGCGCCGGACGGAGCGGCTGCCGCAGCCGGAGAGGCACCGTTATGCCACTCGGACGTCGTCTGACCGGTCTGGGTTCCGGTGGCGCCGTTCTTCTGGAAGACGAAGTCGCGCCGCTTGCCTCCTCCGGTCGCTTCCGTGATGAGGTCGTCGAGGCTACTGAAGCCAGCGTGTAGGCTATACAGCTGCCGACGCGACGCCTCCCGAATGATACGTCGCACGCGCTGTTCGTAGTAGTCGACGAGCGGCGACATCTGCCCGGCGGCGATCCGGCCTCGAAAGTCGCCGCCCTTACACGCCCAGATATCGCCCGGGACGTTAGCGACTGCGATCGGCGGACCATACCAGTCTTTCATTGCCGTCGACAACTCTTCGACGAGCTCCTTCCCGAGCCACCGTTCGAGTCGACCGCTGTGCGTCGCCAACATTATCCGGCCACCGTAGCGAACGTACCCGTATAGGTCGTCGCTGTCGTCGCTCCTTTGACGAGTTCGAGCATCGCGAGGGCGGCGCCGTCGAAGACGCGCACCAAGTTGAACGAGGTCATAATCCCGTCGACTCGAAAGAGCTCGTTGACGTTCGACATAGGACCGAGGAAGGAGAGCGGGTGACCGATCACCCAGTTGATGACGCCCGTCGCGATAGCCGACGTATCGTACTGCAACTGATCGAGATCCTTTACGCCGTCGTCTCCCGCCGCGAGCGGCATAAACCACAACGGGAGGACGAGGTCGATGCGGCGGACAGGACACGTCGTGATACCGGCCGTCGACGGAAACGAGATCGTATCGTTGTTGTCTTGATCGCGGTAGCGACAGACGGTCCAGTTGTGGGCACCGGCGGCGAGTAACGTGCCGCCGACCTCCGGAAACGCGAAGTTGCCGCCAGCGAAGTCGGCGGCGCCGCGCGTCGAGCTCTGATAACGCGTCGGCACGCCGGTCACGGACTCCGTCGCGTTGGAGTTCATCGTCTTGTTGACCTGGAAGATCCGGTCGTAGAGGAGCACGTTGTTTGGTACCGCGCTCGCGACGAGCGCCGCGTTGACGAAGTGCTGCGTGTCGCCGCCGGTCGGATCGAGAAACGGAAAGGCGCCCGTCGTCGCCGACGTCGGCGCCTCGCCTCCCGGAGCGTTGGCCGCGTTCGCACCAGCTGACGGCGTATTCCCTACACCCCAGAGGGAGTTGGATCCTCCGACGACGCCGGTCGTCCCGGCTTTACTGAAGTAGAAGTCTCGACGCTTGCCACCAGCCGTCGCTTCCGAGATCAAATCAGACAGGCTTGAGAACCCGGCGTTGAGGGAGCTCAGCTGCCGACGCGATGCCTGGCGGACGATTCGCTTCACGCGCTGCTCGTAGTAGTCGACGAGCGGAGCGACCTGCCCCGCGGCGATACGGCCGCGGAAGTCGCCGCCGCGGCAGGCCCAGACGTTTCCGGGAACGCCCGCCATCGCGATGGGGGGTCCGTACCAGTCTTTCATCGACTTGGAGACGGCTTCGATGTATTCCTTCCCCGTCCACCGTTCGAGGCGATCGCTGTGCGTTGCGAGATTCATTGTCTGCTCCTATTCCTCGGTGACGACGCTCGGCGGCGACTGGCTGAAGCCCTTCAGCCGCGGGCGAACGCCGTTAACAGTGTTGATATTCGGCGTCACCGGACCGCTGTAGAGAATGTGATCCGTAATACCGTCGCCGACGCTCGCGTGCGTCACGATGCCGCCCGCTCCCGCGGTCATCTCGGGGAACTCGATCGGGTTCACCGGCCACGCGTTCGAGCCAGAGACCAACCATCCGGTCGCGTCGCGCGGCGTCAGTTGGCGCACGTAGCCCGTATAGACGATCTCGCTGGTCGCCTGCGTACCGCCCTCGCCCGGGTCCGCGGTATGAAGCGCCACGACGAGGTTCGTGACCGGCGACGTCGCGTCGTTCTCTGCGAGGCCGTCGATCGCGACTCCGTTGAATACGAGCTTTAGCCACGCGTTTTCAAAATAGTTGCTCTTTGACATGGTTCCCTCTAGGGCGAGACGACCTCGACGTCCACCGCACCGGTCTGATGCGGAGGCGTAATAACGGTGATGAACGTGCCGCTAACCCACTGGCGCGCGGCCTGATAGTGTGCGAGTACGTCCGCGGCGGAGAGCTCGACGCTGTGTACGACGACTTCGTCGAGGACGTTGCAGACGAGCGGATTCTGGCCGACGGTTCCGCCGATTAAGCGCTGCAGGATGAGGTCGTCCGTATTATCCCACGCGCCCGAGCCGTGCTCGACGCTGTTGATATACCAGCGCCCGGTCGAGCCGCTCGCGGTAAAGATGACGTGGCTAATTGCACCCGCGACGAGCGGTACGTCGGAGAGCAGCGTATGCGCCTTCTCGGCGCGTAGTTTCAGATCGGTATCGACAAAGAAGCCGTCCGGCGAGATCTCGTTGAGGACGACCTGCAGCGCGCCGATGTCGATCGGGTTAATGAGGAACTCGATGCTATAGGCGCCGGAGAGGACGATACCTGGATTCACGACCGCGTGCACATGCCCGTCGTCGAGGCCGCCGCTCACCGACGTCCGGCTCCCGTTCGGAACGGTGTCGGCGTCGAAGCCGTTGCCGGTACTGTCCTCCAAGATCGTCGCCGTCGCAGCGTCCTCCTCGAACCGCCAGTATGCGATGGCGCCGTCGGCGAGGACGAGTGCCGGATAGTCCGCGTCGAGGGTCGTCGCGTGGGTCAGCAGCGTCGCGACCGAGAGGTCGACGTCGTAGACCGCGAGCTCGTCGAGTAACTCGCACGTCAACGCGAAGCCACCATCCTCGAAGAGGAACGCGACGTCTGCCGTCGGCGCGGTATTCACCTGCGTGATGGTCGCGTCCGCGACGCCGTCGATCACCCACTGACCTCCGCCAGCGCCGTCGAGCTTCAGCGCGACGTGATAGAGCTGGCCCGCGACAAGCGGCGCGCTATTCGTCTGGTCCGCGAAGCCGCTGATGTCGCTCTCGAACGAGACGCGGATGTCGCCCGCGGTATCGAAGACGTAGATACCGTTACAGAAGTCGGTGTCGCCGATTACGAACCCGTACTGCGGGCCGCCCGCGGCCGGTCGGAGTAGGAACTCGATCGTGCCCGCGCCCTGAAACAACGGGATGCCGGGCGAGAAGTCCGCGGTGTTCGAGAGTACGCACGCGACGCCGAGGCTCGATTGGGCGAGGGCGATACCCTTCGACGCGCTGTAGGAAAGGCCGCCGCGCACCGAGGTCTTCGCGCGCGCCGTCGACATCGTCGCGTCGTGCGCACCCATCTCGTCGACGAGCACTAACGCCGCGCTCTCCTCCTCCAGTCGCCACCACGCGTCCGGTCCCTTCGCGAGGACGAGCGCGGGCCACGGCTGCTCGGAGTCATTCTCGACGATCGTCGCGAGCTCGCCGCCGAAGTAGACCGAGGAGGCCGCCTTGAAGCCCTGCCCGTGTATCGTCACCAGCGTGCCGCCCGCCATCGTTCCGTGGTCTGGCACGATGCTACCCGGCGCACAGCCGCTACCCATCCAGCTGATCTCGGGGAAGATCTCCGGCTCGCCGGTCGCCGGGTCGATCGGCTCGCGGTATTCGTAGAGGAGCTCGCCGACGTCGTAGCGGTCGTCCGGATTCGTGACCGTGACGTTGACGAAACCGGTCGCGACGTGCGGAGGCACGACGCAGGTCGCTAACGTCGGACTCAGGACGACGACGTCGGTCGCGAACGAGAGGTCGAACACGACCTCCATGCCGTCTTCAAAGCCGGTCCCGATCAACTGCACCGTGTTGCCGCCGACGTTATCGCCGTAGGCGGGAGTCACTTCGACGAGCTCCGGTCCGAAGCTCACGAGGAGAACTGCGTATCCATTGACCGCGCGCACGATCGGCATTACGTCGAACTGTGCGCTGTAGGCCGGGAAGTACCACGCGCGACTATTAGGACCGGCGTAGTCGACCGTATGAATAGTGGCGCCGTCCTCCGAGTAGTGAATCGGCTTCGTGCCGAAGCTATCGTCGAGGCCGGTAAAGATCAGTAGTCCGAGCCGCTGCGCCCACGCTACGCCGCGAATCTCACCTGCGTCCGGGTCGGTCGACGGAGTCATAACGGACCAGTTAATGCCGTCCGGAGATGTAACGACGCTGCCGCCGTCGCGGACGCAGACGAACAACCCGAGGTCGTCCGCCCACGTAAGGAGTGTATGGCTGCCTGCGCTAGCGTCAATGAAAAACGCGTCGGGTAGATTACGCGGAGTCCAGACTGCGCCGGTCGGCGACGTCCACATCGCGTCGAGGCCGCCGCCGAAGTCCGAGCACGCGGCGACGAACAGCGAGAGCTCCGGCGACCACCTGATTGCTTCGACAGCGCGGTCAGGCGTACCAGTAATCAGCGTCCAATTGATGGCGTCCGGCGACGTCATAAAGCGCGTCGTCGCCGTCGGCGTACCGGTACTTGCCGCGCTCCCGCAAATAAAGAGCCCGAGGTCAGGAGACCACTCGATACAGCGGCTCGGGTGCGTGTTCTGCGGACTAACGGCGAACGCGATCGACCACGTAATACCGTCCGGCGACGTCGCGATCTTACAGACCGCGCTGTTGCTACAGGCCGCGAAGATGCCGAGCTCCGGCGACCAGACTACGCCCGACCACAGCGCGCCGGTCGGCATCGTCGGGAACGTCCAGTTAGTGCCGTCGACGGAGCGCATACAGGTCGTCGCGGGCGCGCCGAGCGCGCCGACAGCGACCCAGACGCCGAGCTCCGGCGCGTAGGCGATGTCCTCGAAGCTGACCGACGGACCTCCGCTCAGATCTCCGCCGGAGATATCGAGCTCCGTAAACCGCATCCCGATCGCCACGGCTATACGGCTCCGAACTGGCGGCCGATACGCAGGTTGCCCATAATCTGATCTTGAACGACGCGCGCGACCTGCTCGCCGGTTCCGTTGATGTAGTTGTTCATCACGACGCCGCCGCCGATACCGCCGATGCTCACGCCCGACCCGCTCCCGGAGACCGAGTGCGTAACCGACGACGACGTCTGCGGCGCGACCGACGTCGTCCGCGGCGCGACAGTCTCCGGAGACGTCGCGAGTCCGCCCTCCGGCTTATTCGCGAAGTACCGCTCCAGTTGCTGGAGCTGCGCCTGATCGCTAATCATGTTCGTATAGTCGGTCGCTGACTTCGGCGCGTAGGTGCCTTCGAGATCTTGAAGCTGCGCGAGGCGCTTCCGGAGGGCGACGTCAGGGTCGCCGCCGACGAGCGCGCCGTGTAGGTCGTACTTCGTTTGGATCGCCGTGATGTCCTTCTTCGAGAGATCTTGAATGTCCATCGAGAAGGTCTCGGTGATCGCCTTCTTCAGCTTGCCCATACGCTCCAGCGTCTTCTCGACCGAGTCGTACATCTGGTCGAAGAAGTCGTTGGCCGCCGACGCCGCTTGCGTCGCGCCCTCTTGTGCGCCGGTCCACGCGTGACCGTAATCGCGCGCGGCGGCTTCGAGCTTGCGGACCTTTTCGAGTTGCGCGTCGAGGACTTCGCGGCTGAAGTGTAGGCCGCTCGTCAGCATCTTTTCGTACTTCGCGCGCTCGGTCTCGGCTTCCTGCTGGGCCGCCTCCTGTGACAGTGCGTTCATCTCTGTCATATCGGCCTTCTCTTTTTGCTTCTTTTGCTCTCGACGTACTTCGAGGGCCGCGTAGTGTGCGTCGTAGGCTGCGCCGACGCCCTCGATCTTCGCGACTTCGTCAGCGAACCACTGATCTACCGCGGCGATCCGCGCGTCGAGGTCCGTACCCGTCTGCGAGATTGCCGCGGCGGCGATCTCGTTGTTCAACTTCGCCGTCTCCTCGGCGCTCTTCCGTTGCTTCTCGATAAACTCGTCGACCTTTTTGTTGGCCTCCTGGAGTCCACCGGCGTAGGCCTTCACCGCGGCTTCCGAGATGCCGAGCCCGGCGGCGATATCGCCGGTGCTCTTCTCCATCTCGATACCGACGCGGATCGCCTCGCGCTGTTCGGCGCTCAGGTTGATGACCGTCTCCTGCAGCTTCGCCATCTCGCCGTTCCACTCGGCGGTCATGTTTCGCGCCTGCTCCGTCGGCGTCACCGATCCAGCGACGCACTCCTCGTAGCCCTGGATCGCGAGCGTCGCGATGTCGAACGCAGCGCCGGTCGCGGTTACTCCATCGCCGAGGTTCCGCTGCGCCAAGACCGAGTTCTCGATATCCCGATCCGTCGCGTCGAGGAGTCCGACCCACTGCTGCATCTTCAGCACGCCGAACGTGAACGACTCGCCGACGCTCATCTGCGCGTCGCCGAAGAGCTTCGTGTCGGCGATAGCTGTGCCGATCTTCCACCCGGCGAATCCGGCGGCGGCGATAGCGGCGGCTGTGCCGATCGCGGTAATGCTCGCGATGACGGCCGGGTTAGCGAGCGCAGCCGCGAGTCCTTGGAACCCGACCGACGCGGCCTTAAACGCCGCGCCCATCCCGAGCATCACTGGACCGGCGACGGCGACGAGCGCGCCCATCGCGACGATCGTCGTCTGTATCGGTTGCGGGAGCTCCTTGAACATCGAGATCATGAAGTCGATACCCTTCGTGACCTTGTCCGCGCCGTCGAGGAACCCGACGAAGGACGGCTTCATCGCGTCGAACGCGTTCACCGCGTTCGCCTGCATGTTCGCCAGCACCTGATTCCACTTTTGGTCGACGGTCTTCGTCAGCTCCTTGAAGCCCTCGTCGACCTCGTGGAGGTCGGTCCGCATCTTCTTTTGTATTTCGAGCGTCGCCTCGCCTTGACGACCATAAGCACCGAGGACGCCTGTCGCCGCGCGCACGTTACCGATAATCGCGGTGAGCGCCTCGCTGTTCCCCTTCGTCGCCGTCGTCAACTGCATAAAGCCTTCGGCGAGACCCTCCTCGCGAATCTTCTTGCGCACGGCTTCGAGGTTAAACCCCATCGGGAGGAGGCCGCGCTCGCTGAGGTCTTGGAACGCGTCCGTCTGTTCCTTCGTCGGCGCGCTAATCGTCGTCAGTGCGCCGCGGAGCGCGGTCGCGGCTTCCTCTGCCGAGAGGCCGATCTTTGTCGTCGCGGCCATGAACGCGCCGAGGTCTTGGAACTTGACGCCCATCTCCGAGGCGATCGGGATGACGCGGCCGAGCGACCCGGCGATAGCGTCGGCCTCGCCCTTACCTTCGCGGACCGTCGCGACGAGGACGCGGACCGCCTCCTCCGCGGTGATGTTCTCCTTACCGTAGGCGTTGAGGGCGCTCGTCGCCGCGTCGGCGACCGTCTTCGTCTCGCCGAGGCCGAGCGCGCTCGCCTTCGCAGAGACGCGCAAGGTATCGAGCGCCGCGGCGCCCTTCTGACCGGACGACGTGATGAAGTAGAGGGCCTCGGCGAGCTCCTGCGGCGACTTACCGACCTCTTTCACCATCGCCATTACGCGCTCGCGATACATGTCGACTTGCTCGGCGCTACCGCCAGCGAGCGTCTGGATCTGCGTGAGCGTCTTCTCGAAGTCCTTCCCGAACTTGAACGCCGCGCCGCCAGCCGCGGCGAGCGCGATCGAGATCGGCATCATGTCGCGCCCGGCCTTTTCGAGGGCCGAGCCCATCTTGTCGAGATCCTTCGACATCGAGAGCACGTTGCCGCGCGCGACCTTCAGCGACGGCGACAGCTTGTCGTCGAGAACCAGGTAGCCGATGAGTGTGCCGATGCTAACCATTGGTCATCGCTTCTTCTTCGGCTTGCGTTGCGTCTTGGCGTATGCGATCTGCGCCGCGATCTTCTTTACGATGTCGGCGTCGGTGCGCCCGTCCTTCCGCTTCCGACCTCGACGTCGCGAGATGGCTTGATGCATCGCCGCGTCGCCCATCGCCGTGATCCAGTTATCCCAATTCTGAACCGCCGAGTTCTTCCGCGTCGGCGCTTCAGGCGGCCCGAACTGCGGTAAGAAGTCCTTCGCCTCGTACGGCTGGAACCGCTTCCGCGTATCGCGATTGATGTTCGCTAGGAGCGCCATCAACATCGCGAAGTGCCAGTCGCTCCGCCGGAACCCGATCGGCTGCAGCGACTTGTACGCCTGCCACTCTACGAACGTGCGATACGGGATGCGGCGAAGCATCCCGTCCACATCGATCTCGCCGAGGTCGGCCGCCAGCTCGAACGCCGCTTGGCGTAAAGGCTGGCGGCTTAGTCGTTTTTTGCCTGAGCAACCGTCTCCTCGACGACGCCGTTCAGAACCAGCACGCGGTTCGTGAGCATGTTAACGGTCTTCGAGTCCTTCAACTTCAGGGCCTCGACCATCTTCTGCTCCTTCTCCGGCGTATCACACAACCGCACCTTGTCTTGCGTCACGAAGCTCCGCGCGAGGAGTAAGAGCCCGGCCTCTTTACGCTTCCCGGCTTGCTCGCGCTGTTCGAGCCATTCGAGGACTTCGCCCGCGGTAATCGACATCAGGGCGACCTTCTTGCCCCAAGCGTCCGCCTCTGCGTACTGGACGCCGGTCGCGGCCAGCACGTCGTCGAAACCCATGACACCGACATTCACTGCTTCCATCGTCTGCTCCTATCTGCTGCTCTACGTTACGGTTGTGTGTCGAGACGTTTACAGGTCGCCGATCTCCACGCCGTTCAGGATGAAGTTCCCCGAGAGGCGGACGGTCAGCGTCGCGGTCTGGATGCCATCGACCGGGCTCGCGCCCTGCAGGCCGCGCACGAAGCCGGATCCGATCCACTCGTCGCCGTCGGGGTTCTCCAGCTTGAAGCCGGTCTCCTCGTTGGCGATGAGCAGCTCGCGCAATCCGTCGTGCGAGGGCAGAGCCTGATTGAAGAACACCGGGACCGAGATCGGTTCACGGCGCAGGATGCCCATGATCCACTGGTCGATGTCCTTGTTGTGGATCGACGCGTCGAACTCGTTACGCATCAATCCCGGCGGCGTGATGTCGCCGAGCTCGGCGACCTCGATGAACGCGCCGCCAGGGGTGGGCTGGAAGGACAGAATCGTTCCGTGCGAAGAGAGGGCGTCAGTAGCCATACGCAGTAGCCTCCAAGAGCCCGCCGAACCTTATAGGGTTACGACGGTCGTGTTGCGAACACTTGTAAGAGCGGCGTATGCCGCTCTCGCCATTGCTTCTGCTGCTGCTGCTGAATTCGCCCGCACCGTTATCTGCGCGGACGGACGCTCGTAGGACGGACCGCTAACGTCGTTCTGGGTGCGGATACCTGTTACGCCGCCGGTCGCCACGATGTTGAGATACGGACCGGGACCCGGCGGGATCACGGCCTTCGACGAGATGAAGATGTTCGTGCCGAAGACGCCGACGCCCGCGCCGACGAGGATCGCGACGAGCTCCGTCGAGAACGTCGGCGAGGGTTGCTTCGTGGCGACGACGTTGAACGTCCACTGCGCTCGGCTCTGGCCGTCGAGCACGCCGGTGTCGAACGGCGGCTGCTGCTCTTGAATGTCCAGATACCATGTGGTGGCCATTTTACACCATCCGCTCTAGGTTGAGATCCTTCGCGAGGTCGGCCGGGAGCGTCGAAACGGCCGCCATCAGCGGGCGTTCGAGATATTTCGGTCCGGTGCCGCTCGGCGAGAACGTCACCTGCACGCCTTGCCACGATGGCGGCGAGTATTTCGACGGGTGCTCGTGGACCGCGAGCGCGTAGGCCGCGGCGGCGCCGCCGTAGCTTAGTTCGACGGTTACCTGTCGGCCGAGGTAGTACGGCGGCGAGACCTGCCCGCTGTTCTTCAGGGTCGAGAGATCGACCGGGACGTAGTTCTCCTTCGAGTCGGCCATGATTCGCTGCGCGCGGCGATACAGCGCACCGGCGACCATCGTGCCGAACTTCGCCTCAAGCGCCAGCAACCTCTTCGTGATGCCGTCGCCGGTGAACTTCCCCTTCGAGTCCCTACCCGTTATCGCCATCGGACCTCACGCTCGTGACGCCGCACTCGAACGCCGCCGCGACTTCGTTAAGCCGCGCCGCGACCGCCGGTTCTTCGTCGATCGCGACCTCGCGGATCAACGCGGCGACCTCTCGACGGATGTCGGCCATCAACTCCGGCATCGACGTGATCGAGAGCTCGCCGCGTACCGGTTCGCGTGTATCCATCTTACGGCGCCGTTTCGAGAACCGGTTGCATTACTCCGCTCGTCGCCGCGCGCTTCTCTTGTAGCGCAGCCTCGACGAGTCGACAGACTTGCTGCCCGATATCCGGCCACCGATACTCCGGCCGCTGGACGAGATCGAGTCCGCGCTTGACCGCCGTCTCGTACGCCGTATGGCGACGATAGAGGAGGTCGAGCGCGTCGATATTCGCTTGCTTACTCGGGACGCCGCCGAGCGTGCCGACCTTCACGCCAGCCATCGGCGAGACGTGATTGAAGGTCGCCGCGACGTCGACGCACGGTACGAGCATCGCGGCCGGGCGCGCCCACTCGCCAAGCGCGGACCAATCCGGTGCGATCACCGGAACGCCGCACGCCATCGCCTCCATTACCGGGAGTCCCCAGCCCTCGCCCTGCGTCGTCGTGAAGTAGACGTCGAACGAGTTGTAGATCGCTGCCATCATCGACTCGGGCATCGTTCGCTTCAGCGCTGGCTGGAAGAGGACGAGCCGATGAAGGAGACCGTAGTACTGCATAATGCTCGACACGTCGAACGCGGCCTCGCTGGTCGGCGCCGTCTGGATGTAGAGGTAAGCGTCCTCGATACTCGCGGCCTTGACCCACTCGGCGAAATGTACCGCTGTGAGGTCGAGTCGCTTCCGCGGTTGATTACGCGCGATACAACCGACGACGAACGCGTCGTGGAGTTGCGCCGGGAGCGTCATCGTCTGTCGCGAGAGCCGCTTGTCCTTCGGGTGGAACGTATCGAGGTCGACGCCGAGCGGCACGACGGCCGAGCGACCGGTAAAGCCGCCGAGCCGCGCCTCGTTCTCTGCGTCTCGCGTCCACCAGATTGCGAGCGCGACGTCGTTCAGGTAATCGCAGCGGACGTTCTTCCCGTCGATCGGCATAATCGCGACGAACGGCGTCTTGCCGACCGCGCGGATCCAGTTCTGTACATGCCATGGATCGTGCTGCCCGATGACGACGTCCGGTACGAACGTCTGAAGCAGGTGCGAGATCCGCGGCTCGATCGCGTTGCCGTTCACCGGCGGATAGACGTCGTATGGGATCTCGTCGCGATCGTAGGGACAGCCGTCGTGCGTCGTCCCGATCGAGACGACGTCGAACCGCGGCAGGAGCTCGCGGATGATGTTTACGCCCGCGCGGCCGAAGCCGGTCCACGGCGTCGTCGGCGAGTCGCCGATCCAGAGGAGGCGCGGCTTACGGTCCGAGGCGAGGCGCATATTGCCGCGGTTCTTCGGCGCGTCGGCGATCATCCGCGGTGCCAGCGAGGCGTCGGCGCGGCACGCTGCGGCGAGCGCGTGCCAGAATCCGGTCCCGAGCTTCTCCCAACTGAAGTCCGCTTCGAGGCGCGCGTATTCCTCATCGCTGATCGGGTCCGGCTGCGTCGAGAGGACGCGGACGAGGTGCTCGACTAGCGCGTCGCCGCTCGACTCCGGTACGTAGACCGGGATGCCGCCGAAGAGGAACCGCTGCTGCGGCGTATCGAAGCAGATCGGCCGGGCGCCACAAGCGGCGCCTTCGAGGACCGGAAGCTCGAAGCCCTCGCCGTGCCGCAGGCCGCTCACCCACCGCGCGCGGCCGTAGAGGGCGGCGAGGAGCGCGTCGGCGACCGGTCCGATAGCGGACCAGCCCGGGACCTGTGCCGCCATTCCCTCGACCTGCGACGGCCCGAGGTGGAGCGTCGTCAGGCCGACCCGCTGCGCGGCGAGCGCGACCTCCTCGATCGCCTCTTCCGTAGAGCTCGACACGAACCCGCTCGTCACGATGCCGACGTCGCGCGCGGAGTCGCTGCGACGGAAGACGGCGCGGTCGACACCGAGCGGCGCCCAGTAGAGTTGTCGCGCCGCGGGCGCGAGCTCGGCCGACGTATAGGTGCTACTAACGCCGCCCCAGTTCATCGATGCGCGGATATCGTGGTGGGTCCAGACCGCGAGGGCCTTCGACCAGACGGTATCCCACGCGTTGAAGCCTTCCGGTACGACGATCTTCGAGCGGTGGCCGCGCGAGACGTTCTCCATCGTCAGCGCGTGCTGGACGACCGCGTAGCGCGCGGCGCGGATCTTTCGCCGCGCCTTGAGGTCCGTCGCTTGGATGATCTGGATGTCGGCGCGCTCGGCTTCTCCGGCGATCCGGACCCAGTCGGGCTTCGTATTCGCGAGCGCCTCCGCGACGCGCAGTGTGCCGAGGAGCTCCGGCTGTCGGTCGACGTAGACGCTAAGCATGCTGCGCCTCCTGCTGCTTCTGAACGACCGGGTGGCCGAGAACGGTACGCCGGATTGCGTCGGCCGTCGCGACGCCGATCGACGACCATCGATGCTCGCGCTTATCGCACAGCTTAAACCCGGCGTCGATCATATGCGAGCGGCGCTCCTTCGAGCGATAGACGCGGTCGAGCGCGGCGCAGAACTCCCGGCGGTCCGCGATACCGCCGATTACGTTCGGCGCGAACGAGTGGCCGGTCGATGGCGTGGCCGCGTGCGAGTAGCACGGTACCTGCTCGGCGGCAGTCGCCCACTCGCCGAGCGCGCTCCATTGCGGAACGACTTGCGGAACGCCGCACGCCATCCCTTCCATCTGCGGCAACCCCCAGCCTTCGCCTTGCGTCGTCGTCATCATTACGTCGAAGACGTTATAGATCCGGGCGAGGAGTTCCTCCGGGACGCCCTGCTGGTCCTTCGTGACGGCGGTCACGATCAGCCGGTCGGTAATGCGGTAGTACTTCGCGAGCTGTTCGAGGTCGAACGCGCGCTCGCCGGTCGGCGCCTGTTGAATCCAGAGCGCCGCGTCGGCGACGTCGTACTCGTGGATCCATTCGGCGAAGTATTCGAGGGTGAGGTCGAGTCGCTTCCGGTGCTGGTTGCGACCGACGACGCCAACGATGAACGTATCCTCCGGGAGACCGCGCTGCCCGAGCACCTTCGGCATGCTCATCTTTTCGCGGATCGCCGCCTTATCGAGCGGCCGGTAGATATTCAGGTCGACGCCGAGCGGGACGACCGTGCTCTCGCCGCTGTAGCCGCCGAGGCGCGCCTGCTCCTCGCCGAACTTCGTCCAGAAGATCGCGTGCTGGAGGCCGTTCAGCAACGAGCCGCGGCAGTTCTTACCGTCGATCGCGACGATGCCGACGACCGGCGTCGTGCCGGTCCGCTGGAGGTAGTAGGGGAAGTTCCACGGGTCGTTCTGGATCACGCACACGGCGGGACCGATCTTGCCGATCAACTCGTCGGTACGCGCGATCCCGATACCGTCGCCGCCGGAGCAGCGATAGATCGGGAACTGATTCTGAACCGGGTGCGGGTCGCCGTCGTAACCGAGCGCGAGGACATGCACGTCGAAGTGCTCGCGCACGACCTTCAAGATCTCATGGGTGCATCGCGCGAAGCCAGTCGAGACGCCCGCGTCGCCGATCCACAATAGCCGTCGTTTCGTTGTCATCGTTTTTATCCTTGGCGTTGGCGGTTAGGTCCCTCGTCGGTTCCACCGCGCTCGCCTGCTGCTACTTCTCCGTCTCCTTACCTACTTCATCGACGCGGCGCCAGTAGTTCCCGAACACGGTCTGGCGGCTCGCGTGAACCACCGAGGACGCGCGCTCGATCTGGCGTCCGCTCCCGCCGTTGTCGCGGCGGTCTTCGTCGCCGGATGTGAACACGAGGTTCACCGTCGGCGCCGGATCGTCGGTCTCTAGGATGTTGCCGTGCGCGTCCTTCTTGGCATCGCGGTTGGCGTCTCCCCAGATCGTGGTTAAGACGGCGCCGCGCGCGACGCCCGTCGTATCCACGTAGACGATCGGGTCACTGAGTTTCAACATTCCTCCTCACCTCCCTTCGCTTTTAGGTTCCGGTCCGCTTGATGTGGGGCTGCATCGCCGGGTGCTGCTTCTCCCACGGTAGGTACGCGTACTTCGCGATGATATTCTGCTTCGCGATCTCGAACTTCCGATGGTGCGCGTCGATCTCTTCGTTCGTCGCGCGCGCGTTCGTCTGGCTCCCGCCGTGGAGGACCGTACAGGGCGCATTCTGTTGGAGCCACGCGCCGCCGCCCTCCATGAAGAGCCGGACGCGCATGTCGTAGTCGATGTCCTCCCAGTACGCGTAGCCGGGCGAGATCGCCTCGTCGAACTTCCCGACCTTCTCGATCGCGCTGTCGCGAATCAAGTAGCAGGAGTAGCCGTGGCCGAAGACGAGGTCGCCGGGCGTATCGCGTATCTGCTCGACCGCGTCGGCCGTGAACGTGATGTCGTCGTTCGTGATGATTCGGTCCTCTGGCATGTTCTCGATCAAGTAGTTCCACGACTCGGCGATGCCCATCGGCGTCGGCGGTTCGCAGACGTCGACCGGGAACGGGAGGCCCTCGATCGCTTCGTGGACGCGGTCGTGCTTCTTCCCGTTGTCGATAATCCAGACCTTCGTCGGGACGAGCGTCCCGGCCGCGGCCGAGAGCAGCATCAACCGCAGGAGGTCGTATCGCCGGAGGACCGGGACGCCGATGTAGATCTGTTTCTTCTCGCCCATTGCTGCTGCTCCTACGCCGCGGTATGCGGCCGAATGAGAACCGTCACGTCCTCGCACCAAACGAAGTCCGCCGAGGTGTAGCCGGACTTCGCGGCGAACGTCTCTAGGTAGAGGACGTCGCCGCCGTAGAAGTCGCCGAACTCGCCGCGCCGGGCCGGGTCGTTCGGCACGAGCGCCATCGGCGTACCGACGTTGCCGCACTCGACGATCTGGCTCCGCCAAAGCTCCTGCCCGTTCGCGTAACGCATCCGGAAGATGATCGGCCGTCCCGGATTGTTCTGAATCGCTGCGGCCATCAACGTCCGGTAGCCGGGCGCGTAGGCGTCGTCGTCGTCGAGATGCGCGATGTATTCGCACGTGGCGAGCGGCATCGCTGTATTCCGTTCGGCGTGCCCCCAGTTGTTACCCGGCGCGTGTTGAAGGTAGCGCGCGCGCGGATCGAGTTGCGGCGTCGCGTCGCCGACGACGATGAGCTCATCTCCCGGACGGAGCTCGATCGACGCCAGCGTCGCGACGAGCGTCGGGCGATTCGAGGTCGCCACGATGAACGAGATGCTACCCGGTACCGGGCCGGGCCGGAGCATCGCGGAGAGCTTCTCGACTGCCTCCGCGACGGCCCGCTCGTGGTACTCCATGTGGTTCCCGGGAGCGCGCCGCGCGGCCTCGCCCTCGATGAAGGTTTGGTCCGGCGCGTGCCCGGCCCAGTCGTGTTGGATCTCGACCTCTCGAAGCTGGACCTGCCGACCGAGGCGGCCCATTACGTCGCGTAGGTAGATATCGCCCCAGAAGATGCGCGGGTCGTAGAGGAAGCCGAGCCGATCGGCGACGGCCTTCGAGACGAGCGATAGCGGGAAGTGCGACTCGTTATGCGTACGGACGCCGATATTGAAGACGCCGTCCGGATAGCGGTCCGCGGCGGCGAGGATCGCTGGCGCCCAGTCCGGCGTAACGAAGAGGATGTCGTCGTTACCGAGCATCAGCACGTCGCCGTGCGCGACGACCGCGAGCTCGTTGAAGAACTTCGGGAGCTCCGCGTAGCCTCCGCCGCGCGGCCCGACGATGACCGTGTGCGGCGTTCCGGCGAGGAGCGCGAGCGTCTCGGCGTCATCCTCGTCGGCGCGGAAGACGAGCTCGGATGCGCCCGGCGCAGCGGCCGTCGTGCGGTCGTAGCTATCGAGCAGCAACCGGAGGCGGTCGAGCCGCTTCCGCGTCGGCACGAGGACCGAGACCTTACGATACATGCTTCTCCCGGTGTTGCTTCCGCAGGTGGTCGAGCACCGCGACGACCTGCTCGTCGGTGAGTACGCCTTCGTCCTCGGCGATTAGGAGCGCGACGTTGTCGTCGTAGCTGGCGCGGCACCGAGGGCACCGCGCCAGAAGGGCCGTGAGTTCGTCGCGCATTAGTGCCCCGCGTAGGTCAGCGACGACGCGGCGGTCAAGGTGCCGTTCGCCGCGGCCTCGTCCTGCTGCGCTCGGATCCGCTTGTCCTCGTCCCACTCGGCCTTCGCCCATCCGTTCGCGACTTGGAAGTCGAACATCTCCTTCTTCACGCGGAACATCTCGTCGACCGTGACGCCGTCCGGCTGGACGAGGATCTCGTCGCGCGCGGAGAACCCGACGATCCACTGGTTGTCGTAGTTGTAGTCGTGGATCGTGATGCCGCTCTCGCGAGGATGCGTCCACCACCGCGAGCCGGGATACGGGATCCCGACCGCGAGGTTGCAGGAGTCGAGGTAGGGCTTGACCTTCAGGAGCCAGTCCTGCGTCTCCTTCATCGTGTCGAGCGTCTCGCCCGCCATGCCGATGACGAGGAAGGCGATCGTGTAGAAGCCCTGCTCTTTCGCGCGGATGATCGCGTCGGTGTTCTGCTGAACCTTCGTGCCCTTCTGGTTCGCGTCGAGCACCTTCTGGCTTCCGCTCTCGATGCCGAAGCACGTGACCTTGCACGACATCCGGTGGAGGCTCTCGGCGACGTGGTCGTCCATCGTGTTCACGCGGGTGTGAATGCGCGCGGCGAACGCGTTCCGACCGAACGCCGAGTCGATCGAGTCGGCGAGCTCGCGGAGCTTCGTCCGGTGTAGGGTGTAGGTGTCGTCCTGGAACTTGAACATCCGGACGCCCTTGTCCATCACGCTCGCCATCTCGGCGATGATATTCGCCGGGCTTCGGTAGCGCGGCTTCTGCCCGATCCACGGCGTCGAGCAGTAGGTACACTTGTAGGGACAGCCGCGCGTACCGATAATCGACATCACGGCGCCGCTCGCCTCCGGGTGGAACTCGTTCGGGAAGTACTTCTTCTTCATCACGGCGACGCCGTCGTTGTAGATGTGGTCGTGCGGGAGGAGGTCCCACGCCGGGAACGGAATAACGTCGAGGTCCATCGCGTCGGCCTTGTCGCCGTAGTAGAACGGCTGGAGCTTCCCGGCGTCCCAATCCGAGAGCGCCTGCAGGACCGCGACCTCGCCTTCCATGATGACGACCGTGTCGAAGAGCCGCTCGCCGTCGGCCGCGCGGTAGTCGCGACGCTGCGAGAGGCGGCCCTTATAGTGATAGTGCTCCTGCCGCCCGGCCTCGTAGGTCTCCTTCGGCTCGTAGCTCGGGTGCGGTCCGCCCGCGACGAGGAGCGCCTCCGGGTTGCGGTCCTTGATGTAGGCCGCGAGCTCAAGCGCCTCGCCGAACTGCGGCGTGCAGAAGCCGAACATGTGGACGTCCGAGTCCATCGCCTCTTCGGGGAGATGGATGTTGCCCTCGTATCGCTTGTCGAGCATCGACGTTACGATGACGTCGTGGCCTTGCTCGCGCATCAGACCGGCGATGTAGAGGACGCCGAGCGGCACGTTGGTCTTCGAGTCGGCGAGCCACGGCGACGACGGCAGGATGCAGTTGATCTTTAACCGCCGTCCTTCCTTCGCGAGGTTCCGGATCGGGAGACCGGACGTCGTCACCGACTCGCAGCTTCCGGAGCCGCTCATCTGGTAGGCGCTATTCAGCGCCGACACTGGAATTACTTTGCTCATAATTGTGCCTTTCCGTTGTCACCAGCCGTTAGGCCGGAGTGGATGCCGCACGTTTCCGCATGCAGAGGTTAACGAACGAGTAGTTGTGAACGAAGTCGCCGCGGTAGTCGAAGTCGGTGTCGCCGACGAACTCAAGCCCGAACCGCGCCGGGAGCTCGGCGACGAACTCCGGACGGTAGGGCGTGACCTGCAGGTGCCGCGAGACGCTCTGCTCGAAGTGCGCGAGGTCGCGGAAATAGTCGCTGGTGATAAAAACGAAGCCGCCCGGCTTCGTAATCCGAACCATCTCGCGGAGCGCCGCGTCGTGGTCGTGCACGTGCTCGACTGAACTGATACAGAGCGTGACGTCGAACTTATCCGTTGCGCCGCCCCAGCCAGGCGTCGCGCCCTCCGGCATGTTTTCCATGTCGAGGTTCCAGCACGGAAGAGAGATCCCGTAGGCGGCGCGCTGCGCGGCGACCATCGGCGTGACGTCGCCGTATTGCATGTTATCCGTACAGCAGAGCCGCGGATAAAGCTGCGCGAGGAACGGGTCGAAGAACGACGCGCCGCTCCCGAGGTCGATCATCTCCGCGTCGCGCGGGACGTCGAGGTCGTGAAGCTGCTGGAGGACGCTCGCGTATTCCCAGAAGCGATGCGGATGCCACTCTCGGTGCGGGACGCCGCGCGCGATCATCTCGTCGAGGTGCGCGTGCAGTCGCTCGTCGTAGGCGCGGAGCATCGGGTAGTCGTCCGGGTGTAGCGAGCGGTTGAACGGTCTCACAGAGTCCTCCAGTTACCGGCCTCGAAGAAGCCGTGCCAGTTACTCTTACCCTTGTGCCAGATACTCGGCGCGAACGTCGGCGCCGAGACGCTCCCGTCCCACTGCCAATACCCGGCTTGCTTCTCGCCCGCGCGAACGTAGAAGTGATCGTGCTTCGAGACGTAGCCCTCGCCGTTACTATTCAGGATGCCGTCCGGCGCGCGATAGCAGAAGAGCGCGACGCCTTGGTAGCGCGCCTCCGGGTATGGGTCGAGGTCGAGGAACCAATCGCCGGTCTCCCTGACGTCGGCGGCCGACGCGACGCGGCGCCCGGGCGTAATGCCGTCGCTCATCGGTAGATGTGCTCCCCGTCGTAGCGTTCCCACAACTTCTTGATATCGACGCCGTACTCGGCGAGCTGCGCCGTCGCTGCTGCGAGGTCGCGCGGCGCGCCGTGATACGGGTGGAAGTAGAGGAGCTCCGGGATCCGGATCATCTCGACGCCAGCCTTATGGAGGCGGAACTGGAACTCGGTCTGCGCGTGCCCCCAGACCGTAAGCTGCTCGTTCATCGCGCCGACCTTCTCGAACGCATCGCGCCGAATGAGGTAGACGCCGGTATCGATCAGCGTGTATTCGGCCGCGGCGCCGGGTAACGTCTTCAACGAGACCGCGCCGCCGTTAACGCGCCACCCGGCGGCGTCGCAATCGAGGACCGTCACGTGCAGGTGATAGCAGTCGCCGGTAACGAAGCCGTGCCAGCCGTACCCGCGGACCGCCGCTTGCTGGACGCTCCGCGCGAGGAGGCCATCGGCGAGGAGATAGTCGGCGCGCGTGAAGAAGACCCACGGCGTCTTGGCCTCTCGGACGGCGACGTTCGTCGACCAGCTGTGCGTCTTCGTCGGGTCGCCGTGCTTGAAGCTCAGGAGCCGCGTCGGCACCGGGAAGTTCTGCTCGTTGATCGCCGCGGCGATCTCCGGCTGCGAGTCCTCGGTATTGTTGTCGACGACGACGACCTCGGCGAGCATATCCATGTTCTGACGGCGCAGCGAGTAGAGCGCGGCCCGCAAGTTATCGAGCGTGAGCGACCTGAAGTAGGTCATACACGCCGTCGCCTGTAGCCGCGGTACCGGTCCGGCGACGCTCACGGCAGGTAGACCTCGTCGTAGATGACGCCCGTCTCGTCTGAGACCGGCTCGATGCGAAGCGCCTGGACTTCGAGGCGGTGCGGTTGAAACGGGCTCGTGATATCGAAGCGCATAATCGACGGGTCGTGCGAGACGAGGACGCCGCCGACGATACAGAGGACGCTGCTGACTACCTCTTGCCCTGACATGTCGCGAACGAGGTGCGGGCCGCCCTCGTACCGGCAGCGATACTCCGCGCTGCCGCCGCTCGCGAACCACGTCCCGGCGCCGTCGACGAAGCCCGGCTGCGCGACGATGGTCGCGTCGAAGAGCGGGAGGAGATCGTCGAGGAACGCCATGCGCTCACAGCGCTTTCAGGATCGCGGGACGCGAGAGGGAAAGGTGGGTGCACTTCTGACGGAGGCCGTTCAGGTAGTTGTCGTAGGCTTCGAGCGCGCTCTGCGTGCCGCCACCAGCGTATTGGATACGGAGCTTCGAGACGACCTTCTCGACGATACCGCCGGTCGACGCCATCCAGAACGCCATCGCGACGCTTCCGGCTTGCGCCGCCGCGCAGTACTTCGCGGCCTCGGCCGACGCGCCGTGCGCTTGGACCTCGACGAGGAGCGCCGCGATCGTCGCGTCGGTAACGGCCTCGTCGGTCGGATCGGTATCTCCGATGAGGAGGCGGACCCAGTCCTTATCGGTCGGCAGCGACGGGTCGAAGCTCACGGTCGGCTACCTCCGCGCATCTGCGCCGTACGCGGCTCGTCGGTACGAATCAGTTCGACCGTCTTACCGCTATCGCCCATTACGTAGGCCATTCCGCCCGCAGGGATGTCGACGTTCTTCGTCGTGCCGTCCTTCAGCTTCATTACGATCAGCTTTCCGGTCGGACGCGGCGCGACTTCGTACTCGGCGCACTCGTGCATCTTATGGCCGCGGACGTTCGGGAGCATCACCTTGATGGAAAACATCGACGGCCTACTTCCGTTTGCCAGCGGTCTTTTTCTTCGCCGTCTTTTTGGACTCGCGCGGCTTCGGCGTCTGCTCGTTCCCGCTCTTCGTCGGCGCGGCCGGTGGTGCAGCCGGAGGCGGCGGCGGCGGTACTGGCGCCGGTACCGCGGGCGGCGCGGGTGCGACGGGTTCGACCGGCGTAGGCGGCTCCGCGTCGGCCGCTGGCTCGGGCTCCTGCGTATTTACCGGCTGCGGGATCGGGAGCGGATTCATCTGCATCGAGAGGGCGCGCCCGGCGGCGATCTCTTCGGGCGTCGCGAGCCGGATCGACTCGTACTTCTCTTCCGCTTGTTCCAGAGAGAGCTCGATCAGGTCGCCGCGCTTTCGCGTGACAAGCGTGCCGCCCTTGCCCCTTGCGTCGCCGCCCTCGAAGCGTGCGAATTTGCCGAACTCAATAACGTATATGGGCATGGGCTGCTACTCCTTCTATGTGGGAAACGGACCCGCGGGCGACGATGGATTCGCGCGCCCGCGGGTCGGTTCTTACGACGTCGAGATCTAGACCGTGTTACCGGTCACGATGCCCGACTGGTCGGTGTAGGTCGTCTTCACGCGCGGGATAATGCACGCGAGAACGATCCAGTTCATCCCGAGACCGCCGTCCTGATCCCACGAAATAACCGTGGGCTCCTGACCGACGACGAGATCGATAACGTCGCTCGTGCGCTGCACGAGGACGGTGCGGTTCGCCGGGAGCATATCGGCCGAGCGGACGCGGAGCGTCTGGCCGCCGAACGACATCTGCTCCAGACGCTGACGGATGGTCGTCGGGAACGTCGTGACGCCGTCCGTCCAGTTGCGGTTCAGGATCAGGTCGTAGGCCGTGTTCACGTAGAGCGTGTACGGGCCGAACTTCCTGTCGCCGACCGCGAGCGCGACCATCGCGAGAACGTCGTCGACGATCTCTTGACCGGTCTTGCCCGCCGCGTTCCACGCCTCGCCGCCCGCGTACTGATACGCGTTGACGTTCGGCGCGTTCAGCAAGCCCGGGACCGAGCTGCCGAAGACCGGCGTCGGGATGCCGTTGATCGCGGCGTCTTCGATCGCCTCGTTCACGCGGCGCGTCGCGACCTCGATGAGCGTCGTGTCGAGCGGAACGCCGCCGCCACGCTGGCTCGCCGAGAGGGTGCGGATGCCGAGCTCGAAGCTGTCCCACGTCAGGTAGACGGGGAGGATCTTCGCACGTCGGTCAACGATGAAGTTCTCGCCGCGGGCGCGAGGCTCCATCGTGCGCTTCGCGCCACCGGCCTCGTTCTGCTCGTCCCACTGCACCTGCGTGGTGCCCCAGAACGACTGGCCGATGTCGTACGTGAGTCCGTCGCTCATCAAATCGGCGACGACGGAGAGTCGATCGAGACCGACCTTGAGGACGGTATCGTCGATCAACTTCTGCGCGTTCTCCGGCAGTGGACGCAAGGCGCGGAACTGCTGGACCGTGAGCTTGCCCTCCACCAGCAGGCGAAGCGCGGGAGGCGCCCCTGCGGGGAGCGGCTGTCCGATGCTTACAAGGTTCCTCGACATGTATCCTCCTAAACGGCCTCGACGCGGATACGCGCGTCGCCGGTGGTGGCGTTCTTGGCTTCGATGGCTCGCGCGAGCGGCACGCCTGCGGCCAGCGCGCGGAGCTTACCCGCACCGGCTGATTCGAGCACGGCACCGTCGGCGACGTTCTGACCGGACGCCAGCCACGCGAGGCCGGTCGATCCCGCCGGGAACACGCCTGCCCAGAGCAGGTCGTTTGCCGCGTAGGTATCGTCGATGGTCTTGTTCATCTCCGGCGCGTCGAGCGCGAGAGTGAGCGGTCCCGCCGCCGCCGCCGGGTGGAAGCCGTAGGCGCCGCCGCTGCGCGCGACGGCCATGCCGGGCGTCAACGCGACCGAGGTCGCGATGTCGTTGACGCGGACGATGTTGCCCGCGAGGTGGATTACGTTTGCCGCGTAGTGGGTGATGGCCATTGTCTGGGTCTCCTCTTACGCGAGGCCTAAGCCTGCGCTCCGTTGCGCTTCGCGACAGCCATCGACCACGGCTTCGGCGCTTCGGCGACCTGCGCCGGTTCGGTCGTCGCCGCGCGGTCGAGCGCCACGTAGTCGACCGACGCGGACTGCGCGGTCGTCAACTGGAGCAGCCCGGCGATGTCCTGGAGCTGTTCGAGCTCCATCGTCTTGAGCCGCGCTTCGCTGTACTGCGTCTGCGCGCCCTTCAGTTGGTTCACCAGCACGTTCTTCTGCGCGTTCCTCTGCGCCGTGTGCTGTGCGGCCATCGAGCGGAGCGTCTGGAGCTCCTCGGCCGGGACCTGGACCGTACCCGCCGCCGCTGCCGTTGCAGCTGCCGTTGCGGCCGCGACGCGTTCCGCTTCCGCCCGCTCTTCCGCGGTCGGCTCGGCCTGCGCCGTCGCGTGCGTTTCGCACGCGGTGAGTCGGTCCTCGCTCAACGTATCGAGGTAGGCGCGGTCGCCCTCGTCGAACGGAGAGCGCGGATTGCTGATGAGCGCCGTTACGCGCTCGGCCTTCGTAGGCATCGTCGCTCCTTCTGCGCCCTCGGCGCCTCTGGTACCATGGCCGCCGCACGTGCAAGCGTGGCGCGCCGTTGAATGTTCCGCTGCTGCTGCTGTAACGGGCACCCACTCGGTCCGTTGCCGGACCGGCGCGCGCTCGTCGGAGAGGGTCGCCTTGCCGTCGGCCGACAGCGTGTAGCTACGCTGATACGGCTTCAATGGCGTCGGACCGCCAGGGTCCGGGTCGATGAGATAGACGAACGTCTTGTCGTCCGGCACGACGCTGGTCACCGCGACGAAGTTCGGCTCGACGCGACGGAGCGCCTCGCAGAGGATGTCGCGGAGTTCCGAGTCGCTCATACCAGCGAGCGTTTCGAGCTGCGCGAGATCGTCGACGCCGACGGCGCCGAGGTAGGCAGCGAGCTTTGGATTCACGGTCGCCTCCGATGCCGCGGTGGCTTCTTCTTCCTCGGCCGCCGCTGCGGCGGCGCGCAGCGTAGCCGACTCGGCGACTTGCGAGCGCAGCGTTGCGGTCTCGCCGTCGGTGAGCGCGCGGAGCCCAGTTGGTTCAATGTTGTAGTGCCGAACGGCGTTACGCGGCGTGCCGCAGCCCATCTCGACGCTGCAGGCTCCGATAAGGCCCTCGCGGAGGAGCGCGACGTGGTCGGGAATGATCTCGCGCCAGATGCTACCGTAGGTCTCGCCGTTCGGCGCGACGCCTTCGATACGCTCGGCGACGACGAAGCAGCCGACGGAGATCTCGATCGGCTCGTTCTCGCGGAGGCGGCGGAGGATCTCGGCGCCGTCGGCGACGACCGCGGCGCGACGCGGGTCGATCCAGACTTCGCCCTGTAGCCGCTTCGACTCGTAGATCGCGTTGAAGATCTGGCCGAAGCTGTGGCGCTCCAACACCGCGGGCGTATTCGCGGAGACCATCGCGCCCTCTTCCGAGGGATGGTCTCCTGCCATCAGCACGCGGCCGTTCCATCCGGCCGGTGCGATCTGGAGCGTCTCGGCCGGAACGAACTCCGGCGTCTCAGCGTTGATCGGGAAGATGACCGCGTCGCCGAGGAGCATTACGATCGGCGCGATGACGTGCTCGACGCCGAGCAGCGTGCCGAGACGGACTTCGGTCGTCGATACGGCGCCGACGAGCCGGATGCCGCGCAGTTCGCGATTTAGCGAGGTCATTACGAGCGCGAAGAATAGACCATATATCCGCGCGTACGTGAAAGTCCTACTACATCTGGTAGGTTTCTACTGAAATGGCGAGGCCTACGGCTTGCGGATTACCTGCCGACCAGGCGTCGAGATACTCACGCTGACGCGGCCGACGAAGCCGTCCGCGACGAACTCGCGAATTTGGTCGAGGGAGATGGCGAGCTCGTAGGTGTTCCAGTCGTTTCCGCACTTGCAGACGTGGTGCCGCTTATGCGCGCCGACGCTCGGGACCGGTCGGCTATCGGTAACGCGGCCTCGTCGACCGCACTTTAAGCAGAGTTTCGGATTCGCTGGGCGGCTCATCGTCGACGCTCCCGCGGCGCGATGGCGAGGACGATCGAGCAGCGACAATTCGGATGCGCTGGCGGCGCCTTCAGCGGGCCGTTACGACTCGGGAAGGTCGCGTCCATCGGCACTGTAACGCCGTCGAGCGGCCGACAGACGGGGCACGTGCGCTCGTCGCGCGCGGTCGACCACCGCTTCTGTTCCGTGCCGCGGAGGAGCCCGTCGCGGACCGCCTGCTCCCATTGTAGAAGCTGGCCCGCGTTACTCGCCGCGATCGTTTCCGTCCGCGCAATGAGGAGCGCGCGTTGTCGGAGCTGGCGCTCGGAGTATCGCTTCAGCGTCGCCTGCATCCGTTCTGGCGTGAGGCCGCCGGGCGGCACCTTCAAGACGCCGCGCGGCGCGCCAGGGATCTTCACGCTGACCGCGCGGCCGGTCTGCGTCGCGCGCGCCGCGGCGTCGAGCAATCGCCGCCTCGCGTTGAGGACCGCGTCGACTTGGTCCGGCCGGAGCCCGACGATCTGTTTGATAATCCGCGACGCCTCGCGCGGTGCGATACCTTCCTCGAACGCGCGGACGATGGCGCGGCGGATCCCTTCGCGCGTCTCGGCCGTCACCGACGTTACGAGCTCCGCGCTGTGGTTCCTCGCCCACTCGATGGCTTCCGGCATCGTGCGGTCGAAGGCCATCAGGCACGCTTGTCCAGCGGCCGTTCGGAGTTCGATCACGGCGCGAGGTTCCTCGGCGCGGTGATGAGACCAGAGACCCGGACGCGCGTCGTCACGCGATGCACGTCGTAGCTGTAGTTCGAGCGGCTCCCGTGAATCGACAGCGTCGACGCCGCGCGCGCGACGTCCTTCGCCGCGTCGAGGAGGACCGAGAAGCGGCTCTGCTCGTGGCCCGTTTTGAAGCCGTGCTCGCGCCCGTCAGGCGTGATGTAAGAAAAGAACCCCGAGTGATCCCACGGCCGCATCTTATCGCGGCGTCCTCCCGGCCGGGTCGACCCGTAGGCGACGAGGACGAACGGCACGTCGCCGAGCGGCCACTTGGTGCCGAGCTCCTCGCGCTTCACGATCCGGTGCGGGATGTTGCCCATCCGGAAGCGGACGCGGTGCACTTGTATGCGCTTCTCGGCGTCGGCGGTTCGTCGCTTCAGATGCCACCCCCGCTCGAAAACCACGTGGCCTCCATGCCGAGGAGCGACCAGCACGCGGCGATCAGCGGATCGTCGTCCGCGACGTTGTTCGCGAACTGACCGCGGTAGCCGTCCGGCCCGATCCATCCGATCTCGATCGTCGCGTAGAGCTGCGGCGTCTCGGGATTGCGGACCGCGTAGAGGACGACGCGATCGAAGCGCCACTTCCAATCGGCGGCGAACTCGGCGCGCGTGATGAGGCGGCACGCGACGCCCTGCAGCTTCAACTGCACGATCGCGAGCTGGAGCTCGTCGACGTCCGCGGCGAGGGTGGCGCTCATGCGCTTCGTGGTCTCGTTCCCTGAGAGATGTAGAGCACGGTGTCGGCCTTCTCCGCCGCGTCCCGCAACTTGACCGCGACCGGATCGTCGGCGCGCCGGAGCTCGTCGGCGAGCGCGAGCGGCCGTTCGGAGATCCCGGTCGACGCGAGCGCCTTGCCTTCCGCGCCGTCGAGCGCCGGGCGGAGGCGTCGCCACTCGGGTAACGTCGGACCCGGACTCAAGAACCCGTTCTGGTCGTAGTAGTCGAGCGGCATCGCGGTAGGAAGTTCCGCGTCATTCTACGCCAAACAGGGAAGAGAAAACCGCTACAAGCGGTCGCGGAGCTCGGCCTGCGAGACTTCGGGCAATCGATCGACGTCGGCGATGCTCGCGATCCCTCGCCGGTACCGGTACGTGACGCGCGGAACGACCTGCCGCCGGTCGGCGATCAGCATATGGAGGCGGACTCCGTTCGCCTTCGCCCAGCGCTGGAGCCGCTTCGCGACGCGGCCCGGTACCTCGACGCTCTCCGCGTCGCCTTGCTGAAGCGTATAGACGTTGATGCCGTGCGTCTTCCTACCGATCGTCACGAGGAGATCGGTTAGTTGTTCCACCGCAGCCACTCCATAAACATCCCGCCGTCGTCGCTCCGAACGACGACCGCGAAGATCCGATCGTGTCCGGCGGCCCACGCGCTCGCGGCCCGGACGTCGCCGTCGAGGATGACGCCCTGTTCGTTGACGACGATCGGCGGGACGGGGAGATTCGAGCGATAGCGGACGACGAGCTCGGAGTCGCCGCTCATCACGCCGCCGCTCCCGGCCGACGGCTTGAGGTCCGCGATGTAGAGATGCTTGACCTGCGCGCCGGTCGAGTCGAAGCGCGCGACCGCGGCGGCCTCGCGGAGCGACTGCTCGACCATATCGGCGCGCGGAAGAATGTCGACCGGGCGCCGCAGCGGCGTCGTATCGAGCGCCCGTCGGATGTCGGCCGTCATCGCCACGGAGTCGTTCCCGATCATACGCCTGACGGCTTGCTCGCTGGCTTCGGCCGTTACCTGAGCCGCCGCGTCGGCTGCAGGGCGCGTGCGCGCGAGCTGCTCGGCCGGGCTCGTCGTCGGTCGAACGGCGCAGCGAGTCGCGTCGGCGGTATCGGACGCGACGTCGAGGAGCCGCTCGTCGAGCGGCTCGCGCGCGAGGGTGCGGAGATCGGCATCCTCGACGGCGTGTAGCGCGATGGCGAGCGCCCGGGCTCGGCTCCCGGATTGAATCGCCGACGAGAGCGCGCTCTCGCTGACGCGACCGACGCCGCGACGGAGGGCGCCCTCGACGGCGACCGTTAACCGATTAACGTGCCGGTCGGCGACGTTGCGGACCGTGTTCGCTGTCGAGGCCATCAGGCGTCGTCCCAGTCTTCCTCGTCGGAAACGTCGCCGAAGCCCTCGCCGTCGAGCGCGTCGTCATCGTCGACGTCGACTTCGAGATCCGAGGCGCATTCTTGGCAGTCTCCGCTCTCGCTGCACGTTTCGCATCCGTCGCCCTCGCACTCGGGACAGATGCCGGAGTCGTCGCAATTATCGCAGTCTGAGGCCATTGGTTACTCCTCCTCGTCGTCTTCGTCTTCGAGCAACAGTTCGGCGGCGGCCATCAGTAGGAGGTCGTCGGTCCACCCGGCGTTCTCGGAGTCCATGCTGAGCGGCTCGACTTCGCGAAGGATGGCGAGCATCGCCGGTCGCAAGGCATCGTGCTCGGCGAGCAGCGAGATCCGCGCGACGGCGAGCGCCGCGGCTTCCGTGTCCGGGATGCTCCCGGCGGCGAACAGCAACACCCGGAGCTCCGCGGCGCCGGTCGCCTCCGGTGCCTCGACCTCGATGTCCAGCGTCGCCCTCGTAACGACGCCGGAGTCGGATCGCATCGTCGGCGGGAGGAGCGCGACGTCGGACGTCGCCGCGGCGTGCACGAACGCCTGCGCGGCCGAGGCGAGCTTTAGTGCGGTCAGCGAGAGGAGGCGCGCGCGGACCCGACCGAACGCGTAAACCTCGACGGCCGGGAGCTCGGCGTCCATCGAGAGCGCGACGACCTGCTTCCGTGGCTTCGGCTTCGGCCGCCGCCGCTCGCGTTCCCGCTCCTGCTCCTTCTCTCGACGCTGGAACTCTTTGAACCAGTCGAGCACCACGCTGCCGTGGTGTGGCTGCGGAGGCGTCTCGCCGCCGTAGAAGGAGTGGTAGTCGAGGAGCACGAATCTACTCGAAACGAACCGTCAGCACTTTCGCGGTGACGCTTCGATTCGTCGCGAACGTATTCACCTGAGCGGCCGTCGCGGCAGACTCGACCTTCGCGGAGACGGTGATGACGTACGCGCCGCCGGGCGCCTGCCCGATCGACGGCGTAAGCCCGGCATCAATGAGGTCGGCGACGAGGAGCTTCGCGGTGGCCTTGCTCATTCCGCCCTGCGCCGTAGCGATCTGCGACGGTGCGGCGAACAGAAGCAGCAGGACGGCGATTACGACGCGTGTCTTGGTCATTGGGTCTACTCCACTGTGAACATGATGCTGATCGAACCGAACGCGAGGCCGCCTGCGCCCGGCGCGCTAACCGAGACGCTAACGCCGTTGGCGGTGCCTGCTGAGATGACGATAGGCTTAGTGCCGCCGTTAAGTCCGTAGACTTGACACTGCTGCGGCTGGCCCGGAACGTCGGCGGTGCCTGCCGCGAGTTCGCCAACCTGAAATCCCCACTGGTCTAGCGTCGCTCCGATAGTGCCGAGGGTCGGCGTGCGCCGGGCGATGCCGCCGAAGTTGGAGTCGGCCGGATCCAGCTTGCTCACCGCGTCCGCGCCTGTCCCCTCGGCCGTCAGTGTCGTGCCGCCGGAGCCAGCGGTCGAGCGCCTGTTTACAGTCACGGTAACGCCAGCTGCGGCCGTAGCGTTGGTCACGCCGACGCAGATGCGGTGTATGTACACCGTTCCGACCGCCGGTGCCTCCAGCTGCATCGAATACAGCGCGGTCGTAACGAGCGCGCCACTAGTAGCGATGTAGGTGGCCTTCGAGCTCTGTCCCTGCGCGACCTCCATCGCCTTCTTGGTGTTGACGTTGGCGAGGTCGGCGCTCGCGCCTCCCTTTATCGGGAGGCCCTGCGCCTGCGCAGCGGTTGCGCATGCGACGACGAGTGCGGCGATCAGTATTCGTTTCATTGTATCAGGCTCCTGTACAGTGGAAGCGGTGAGTGCCGGTGCTCCCGAAAGGATTAAAGACCATCAGGTCGAAGCCGGTGCCGACGACGCGGTTAGCGATGGTCACATCGAGAGCGGCGACCGCGACCTGCTCGGGCGTCAGGCCATCGTCGGTGGTGCCGAACGGGCCGCATACGATCTTGCTCGTGCCTGTCACCCACGCCTGCCCGGTAACGGTCGTCGAATAGAAGCCGCTGCCGCCGGTCATCGCCAGCGAGACCTCCACGGTGTTCGCGCTACCTCCGGCGCCGACGTTGATCGTGACGACGCCAGCGCTTGCGGAGCACGTGACGCCGGTACCGGTGCAATCGACGGCGCGCGTCGCGCGGCCGACGTTCGAGCCTTCGTCGCGGAAGAGCAATGGAGGAGTAGAGACCGCGCCGCCTGGGTTCGAGCCAGACTGCGCCGCCGCCGGAACCGAGAGCAATACGAGGATGAGGAACGCGAGCGCCTGTCTCACTTGACTACCTCCGTGACGCGAGCGGCGCCGGTCGAATCGGCCGACCAGATGCAACTGATAAGGCCAGTGTAGCCGAACGGTACCGTCAGCGATTGATCCGTGAAGAGTTTATACGTGAACGATGTCGTACTCGCCGTCGCTCCGAACTTCACGTAAAGGTCGGATGTCGAATCGTTCGTAACGACCGCACCGAGCCGGTTCGAGTTCGACGAGAGGCAGGTCGTCGACGTCGCTTGATCGTTTACCGACGTTACGGCTGGCGAGCTCGCGCGCTCGGCCTGCACGACTTGCGTGAAGCCGGGCCACGGCTGCCCTTTCCCGGACGTCGCGTAGACGTCGAACGCGCTGCCGCTGACCCTGTGGATCTTGATGCTCTCGAAGCCAGCGCACGCGACGAGGTAGTCGCCGCTCGTAGTGATGCCCTCACCGACTCCCTGAACGAAGGTCGACAGGTTAATCACCGGCAACGGAACCGCGCCGCCGTTCGGCAACGTGCCTGTAATGTCCATCTCTTGGTCGGTTAGTTCGAGGCTTACGAGGCACGTCGAGTTGTTCACCGTCGATACCGGCAACGTCACGTCGGCGAGGGACGTCACCTGCCCGGTCGAATAAGCGGCGCTCGCCTCTCGAACGATCAGACCCCAGTCGCTCGGCCCAGGATGCGCGTCGAGGAGCGTCGCCGTCTCTCCGTTGAGTTCGATCGCGTTAATGCCGATCGTTCCTTGCACTGCCTGCGATCCGCTCGGGATATTGCGCACGATGAGACCGCGCTCGGTACCCGAAGGGTTTGCTGTCGCTGATGCGATAGCGTTGCCGCTTCCGTCCTGCGTGCGCGACTGCGCGATCTGGTTACCGTTCGTTTGGTTCGCGCTCGTCGCGGCACCTGTCGGCAGAGGCAGCGACGCCGCGCTGATCGGCTGCGTTCCGCTCGGGATATTGCGCGTAATTAATCCGCGCTCCGTCCCTGCTGGTGCCGTCGTCGCCGACTCGATCTGATTGCCTGCGCCGTCCAGCGTGCGCGTAGACCATTGCCCTGACTGCGAGACGCCGACTATCGACTCGATGTTACTGATGGCGACTGCGCCTGCGACCTTCGCCAGCACCACGTTCGGAAGCGTATTCGCCGTCGCGGTGATCGTAAGATTCCCAGTCGTCGTGTTCAACAACTCGACGCCGTAGTCTGTAACTCCTGCACCGCCGACGACGACGTACGGCGTGGTGGACATCTCGTCGAACGGAAGCTCGAACACCGCCCGGTCGCCGCCGACGTCGTAGATCTGAGAGCCGGAGTTCGGCGTCGACCACGTCGCGCCGTTGTCGGTGCTGTAGACCGCCTTCACGGCGCCGTCCCAACCTCCGGACTGCGCGAACGTGAACGCCGCGTTGGCCCAATTAAAGTAGCGCGTCGAGACCGTGAACCGCTGGCCGTTCGTCGTCAGCGCGGCCGACGTCGCGCGGTAGGACTGGCCCGCCTCACGCGTGACGAGGCCGCCCGTCGCGGCGCCGGTCGACTTCTGATCCGTCTCGACTTGCGCCGTGTCGGTCCCGTCGGTCGTGCGCGCGAGCTGCGTGCCGTTCGTTTGGTTGGCCGACGTCGACGCGCCCGTCGGGAGCGGAAGCGAAGCGGCGCTGATCGGCGACGTGACGCCAGACGGATCGACAGGCTGTCGACCTCCGACGAGCGCGGGCGTCTTCGCGTCGATGCTCGCGAGGCTGGCGATCTCGCTGGCTTGATTCGCGGCGGTAGAGGCGCCGGTCGGTAACGGCAGCGAGGCGACCGTGACGCTACCGTCCCACATATCCCAGTTCGTTCCGGCGGCATCCCACTTCATCACGAAGCTCTGGATCTTCGTCAGCTCGGGGTTCGGCGTGTTGTTGATCGGCGCCGCCGCCGTCGGGAGCCCGACCTGCCGCACTGTGAGTCCGTAGTTGGTGTCGCCCGGTTCGCCGTTCTGGATTACAGCTTCTTGGTTAAACGCATCGGTCAGGGCGACGAACCACCGAGACGACTGGTCTCCGACTCCTTGGCGGACGGCGCCGTCCCAGCGGTTCCATGTATTCGAGCTGAATGGATCCCAGACCATCGGGAACGTCTGAATCTTCGTCAGCGTCGGGTTCGGCGCGGCGTCGGCGAGCGGCGCCGCGGTTGGGAAGCCGACTTGCCGCACGAACAACCCGACGTCGGTGCCGTCGACCTGCGGCGTCGCGCCGTCGGCGCGGACCGGGCTCCAGATGAATACGCCGCCGCCGGTGTCGACGAGACCACCGATCGGGAACAGCGGCATCTTCGGGTCGCCGATGTCGTAGGAGTCGTTGCTCTTGACGCCGCTGTGAATCTGCAACCCCCGCGCCACGTTGTCGCTTAGCACCGAGCCGATCGCGTTACCGGCCGAGTCCTGCGTGCGCGACTGCGCGATCTGGTTCCCGTTCGTCTGGTTCGCGGACGTCGCGGCACCGGTCGGCAGCGGTAAGGCGCTCGCGGTAACGGCGAGCGACGGATTCACAACGGTGACGTTCGACGCCGCGCCTCCGGAGATCGCCGACGGGAACGTCACCGGCGGAGAGCCGACCATCGCGGCGTTGACGGTTCCCGAGGTGAACGCCGTCGTGTGTGCCTTGACCTTCACGTATCCGGCCGACGCGATGATGAAGGTATCGTTCGCCGTCGTCGACGTCACGACCGTCTGCGTGCTCACGCGGAGGACGTTTGGGATCGCAAAGTAGTCCGTGCCGTTCGTCGTCGCCGAGAACTGCACCGTAGCCGCCCACGTTCCAGTCAGTTGGATGCTGACCGTGCCGTGGCCGTTGAGGTCGAGGACGAGCTCCTGCGCGTTCGCGGTGAAGGTGCCGGTCGTCGAGACGTCCTGCGCGTAGAGCGGAGCCGCGAACGCGACGAGGATCGCGATGGTTACCAGTAGCCTCTTCATTATTGCCTCCCGACGAACTGGACTCTCAGACCGGTCTGCCCGCTATTACAGCTAATGACGATCCCGTTCGAGAGCGACGCGCCGCCGAAGTTCAACGGCAGGACGGCCTTCGCGCTGACCGGCATCGCCGTGATGTATGGGTTCGCGTCGCCGTCGGCGAGCGTGAAGTGGCGCAACTGCGAGCTGTCGTTCAGGAGCAGTACGGTGCGGACCGACGTCGTCTGCGCCGTTACGGGAGTCGGCGTGTCGGTGACGTCGAGGATGCCGCTGTCGTAGTTTGGGTCGCTCGCGCCGCCGAGCGGGCGGACGACGATGCCGAGATCGGTCGGGTCCGGATCGTCTCCGCGGACCTTCGCGATCTTCGACCAGTCCTCCGGATCGCCGATGCCGATCACCTGCCGCTCGACGAGCGTCGTGTCCGGTTGCTGGAGCGCGACGTTGTCGATCTGCTTGGTGGGTGTAGTCGGCTCGCCTACGCCGACGCGCCCGGGCGTTATCACTGGCTAGCCGCCACCTTCGGCATGCGGAGGACGCAGATGTCGAGCGTGACCTCGGTGTGCTGGCCGATGATGCTCGCGCGGACCGTCATCGCGCCGTCCTGATTCGTCGTGATATCGCCGTCGTAGACCGGCGTCGTCCCGTCGGCGCGATAGAGCCGGAACCACTTCGGCTTACCCTCCGCCTGTGCGTCCCGGTCCGGCACGACGGCGTTCGCCGTCGCGACGCCGTCGACTGGCGGCATGAACGCGGGACGCGCGAACTGAAGTTTGGCGAGGAGCGTCGCCGTGCGCGGGATCGCGGCGTCTCCGGTCGACGGCCGCGGGCCGTCGAAGATGCACGCGTAACCGCCGTCGAGGAGCTCGCAGATGGCGGCGCAGGCGGCGTTGGCCGCCAACGTCGAGAGTGTGATCTTGCTCATTCGTCGACCTCCTCGACTTGGATGCTGTCGGCGCGACCGCGCGGGTCACGACGAATGGTCAGCGAGCGGCGGCCCTTCTTCTTCGCCTTCGGTGGCCGAGCGCGTTCGGCGGCCAGTTGGAGCTTCGCCTCCCGCAACCGCGCCGCGAGTTGCTGCGCGTCGGCGACGTCCGGCATCGCGACGAGCTCGTCTTCTTCCAGTGGGTCGTAGTCGAGGATGTTGTCGCGGATCTCGTTCGTCGTTATGATCTGCTCGCCCTGATCCGCGTTCGCCTTCGCGGCCTTCGCCGCGAGGTCGAGGCGCTCCGAGAGGTCGAGGTCCTGCACGTCTGGCCAGCGCACCTCGTAGCTCTCGGGCGTCGGCGGGAGTTGCCCGAGGAGCTGGAGGCGCTCGACGAGCGGCCGCAGGATGACCGACTCGGCGAACTGTCGGCGCCGGTCGCGGATGTTCTGCCCCCAGTTGCCGCGGTCCTGCGAGCTCGCGAGGTCTCCCATCTCGCTGCCCATGAAGATGCGCTTTGGGATGCCGTATGGCGTCACGATCAACGAGATGAGCGCATCGATCTGCCGGTCGAACTGCGCGACGTCGCTGCTGCCGACCTCGTCGAGCTTCACGCCGGAGAGGCGGACCCATCGACGAAGGCCGTGCACCAGCTTGTCGATCTCCTCCTCGATGAGGGCCTCGTCGCCGGTCTTCAGCACCGTGCCCGGGTCGAGGGCGGCGGCGAGCATCGGCTGGACGCGGCGCCAGAACGCCTCGGACCCGGCGCCCGCGACCTTTTCGAGATCGTCGAGCCAGTTCCAGACGCTCGCGAGCATCGGCTCGCCCCACTCGTCCTCCTCGACCGCCTCGTCGGCGATGTGGATGACGCGATTCCAGTGAACGAACTGCGAGCCCGACGTGCCGTTCGACTTCAACAGCTTCGTAAACTGGTAGCGACTCGGTTGCCCGAACCGCGGCGAGAGCCGGTCGTTGTCGAGGTCGCCGTCCTGCACCTTGACGCGGAGCTCGCTGAACTGCTTGATGTAGGCGACGCTCCCGGGCTTCGTCTTCTTCGCCTCGCCGCCGAGCGCGCCAGGGTAGCCGAGGAGGAGGACCGAGAAGCGACCGAGCTGCGACAGGATGTCGCCCTTCCGCATCCGGTCCCACGCGCGCGTCCGCGCCGCGAACTCGATCCACGCGGCCTCGAACGGCGTCACGATGTCGACGTTGTCGTCCTGGACGAGGTCTGCGCCGGAGCGCCACGTCGCGTTCGGGAGCGCGTTCACCAAGCGGCGCGCGACGCCGTTCCGGCGGTAGCGATCCCAGTAGAGCTCCGGCGTGATCGTCCTCGTATAGCCGAGCGCGGTGTAGTAATCGCGCTTGCCCTCGAACCCGAAGCCGTGGAGGCTCGCGAACGAGAGCCGGTCGTGGATCGCGCCGAGTTGCTTCAGGACTGCTTGCGCTTCGGCGGTCGAGAACCGCGGATCCTTGTTCCCCTTCGGCACGACCTCGATCGCGGTGGTGGTGGCGGACGCTGCTGCTGCGGGTATCGTCGCGCGCGTTGTCGTGCGGCGACGCTGCGTCGTCCTCTTGGCCATGTGTGTTTACCTTCTCGGTTGCGCCTTCGCGTTGCGCGCGCCGCCCCAGACACCGGCGACCGGCTTCTCGGGCTCGACCTCGCGCTCTTCTATGCCCGCATATATTACCCCCTCGCCGCGATCCGGCGAGCGTCCGATGCGTTTCTTGATATCTTCCTTCGACTCGACGCGGATGCCGCGGACGGTCATCTCGAAGCGCGCGGCCGTTAGGTCGGCGCGCATCTGCGGGTCCGGCGGGAGCGCGACGTTGTGACCCTTCGACGGGTCGAGGAGCTCGCGCATACCCCAGTGCCACTTCGCGCGTTTGTTGACGAAGCGGATCTCGCCGGTCGAGTCCGTCGACTCCGTACCGTGCCCGCCGTGTAGCCCGATGACCTTCTTGTAGCCGAGGCCGACCAGCGAGTCCTTCGTCGACGCGCCCTCGGAGTCGGAGTCGATCTGAACGCGGACGTCCTTGTTCGGGACGTGCGTCGCGACGTGCTGCGCGCCCTCGGGTCCGGTCCTCATCCCGGTCGACCGCTGCGCGACCGGCTCGGCGAACCACGGGCCGTATCGCTTCACGATGACGAACTCGTCGCCGCCGCCCCACGACGGGTCGATGCCGACCTGCGTCAGCGGCCAGCTTCCGGCGCCGTCCTCGGTCCACCGTGCCTGCGCCTTCAGGACCCAGTCCGTCGGAATTACCTGACGCGGGTGATCTTGAATCGACGCGCCGAAGTTACCTGAGCCCAAATTCCGGAACCCTCCCGAGAGGCCGCCGAGCACCCTCGCGTAGCCGGTCCGCATGTATGTCGGGTTGTCCTCTACCGACGATGGGATGAAGGTCCGACTCCGCGGCCAGGCGATTCTACCGCCGCACTCGGGACACTTCATCGGGTTACTCGTCACGTCGTGCTTGCACTTCGGGTTGTCGCCGCCGAAGACGATCGCCTGCGGTCGACCGGCGCCGAACTTCGGACCCGGGATCTCGATGTCGACGTCGTTGTCGTCTGTGACGAACCAGCGGAGCTCGCCCGGCCCGGCAGGGTTCGGATGTCGAAGGTCGAGCCACGGTGCCCAGTAGCGGATGACCCACTCGCCCTCGGACGTCAGCGGCGGGTTGCCGGTACCGACGACGCGCGTGCGCTGTCCCTCGCGCGACGTGCGCAGCCACGCGATGAGGAGTCGATACGCGCCCTCTGGAATCTCTGGGATCTCGTCGAAGGCCTTCAGGTCGTGCGGTCGGCCGGACCACTTCAACCACTCGGAGATCGTCGCGCCGGTCTGACCGAACTCCAACTTGCGAGCGCCGGGCAGCCGCTCGAACATGTGCTTGTTCTGGTTGTAGCGGTCGCGGAGGCCGACCATCTCTTGCGCGACCGCGATGAGGCCCTCGGCGCCGGAGAACTGCGTGAACTCGCGGCGGAAGATGATCGAGTTCTTGTGCTTCGTCATCGCGAGGCCGAGCGCGAGCTGCGACTTGCCGCCGCCCGGGCCGCCGCCGAAGAAGAGCTCGTCGGCGAACGACTCGATCGCGAGCTCCTGAGGCGAGAGCACGCGGCCGTCCGGCATGTCGAAGCCGCGGCCCGGTTGTGCGGCGAGCGGCGTCCAGATCGGCGCAGCGTCGACGGCCGACGCGCCCGCGTCTTCGAGCTCTTGGATCGCCGCGCGCACCGCTTCGTGGAGCGGCGCCGCCGCTTGTCGTCTCGCCATCTAGGATCGTCTTAGGGTCAGGCTACGTGTTTCGCGTAGTCTAGCGCGGCTCGGAGTCGGCTGCCTTCGCTCGCCAGCGCGCAGAGGATCTCTTCGCTCAGTTGCTTCGTCGAGAGGGCGCTCGGTGCGTCGAGGAACTGACGCTCGATCGCGGACCAATCGTAACGAAGCCGCACGACGCGCGCGCCGGAGTAGGGCGACGTCGCGACGGTCGGACCGACGATCGGCAACGGCATCGTGAGCTCGATGTAGTACGCGTTCCTCTGGTCGCTGACCGTGCACCAGTATGAGATCTCGCGCGCGGCCCACTGAGGGTTCGGACGCGTCGGCCGATCGTAGCGCGCCTTATTCGCGCGCCAGACTCTCCAGTGGCTAGAGTCGGGATCGGTCGGCTGGATCTCGACGACGATCACGAGCGGTTCCTCGCGAGCGCCTCGATGCGTTGGGAGAGGTTCATCGTGTAGGTCTCGGCCCGGCCGCGGCGACTCCACGCGCCGACGGTCGTCCTCGCAACCCCCAGGCGGTCGAGCGTCGCGTGCGCGGCGTTCAGTTCGGCGGCGACGTAACCCTCGATCGGCGCGCGCTTCAGCGGCGGCGCCGGTGGCGGGTCCGGCCGCGTCTGATTCGTCGGAGGCGGCGTCGGTTGCTTGCGGTCGCCCACCTTACTTGCCCCACGGACGCTTCGGCGGCTTCGGCGGTCTCGGTCTCTTAGCCACGGATCCTCCTCTGCACGGCCTCGATGCGCTCGCGGCTCGCGTGGATGTGAGTATAGCGATCCCAATACTCGGGAAACGCTTCCTTGATTCTGCGCAGGTTGTCGGCGTCGGCGTGGTAGCAGAGCTCGGCGAGATGCTTACAAAAGTTGCCGCCGTATTCGCTCATCGCGGCGATCGTGTTGATGTCGGCGTCCCGCTGCGCGGCGTTCGCCGGGCCGGTGATGCCGAGGATCTCGGGCGGGAGGTTGCTGTCGTCGGGTTCGGTCGAGCGGGTGGTCGCCATTCGCTGCTCCTCGTGCGGTAGCTGGCGCCGCCGCACTCGATGCGACGGCGCCGGAACTCCTTCCGCGCGTGGCGGACGAGCTGCTCGAAATACTACCGCAGGCTGCTGCGACCTGCTACTGCGATCTGCTGCTCCGTCCTACATCTCCGACGCGGCGTCTGGCTCCGGCTTCGTCAACGGCTGACCGCTCGTCGGGAGCGGCAATCCGCCCGGATGGTCGCGCAACTGCTGCTCGGCCTCGGCGGTCGCGGCCTGCTGCTCGCTGCGGTGCTCGCCGACCGACTTCCCTTGATTGAAGTTCGATTCCGACGTGATGTCGGCGTTCGCGTTATCCGCGCTGTTGGCGTTCATCGGCGTCGCGGCGCCGTTACCCTTCGCGACCGGTGCCGCTGGCGCGACGCGCGTGCCGGGAACCGGCTGCGTGGTCGTCGTTGCGTTGCTGCTCCTTCGCTCCGGCGCCGAACGCGGAGCGGGCGCCGCGGGAACGCGCTGCGGAGCCGGTGCGGTCACCGGACGCGTCGGCGTCGAGGGCGTCGCCGGGGTTCGCGGCGAAGTCTTCGCCGCAGCGGACTTCGGCGCGGGCTTCGTGCCTTTGCTCTTGCTCATCTGACTACCTCCGCGAGCAAGCTAAAGCGAAACGCGTACCAGCCGCGCCGGATGAACGCGGCTGGCACGACAGAAAGCGCGAGCGTCAGGGGATCGGGTTGTCCGGGTTAGCGCCGAGCGCCTTCAAGCCGTCAGCGACGGCGTTCAGCTCGGCGAGGACGTTCGCCTCGGCCTCGGCCGAGAGCCCTTGCCCGGTAACCTGTTCCTGCAGCTTTTGGATCCGCTCGGCGATCGAGTTCGTCGCCTCGTTGAACTTCGCGACCAGTGCGTCAAATTCTTCCTTGGTAGCCATCTGTTTGAGTCTCCTTCGAGTGAGTTCGCCGCGGACCGCCACCACGGCGACCGCGACGACGACGACGAGCGTGACGATGTCGTTCATAGGCGCGTAGTCTACTCCTCGCTGTCCTGCGCGGCGAGGACCGCCTCTTGCTGCCCGCGGTGGAACTCTAGGTAGTCCGTCGTGCCCTTCTCGAACGGGCAACCCTTCGGGACCTCCGAGTTCGGCCACGCGCTGTAGGTATATTCGAGGTAGCCCTTGCCGCGTGGACTCGCGGCGTCGTAGTCCGCCCGTATCGGCGGGTGGTCCTCGTCGATTACTCGTCGCTGCTGCTTCGCTTTCATCATCAGTTATCCTTCCGTGCGAGCGTGCTCAGAGCGGGGAGTCGCTGCGGTCGCTCGCGTCCGCAGACGAGGCAGCGCCATTCCGGCCAGACGCGCAAGATGGTGGCCTCGACCGGCTGCAGCTGGAGGCACCGACGACACCACATCCGCGTCTTCATCGCGATGGCGATGTTGTAGAAGAGCACGGCCGAGAGAATAGCTCATCGCTTGGCCGAGTTCCCAACGCGATGCCGAACCCGGTGCAGTTGAATCGCGCGGAGGACGAGCTCGCGGTCTTCGTCCTTGAGAATGTGCTTCACGCCGTCGACGCGGATGTATGTCGGCGCGGTCTCGCTGTCGACCGAGACGGACTTGCAGTCGGCCGGGATCTCGTAGCCGACGTGGCGGAGCGCCTCTTGGATCGTCGAGATGACGTCGCCAGAAAGGAACTGCCGGAACGGCGAGCCGCGGCTCACGAGATCTCCTCCTCGAACTCGATCGTCTCCTTGACTTCCGGGAGTCGAACGCTATACATCAACGCCCGCACGCTCGACACGCGCACGATCGCCGTCTCGCGCGCGCGGAGGTCGGCGACGATCCGCCGCGAGTCGTAGGTCAGGAACGTGGCCGCGTAGACGACGTACTCGCGGACGAGGGCCGGGCGTTTGGGGAAGTCTCGCGCGCGCAGGTCGCCGGTAACGGTGAGCGATCTGACCCGAACGTCCGGCGCAAGCTCGCGCCGCTTGCGGCGCACCTGCTTGAGCAACCTGACGACGACGCGCTGCCGCGCAATCTCGGCGGCCGGGCGAGGGAGGTCGTCGACGACGACGTCGACGATGGTCGCGGCGTCCTTCGGGTCGATGCTATCGTTCATTGAGTCGTGCCTTTACCGCGAGGACTTGCATCGCGGCGCCGAGCTTGTGAAGCATCGGGCCGGTAAGGTTGCAGACGAAGATCAATTGAACGACGCCGTCGCCGGACGAGCGGATCTCCATGTTCACGATCTCGTCCGGGAGCGGGAAGTCCGCCTCTTTCATCGCTTCGTAGAGAAGGTTCGCCTGATCGGATAGCGGGTGCATCACCTATCGATCCTCATCGCGACGACGCGCGACGTGCGGTGGACGTCGAGCGCGGCGATCATCTGCGCGCGTTCGGCCTCTGTGAGGTCGCGAATCACCGCTGGCGCCGGTCCGCGCATCACGAACGAGACGCGCGTCGGCTCGGTGTAGTTGTCGATGATGACGTGCGACGCTTCCTCCGGGACGTCGAAGTCCATCGAGCGCAGGACGACGAGGAGGCTCGGGATGGCGTTCATGCCTTCGGTTCGAGCGTCCAGTCGATCTGCTTCAGCAGGAACGCGATGGCGGCGCCGCTCGCGATGCACCCGTCGCAGAAGTCCTCGTAGGCTTGCGCCGCGTTGTCCTGATCCTGACCTTCCTCCGGGTCGATCGCGCGGACGGTTATCTCTAGGACTTCCGTCTGCTCGATGTGTCGCTTGCAGCTCCCGCAGATGCGCGCCATCACGACGGCTTACGCAGTGACTCCGGGAGCGGCATCGGCGGGAGGCGGTGGTCGCGGACCGGCACGCGACGAAGGATCTCGACGATCTCGTCGGCGGCCTTCGCGAGGACGGCCATCACCGCTGGATGGTCGCAGCGTTCGAGCTCGCCGTGCGTATGCGTGTGGTCGAGCGGCTGGATCTGGAGTGCGAACTTTACGTCGATCCCACCAGCGCCAACGGCGCGTCGGTCTAGTTGTATCTTCATTGGTTTCCTATCGTAGTTGCCCGCGCGCGCGGCGAGGACGATCTCCCATCCGGGACCGAACGTCAACGCACTATCCTGCCCGGGTCGTCCGGGTCGTCGAAAGGTAGCTGACCGACTACCTGCATCGCGCGCTTCGTCGGCCAAATAAACAGCGAGATATGCGCGCGGATACGTTGCCACCTAGTTATGCGCGCGCGGCGAACGGCGTCGCGAAGGACTTGCCCGTCGTTCCGATCGCGTCTCCGCGGGTAGGGCTTTGCTGGTAGGCTCACATCAAGCTCACTCGCCACGGGCCGATCTGTAGGATGGTTAGCGCGTAGTGCTCGTGGACGTCGCCGTGGTAGCTATCCTGCGACCAGCTCGCGCGACGCCACGAGAGCACGGCGACCTCCCAGAGGTAGCGTTCCTCGAACGAGAACCACTGACTATAGAGGCGTCGCTTATGCGTGCGTGCGCGGAGGCAACACCTGTTCCAATCTATGAACCGGCGGAGCCGACTCGATCGAACGCGTCGAACGGCGGCGCGTAGCCGCTCGGCGGTATAGTCCCGCGGCGGCGCGTTACGGTCCGGCGGAGGCGGCGGAGGAACGTAGCCCATTGGTCGCATCCTCGGAATGGTGGCGCCCACTACGGCAACCGTCCGGCCTTCGCGTCCTCGTCGTCGAACCAATCGCGACAGGCGCCGAAGTGAATCGAGCACGCAGCGTGGCACTTCCCGTCCGGGCTTCGGAAGACGACCGTCACCGGCGCTCCGAAGAGGATCTTCACGCGCTGCAGAAACGAGAGCCGCCGGTCGGACGAGAACCGCTTCCCGCTTCCGAGTTGCGCTTGGAGGTACCACGGGAACCCGGGCTTGAGTTGATCGACGTAGAGCGTGTAGAGGTCCGGAGCTTGCCGCATCCACCGGTCGTGCTGTCCGAGCTCCGTCTCGTGGTAGCCGCGCGTCCCGTCCGCGTTCGCTCGGACTTCGAGGTGGCCGTCAGGCGTCGTATAGCCGAGCGGCTTACTACTCCCGTCGTCCGGGACGTCGTGCCCGGCCTCGCGCGCGAACCCGGTCTCGGTTCCGCAGTCGCACATCCCGCCGGTCCGCCGCTCGCAATCGCTCGCGTGATCTTCGATGTCGTCGCCGAACGTCATTGGCTGCTGCTCCTTACGTCTTCTTGTTAAGTTGCTTCCACTTGTCGACGTCCGGCTCGACCGACTCGATGGTGCAGGAAGTAGTCGCGAGCCCGGCGAGCCCGAACGTCTGCACCATCGCTTGCGTGCAGGCGTCGAGCGGCGAGTAGGCAAAGCATTTGACCTCTGTCCGAACCGGCGCGGCGTCGTCGCTCGCGACCGCTCGGAGCTTCACGATGAACGGGAGTGGCTCCGGCATTAGACGTGCTGCATTATACGTTCTCGACGGCTCGGTATCGGGTCGTCGATCTTGACGCCGTTCCGCAACATAATCCGCCGCTTAAAGTCGCAGATCGTCGCGAAGAGATCCGCCCAGTCCTCGGCCGTTACGCAGGCGTGCGGCTTCCCCTTCTTGTATTGCGCCCACGCCCGCTCCTCCGTCGGCGTGAGCTTCGCGTTCACCGCGCGCAGCATCTCGCCGCGCGTCGTCGTTCGCGCCGTCATCCGTTCCCCGGCGGCGTGGACTCTCCGCACGTGCAGATCGCGAGCGCCTCGTAGACGGACCCGAGCGGAGTCGTCGTCCACCTCGCGCAGGTATCCTTATGAAATAGCATGTCGGATCCGGGGAGCGGCGAGGCGAGCGGGTTCGCCTTCTTGTCCGCTTGCTTGAGGCGGCACTTCTCGATGACCTCTGGTCGATTCACGCGCCCGATCTCCAACGCGGCGCAGCGATGCATGTCGAGACCGTGGGCGGCGCAGAACCCGGCGAGCGTCAGAAGCACACCCCCGACCTCCTGCTCCGACGTGCCCGGCTTCCGGCCGTAGACGTACTCGACGAGCGCGTGGGCCTCGTGCTGCGATGCGCCCGCCGCCTGTCCGAGTTCGAGCGCCTCTTCGAGGAAGCGATGGGTCCGCTCCCGCTTGTCCTTGCTCGATTCGTCGCCGAACGCGCGCGAGATCCAGCGGGTAACGAGCGCCTGAAAGACTTGCATTATCACTGCTGCTGCTCCTTCTTTATTCTCATAGCGTTAACGGCGGGAACGACTCCTTGAATGGATGGACCTCGACGTTCGAGAGCGCCTCGGCGTCGTGAACCTCGACGTCGGTATACGTCGTGACGTAGACGCGCATGCTCCCCGTCAGGAGCAGGCGGAGGCGGTCGGCGCCGGAGAGTCGAACGTTGATCTGCGTGCGGAGGAACGTCCGCGTCTCGTGGTCCTTGACCGGCCACCACTTCGTCGGGAAGATCTTCCCCTCGATGTAGTTCCAGACCGACTTCGTCTGGACCATCCCGGCTTCGGCGACGAGCGGCGCGCCCTGAAGCCGCGCGCGGACGATGAAGAGTTTCCGTTCGCGCGCGAGACGCCGAGCGGCGACGACTCGCGCGGCCGACGGCACGAGGAGCACGAGCGCGACGATGACCGGGAGGAACGCGAGGATCGCGGCGACGGGCTTCACGTTCGCCTCGGTCGAAGCCGCGGGACGAGGCGGAGCGGTGTCTTACGTTCGAGACGCAGACCGAACGCGGTCAGGTCGAGGAGGCGCATCGGGTTCATATCGTCGTGGTTATTGGTGGCCCATCTTAGCGCGACCTGTGCGCCGTACGCCAATAGCTGCAAGGAGCGGTTCGGCGCCTTGAGGTCGACGTAGCGGGCGAGCGCGGCGAGCTCCGCGCGCTGCCGTTCCGGGAGCTGGAGGCCGTCGCGGCGTCGACGCGGACGGACCGCGCGGAGGCTACTCGGCATCGTCCCACTCCGGAAGGTTCGAGATGCGGTCGGCGAGCGTGACCCAACTGCGGTCCCACTGCCCGAGCTCTGTCCACGGCTTCTTCGGATCCGGCCGCGAGAACATGCGGAAGCCGCCGTCGTCCTTCCCGTAGCCCATCTGCATTCCGTTCGCGAACGTCCTATGCACCGTCACGTGCTGCTGCTCCTCTTTCATCGCTCCCCTCCATAGAACGTCGTCGATGCCCTCGGCGAGAAGCTCGGTGGCCATCGCGACCGTCGCCGGGTTCGCGCCGCCGCCGTAGAGGCGCGACGCCATCTCGTAGGCGCGACGCCGCTCGGGCTTCAGAATAGCACCTGCTGTTCGACGACTGTGCCGATGATCTTAGCGCCCGGGACGACCGACGTGATGTGCCCGTTCGCAAGGTCGACGGTAATCTGCTCTCCGACGTGTAGCCTCACCATCGACGTGAGCATGACGAGACTCCCGTCCGCCATCTGTATCTTCGTCGCGTAGTGCGGCGCGCGCCGCGGCTGCGTGAGCCGACTCTTGACCTCGGCGATCTGCGCGATGAGCCGCGTCCTCCGTTCGAGGTAGAAGATGACCGACCAGAGGCCGCCGATCAGCGCGAGGTAGCCGACCGCAATGACGGTGTTCTCGTAAGTCCACACGGTTACATTCTCGCCGTGCGGTTTTCCGGGACCTCAGGCGGCCACGACTTACCTCGCAATCGTTCCTTGATGCGGAGGAGCCGCGTCCGGTACGCGATGTATCGGTAGAGCCCGGCCGAGATCGCGATGGCGACGAGCCCGACGACCGCCGCGCCCGGCTCGCCGCCGCGGTACCACTCGACGGACCCGAGCAGCGTCACGACCACGCCGAAGAACCCGGCGAACCCGGCCGGGATAACCAAGCCCGCGATGTCGATCTCTTCGCTCACGCGCCGTCCTCCTTCAGCGCCGGGTCGACGGCGTTCCACGCGCCTATGAACGCTTCGAGGAGTTCGATCGGGACGTAGACCTCCTCGCGTCGACCGCGGCCTTCGCGGTTCGGGCCGACCTCGATCGCGATGTGCGCGCTCCCGGTCTCGCAGTAGCGGATCGTCGTCGTCGTCGCGCCGACGACGCACGACTTCTCGATCGTAATCACATCTCCTCCAGTGGCGTATCATACGCGAGTCGGCTCGGGTGCCGCGGCCGACCGTCGGCCGTCTTCCCGAGGCACTTGACGTTGCCCTTCCGGAGGTTCCGGAGGAGCGACAAGACCTCGCCGTCGCGCCCGGCGGTCCACCCGGTTCCCCACGCGACGACGACGGTCGCGAGCGGCGGCGCGCTACAGGCCCACGCGATGTGCTCGTCGTTCATCGTGCCGACGACGTCGGACCGGGCCCACGTCGCGAGCTTCCGCCGGAGCTCGTTCGGGTCGGTCGCGCGGAGGGCGAAGAGGTTGACGAGGATCACGCCGCCGTGCCGGTGCCGCTTCGCGAAGCCGATCGTCTTCGCCAGCGTGAGGTCAGAGCGCGTCGCGTCGGCGACGCTCGGGTTCATCCCGCAGAAGACCATTACCGGCAGCGAGAGGTCCCACATCCGGTGGAGGCGGTAGCGGTAGAGGCCGCACGTCGAGACGATCGCTCCGGCCTTCTGCTCCGCCGTCAAGGGCGCGTCGAGCTCGAACATCACGAGACCGTCGGCCGGAGGAACTTCACCTGAAGCATGACCATCTTCTGGTCGACGCTGCGCTGGACGACCGGACAGACTGTATCGTCCCTCGTATCGAACCGATACTCTGCGCCGCAGGTCAGGCAGTTGATGCCGGAGATGGCGAGGACGTTCGCGCTGAGGTCTTCGAGCGCGGCGATCTTCCAATCGAACTGGAGCTTGGGCTCGTGGCAGCAGTAGCCCGGGATCGGTTCCTTCGTCATACCCAATACCAGAGGCCGGTCCGCGCGTTCGGGCCGACGCTCGCGAGATAGAGCTCGATGCCGTCGACGTCCTTCAGTGGGTCGTACCACTCGATGCCCGGACCCGGGTCGTAGACGCGGCCGTCGTGCCAGACGACCCAGTGTTGCATTCGCCGGTTCGCGTCGCGGCGCGTCTCGTGCGGCACGTCGGCGTTGATCTTCACGATGGCGAGCTTCGAGCGCGGCGGCGCGTACCGGTACGTGACGCCGAGGACGGTCCGGTGCATCGCGTCGAGCTGTCGCTGAAGCATCGCGCCGTTCATCCCGTAGGTCGGCCGCCAGTTCTGCGCGAGCTGCGCGCGCTTCCGAACGAGCTCGTACGTCTTGCCGGTCACCATCGCGATGCAGGCGACGCCGCAGCCCTTCCGGTCGGCTTGCTGGACGAGCGTCACAGCAATCCCGAGGCGTTGGCGAGGTCGCGCGTGACGCGGATGAGGAGGTCGTAGTGCTCGACCCACGTCTGTTCGTGCGACGAGCTCCAGCGCCCGGCGCGGATCGCCTCGACCGTCTTCGTCCCTTCGCACTGCGGGCACGGCGTCGGCGTCACCTGCTCGTGCCAGCGGAGGTGGTCGCGCCATTTGACGTGCGACGCGCGGCCCTCGTCGAGGATCGCGAGCGCCTTCTCGACGTCGGCGCCGCTAACCAAGGTTGCACTCCATGTTTCCGCGCTCGAAGAACTGGCAGACTGCCGCCGTGCTCGCGTCGAGGCCGCCGGTCCCGGCGCCCTTGAAGACGATGTCGATGATCTCCCGACCCTCGACGTGCCAGAGGATCGAGAGCTTCTCGATCGACGGCTGCGCGGCGAGCTCGGTCGCGTGCGCGAGGAACCACGACGCGAGCTTCTCGTCGGCCCACAGCCAGAGCTGCCCGGCCCAGACGTGGTCGCCTTGGTAGAGGCCGAGCCGCGCCTCTTGCTCGATGCAGTAGCCGCACATCGACGCGTCGGTGCAGCGGTGCCCCGAGCACGACTGAAGCGTGCAGAGGCGGTGGAGGCGGTTCAGGCGATCGACGAACGCGTAGATCTCCGGGTCCGGGTAGCCGTGCCCGCCGACGAATCCCGCCGGAGGGTTGATCGTGCGCTGGCGCTTCGCGGCTTCCCACGAGCGGAGCTCGACGGCCTTGTCGTCCTGCGTTAGATAGCGTCCCATGGGTTACTCCTTCGGCGGCGTGCCGACGCGGAGCGCGCTCGGCTTTAGGAGGATGCCGCCCTTCGTCCATCGATCGGAGACGTGCGGGTCGACGCCGATATAACTCTCGACCGGCGCCCCGAACGGCACGGTGGCGCCCATCTCGGTCGTCGCGATCTCGTACTCGCCGTCGGGGAGCGTCGCGAGCTTCGCCGAGATGTTCAGCGCGCAGTGTTTGCCGACGACCTTCGGGTCCGGCCAGGCGACCACGGTTGGGTTCTTCGGCGCGTTGACCGAGACGCCGACGACGGCGCCGTCGATGCCGCACGCCATCTCCGCGCGCTTGACGACGAGCGGCTCGATGTAGCCAGCGTTCCCGCTGAGGAGGATGAACCAAATAGTGAGAGCTTCCATTACGATCGAACTCCTTTCACGACGAGGACCGCGAGCGCGACGAGCCCGATGCAGAACGCGACGACGGCGACGATGCAGAGGACGGCGATGGCGATTAGCGTCCGGCCCGCGCGCTCCATCTCGACCTCAGATTCACGCTGGTCCATTTCGTCCCTTCTCTCGGCCGAAAGCATACGCCAAGAGGATGCCGATCACGACGCCCTGTGGTGCCCGGTCGAGCGCGGCGAAGATGGCGACGAAGAGACCGATCGTCTGGCCCTTCGTCGAGGTCGCGAGCGCGAGCATCAGGAGGAACGCAAACGCGACGAGCTCGCCGAGATAGACCGGTACGGCGACGGGTTCCATCTAGGTCCCGGTCTCCCGCTCAGGCGTGACGTCGATGGCGTCGAGGACGCCGAACCGCTTCTTGAGCGCCGCCGCGAGCGCCGTCCGGATCTCTGGCATCGACGCCGTGATGCCGATGATGTCGCCGACGAGGGCCGAGACGATCGACGCGACCTGCGACGTCGGGACGTAGCCCGCGTCAGGCTGCTGGTCGACGCCGAGGAGCTTCCTGCGGCTCTCGCCGTTCCGCCGGAGCTGCGACGCCGCGTCGAGCCGGAGGCGCGCGAGCGGCTCGGCCTTCACCGGGACGGTAACGGTCCGCTGCTTCTTCCCGCTCCCGACCTTGACCCTGTCGCCAGCGACCTCGCCGCGGGCGACGGGAAGGAGCTGGCGGTCTAGCTGGTCGAGGCGCGCGAGCTCCATCTGTAGCCAGTGCTGCTGCGTCTGGACGGTCTCGCGCGTCGTCTCGTCGGCCATCTCGTGGATGTCCTTGCAGACCGTCTTCGCCGTGCAGGGCATCTTGTTCGCCGAGAGGTAGTCGGCGATGGCCTGCATCGTCATCCGCTCGTAGACGTAGAGGTGCCAGGCGAGCTTCTTCCGTTCGCGGCGCGCGGCCTCTTGGGTCGCCTCGGCCTTGTTCCCGCCTGTCGGCGTCAGCGGGCCTGGCGCCGTCCGACCGGGTCGGCGCTTTCCGGCTTTAGCATTACCGGGCTTGCGGCCGCGCTTCTTCTTCGTTACGGGACGAGTCCTCCGCGTCATCGCGGGTCCTTCACGCCGAGGATCTCCCGGCGAACGATGTCGCTGTCGATGAGCTCGCCGAGCTCGACGCCGGAGACCATCCGCTTGCCGTAGGTCCGGCCGTCCTTCCGGCAGGTATACCAGCTGCGCTCGTAGGCCTCGACGTCGCCGTCGAATCGGCGCGCGAGGACCCGCAGCGCGGTCGAGAGCTTGATGTCCCGAATCTTGGCGAGAGCTTCGAGCCGCCGTCTGGTCTCCTCGGGGAGCAGGCGCCAGCGCACGCGGTCGGCCTTCCTGAGCTTACCGGCCATGGCGGCCCTCCGGATCGTAGGTCGCGACGAGGCCCTGCGGACCGGCGACGTCGATGCGCTTCCGGCCGTCGAGCGCGTCCTGTTCGATCGCCGCGGCGAGCGCCTTCGCCGTCGACGTGCCAGCGAGCTTCCCGAGCCGCCGGATGACCGGTCGGAACCACGCCGGGACGAAGCGCATCCGGACCCTATCGGCTCGCGTCATCGACGCTCCTCCGGATGAAGTCAAGGAACCCTGGCTCTTCATCGCACTGGACGTCGTGCTCCGACGGACCGAGGACTACCTTGATGGCCGCCACGGCGCGCTGCTTCCGCCACGCGTTGTAGAGGATGTTGAACCGCTCGACGCTCCCGTCGCACATAACGAGCCCTTCGACGATGGTCTCGCGCGAGAAGATGCGGAGCGGCCACGCCTGTTCGACGACCTCCTTGCAGGTCGCCTCGACGAGACGACGGCGGACGGTCTCTGCTTGCGTCACGTCTTGCCCTTCTTGCGGAGCCGGTCGACGGTCTGCGCGGCGCGGAACTTCCGCGAGGCGTAGGGTCCGATCGACGCGATGGTGTTCCGCAGCTCGCCGGTGTCGATCGGCGTCCGCTGCTTCGTCTCCTCGAAGAGCTTCGCTGCGAGGTGTTCCAGTGCGGTTTCGAGTTTCTTCACCGTCGCCTCGACGTCGCCGCCGTCCTTCACGATGAAGTAGGCCGCCATCTCGGTGTCGCCGCCGAGCATCTGCGCGACCCTGGCGACTTCGGCCGGGCGCGCCGCGGTGAGCACGCGGATGGCGACGCGCGTCTCCTGCGACATTATGAGGACTTCGCCCTTCGCGCGGAGCTCGACCTTCACGGGAGTCCTTCCGGCCCGACGCATCGACAGTTCGGATGCGGCTCGACCTTCGGCGGAACATGGTCGCGATAGAGTTGCCCGGCGTCTCCGTCGTAGCGTTCGGCGAGCAACGTCAGCGCCTCGTCGAGCGTGATGTTGCCGAGGTCGACGGTCAGGCCGACCGTGTTCTTCTGAAGCCCGGAGAGCAATCGCCAGCGGACGGCGTTCTCCTTCGACACTTCCAGTGGTACACCGTTCGTGCGTCGGATGCGTTCGAGCAAGCGGGCGCACTTCGGTCTGTTCTCGAACCGCGTGCGATCGAAGGCGACGCCGTCGACGGCCGCGAGGATGAGCTCGACGTCGCCGTCGGCGAGGAGCAACGCCTCGATCGCGACGTCGCTCGGGATCCCATGGTCGTTCTGGAGGCGATCGATCAACGGCTTGTTCGACGTTTCAAGGAGGCGGCGTCGGACGAGGTAGGGCGAGGTGCCGCTCATGGCTTCTCCTGTCCGGTTAGCGCGAAGTGAACGTCTGCGAGGTAGGCCGGGAACTGCCGGTCGCCGGAGATGAGGCGGTCGGCGACGGCGCGCTCGGCGATCTCGGTGTTCGTTCCATCCGACGCGAGCTTACTCGGCCAGCCATTCGGCGGGTTCTTCCGCGACTCCTTCACGATGTTGTAGATGGCAGCGGCGCGGAACTCGTCGACGTCTCCGTTGTAGTCATGGACCAACGCGCGAACGGCGCGGCGCATCGGTAAGTCGCAGATCTCGCATACGAGGTGGACCGTCCGCTGCGCCCGCGGCGGAAGTAGTCTGAACGCGGCGTCGGCCGCGGCGCCTCGGAGCTTCACGATCGGATCCTCTTCTTCGCGTAGGTGACGAAGTCCTCGTAGCCACCGCCGACGCTACCGCCGCCCCACGCCGCGAAGAGGTCGAGGATCCGCATCGGCGGGTCCGGGTAGCCGTCGGCGAGTCGAACGAGGTCGACGATCAACGACCGGTGTAGGTGCGTCTTCGCGTGCACGAGGCTGACGCCTTGACAGAAGGCCGCCTCGACGAGTCTCCGGCGCACGCGCTCGACGCGTCGCTCCTCCTGCGTCACAGTCTACGCTCCTTGATGAAGTCCATCAAGTGACGAGTCGCGCCGGGCGTACTCGCGCCAGGTCGTTTACCGGCGCCGAGCTCGTCGAGACGGAGCCATGCGTCGATCGCTCGGCCGAACCGCGCGCGGTCTCCGCCGACGGCGATCAGGATGTCGGCCGTGTCGTCCGGTTCCCAACCTACGACCGAGCGACAGTGGTCGATCACGTCGCCGAAGTTCGCATACATAAGGCGACGACGGAGGCGGACCGCCGGAGAGAAGATGGCGGTCATAGCTTCGGCAGCGGTCGACGCCGTAGGTGCGTGATGAAGTCGGCGACCGGGCCGTGCTGTTTTCGCTTCGGGTCGACCCACTTCGCGAACTCGATCTGGAACTCCTCTGGGCTGCCGCAGAGTTCGAGGCACGTCACGATCTCGTTCTCCGGCCAATACTTCTCGACGCGCGCTGCGATGAAGTCCGCGTAGTTCGATCGGATCATCCGGCGCCGGACCTCCTTCGCGCGCGCCAGTTCCCGATCGCGCTCAGCGTGAAGCGCGGAGAGGAAGGACCGGAGCGCGTCGTGCCCGCGGCCGACGTCCGACGGCGGTACGTTCAGTGCCGCGATCCATTCCTTATGCGAGGCGCGGAGCCTCTCGACGTCGCCGTCGCAGACGAGGAGCATCTCGACGATGCTCTCCTTGTCCCAGCCCATCGTCTCGTGGAGCTCGTCGATGTATCGCCGGTGGATGGTCTCGACGAGCCGACGCGAGACGGCGCCTGCAGGGTTCGCGAACTTCACGGCGTCGCCTCAGGAGTTGTTAACCGGTTAACGTCGACGCCCGCTCGGTCGAGCAAGGCGTAGCAGTCGAAGAGGAACGGTGCGCGGGCCATCCCGGCAGGGTCGGAGGCGATGCCGCGCGAGCGGCCGTAGACCTTTCGCCGCTGCGTCAACGACATCAGTCGTAGGATGTGCCCGAGCGCGATGCCGCAGCGGTCCTTGACCTTCGTCGCTTCGGCGATGCAGAAGTCGATGTGCCCGTCGTCCATGTTTCCGTCGTCGAGCGCGATGTGGAGCGGGCCGCCGTTCTCGTTGCCTTCCATCATGTAGTAGGCGTCCGAGAGGTAGACGACGTCTGGCACGGTCGGTCGCTTCGGGTTCTTCATCGCTTCAACCGTTGGCCCATATCCATTCCGGCGAACCGGATCGCGTTCGAGACGAGGTCCCGCTCGTAGCTCGCGAGTACGCTCCGCTTCTGAACGTCGCGCGGGAACCGCGTCTTGATGGCGCTATACGCGCGCTGGATCGCCTCGCGCGTGCGTCCCTTGTATTGGAGGCACGCCACGAAGATCAGCGCGGCCGAGTTAAGTCCGATCTGGTAGTTGTTCGCGAGCTCGCGCACGAACTTGTCTTGCTCTAAGAGCCGGGCCTTGACGCGCCAGACCTCGTGGACGTCGACGGTCGACGTTATGCGGGACACGACTCGGCCTTCTGCGCCTCGCGCACTTCGATCATGTGAAGGACTAGCATCTCGGGGAAGCCGTTCCACTTCTCGCCGCTCGTGAAGATGCGCGCGACCCACGGAGGGTCGTCATCCATCGCGCGCTTGAGCGCGTACTCCGCGACGGCGACGTCGCCCTCGAAGACGGCGAGGACAAGGGCCGCGGTCGGCCGCCGGTAGTCGTCGGCCATCTCGTGAAGGATCCGCGCGAGCGTCTCGACGCCTTCAGGGTTCGCGCTCGCGACGAGCGCCGCCTGAACCTCAAGCACCCGCGCGTTTACGATACGCACGTCACGACTCCGAGGTTGCGTGGCGCGACGACCTCGGCGCCGTAGTTCGAGATGCGATAGCGGAGCGCGTCGGCGGCGTCCTTCGCGTAGAGGCTTTTGCCGCCGCCCGGATTACCGCCGAATAGCATCGCTGCCTCACTGGTCTTCACCAGGTTGTCCGCGACGTCCTTCATCGCGCTCTCGATCGACGCCTCGGCGGCCTCGACGTTCCAGCCGTGAGCTTGGGCGAGCGCCATTACGACGCCCGCCGGGATCCGCGTGCGCTCCGAGACGACGCGAACCTCCGCGGCGATCAGCGCGCGGCGAACGACGTCGAGAGGATCCTCTGGTTGCTGCTTCATTGCTGCTCCTTCGCCGCCGTCACTCTACGTTGATGTTCTCCGCGCGCGGTCCCTTGGCTCCGTGGCCGGACTCGTAGGTGACGCGGTCGCCTTCGTTGACGTCGCTGAAGGTCGCGTTCTGAAGCGCGGTGTGATGGAAGAAGATCTCGTCGCCGCCGCCCTCCGGCTCGATGAAGCCGAAGCCCTTCCGCTTACCGGTTGCCTTGTCGACGACGATGGTCTTGATCTTGCCTGCTGCCATGTGACGCTCCTAGTTGAGGTTGTTCACGAATTATAACCGCCGCCGTAGCCGCTGTACTGCGGTCCGGGATCGCCGTCGGCCTCCGGCATCACGGCGAGGTTCGCCCACCGCGCTTGCTCCGAGATGAACGCGAGCTTCACCGTGCCGACCGGGCCGCCGCGGTTCTTCGCGATGATGACCTCCGCGATCCCTTGGACGGCCTCGTCGTTCGGCGTATACATTTCCTGTCGGAACAACAGCATCACGAGGTCGGCGTCGAACTCCAACGCGCCGGACTCGCGGAGGTCCGATAGGTGCGGGCGCTTGTCGTTGCGCTTCTCGGCGTCGCGGCCGAGCGCGGCGACGGCGACCATCGCGATGTCCTCGTGCTTCGCGAGCGTCTTTAAGCCGCGCGAGATCGTCGCGACCTCCTGCTGTCGATCCCTCGCCGCCGGGTTCCCCATCAACTGGAGGTAGTCGAGGAAGAGGAGCCGGACGCCGTACTTGTCGCGCAGCCGACGCGCCCACGCCGAGAGTTGCGTCAGCGTGTTCGCCGAGCTCACGAAGTAGAGCGGCCGGTCGGCGAGCTTCCCGATCGCCGCCGTCACCTGCGCCCATCCACGCTCGTCGACGAGGCGACGACGGACGCGGTCCGGTGAGACCTTCGAGTGCGCGGCGACGAGGTTCCCAGCGAGCGTCTCGTCGTCCATCTCCAGCGTAATGTAGCCGACCGGTTCGTTGCGAGCGGTGACGAGGTCGGCGATCGACGTGATGAGGCTGCTCTTACCGACGCTCGGCCGCGCCGCGACGATCGACAACTTCTTGCGCTCGAAGCCGCCGACCATGCTGTCGACGTCGGTGAGGCCGGTCAGAATGCCGGGCGCCTTGTCGGAGACCAGCGTATCGGTATACGACTTCAGTGCATCGTTGAGCGACCGCTCGCCGACCGCACCAGTGTCGGCGAGCTTCAGCAACGCGTTGACGCCTTCCTCGATGACGAGGTTGGCCGACTGGTCCGCCTCGTACGCGGCGCCGAGCAAGCGATTGGCTGCGAAGATGGCGAGCCGCAGCCGCGACTTCTCGCGCACGACCTCGCAGTAGTAGACGACGTTCGTCGAGCGCGGCACGCCGTCGACGAGGGAGGCGAGGTAGGCCGGGCCGCCGACTTCTTCGAGGTCGCCTTCCTGTTCGAGATCCTCCTTGAGGAGCACGAGGTCGAGTGGCTTGCTCGCCTGCGCCAACCGCTCCAGCCCGCGGAAGATGCGCTTGTGCGCGTCGCGGAAGAAGTCGTCGGCCGTCACGAGGAGCGCGATGTCCGTCCACGTCGAGTTCTCGATCATCGCCGCGCCGAAGATGCTGCGCTCGGCTTCGAGGTTGTACGGCAACGTCCGCTGTTGCGCCGCGTCGTGCGGCGGCGGGTCCGGGCGCGGATCGTCTTTTACTTCTGCTGCGTCGGCCACTCGATGATCTCCGGTGCGCGTTTCCGCGGGCGCCAAATGTGGAGCTCGCGTCGACAATGCTTCGACCACTTCACTTCGCCGAACGCCTTCTCTGCGTCCTTTATCAGCGTCGCCGTCGGCTTGCCTCCGCCCTTCGTCTGGACGAAGACCGGTACGTCGACCGCGAGGTAGAGGAGGTCGCTGCCGAATTGATCCTTCTTCGTCGTGAAGACGCCGTTCGGCGTGTGGTTCGTTCGGACGATCTCCATGTCGGCGACCGGGTGGCCGCGTTCGAGGAGCCAGTCCTTGCTTCGCTTCTTGTAGTAGGCGCCGCGCGAGGAGTTGCTCGACACTACAACCCCCTGCGCTTCCAGTCGGCGGCGATCTCGTACGCGCCGACCGGCGGCCGACCGAGCGGGCCGCGCGCAAACACCGATCGTCGAGCTCGACGCACGGCGCCGCGCATAAAGCGGCGCGCCCTAGCGACGTTCGTCGGGTCGTTATACCAGCGATTGATGCCGGACGGATGCGGCATCACGACGACGTCGGCCGCGCCGATGCGCCGCTTCGCGAAGTAGACGTCGCGCACGCCGAACGCCGCGGCGGTCCGGTGCCCGAGCAGGATGACGAGACGGCCGCGCACGAACTTCGTCGCGAGCCGCTCTGCACCGCGCCTAGCCTCGACCATCGGGAACTGCGCGCCCTTCGAGGCGCCGGGACCGGGCCACGCGTCGAGCACGTTGGCGCGGGCGAAGAGGCGAAGGAACTCTGTGATGTCGACGCCGCCGAGCGCGGCGAGGATCGACCCGCAGCGACCATCGATCGGACGGTTCAGCATGCCGGTGCGGTTCGGCGCCTCGCCGATGACGAGCGGGCGCGGCTCAGATTGGGACGGCGTTCGCATCGCGTTCGAGCTCCATGCCGAAGTTGTCGATCTCGTCGCGGACGACGAGGTCAGGTCGCGGAATAAGTTTATTGGATCTGAATCCAGAGTAGTCGACGTGATGATGCCACCGTCCCCACTTCTCGACGAGCGTCGAGATGTCCGGGTGGAGCTTCACTTGCATCTGCGACTTCGGGAGCGTGCCCTCGTGCGCGTAGAACTCCGCGGTGTTCCCGCCGCCGAGGACCTGCGTCGTCGTCTTCATCTGAAGGAACGAGTTGAACTGCACCGTCACGAGACCGGCTCGAAGCATCCGGATGGAGAGGTCGGTGTCTTCGTTGTAGCGCGCGCGCCACCGATAGGGGAGGTCGTTCCGAATGAGGTTGCACGAATAGATGCGCGTGTTGAGGACGAGCGGCGGCATGATCGTCTTCCGGCTCGCGAACATAAAGTAGTTCGGCCCGGCCATGCCGACGTTTGTATAGCGGTCGACGAACGCCTCCATGCATCGGAAGATCGCGCCGGTCACGCAGGGCGTCTTCAGGTTCTGATAGAGGCGGTAGAAGCCGTCGATGTTGTCGTCCATTACCCAGTGCCACCGCGCGCCGCTCGCAATCGCGTGGTCCCAGACGAAGTTGCGCGCCGGGCCTGGGCCCTTCCCCTTCGTGCTTCCGAGGTCGTCGCACGTGTCGTATTCGTCCTGATAGGTTGTGTCGAGGACGAGCAGCGTCGCCGTCGAGTCGACGGCCGCCGCGTATTGGTCGAGCTCCTGCGCCTCCACGACGATGTAGTGCGGGACGCCCATTGCGTGAAGCGACTTGCTGGTGAGTCGACTCTCCCATCGTCCTTTCGAGACGATGTAGATCGGGTGCATCGGAACGACCGGCGCGCCGCGGACGACGAACCGCTTGTCGACCATCGAGGCGATCTCCGCTTTCGGATACCAGAGGGAGCGCGTCCGGTCGGTGATCGTCTGACCGATCAGGGCCGCGAACGCGTCGCGACCGGCGTCGTCCTTGAAGTGCACGGACAAGCTCTGCTTCGGCGTCAGGTCGCGTTGCTCGAACTCCGGCATCCCGCGCCAGAGATCCTTCCATCGAGGTTCGAGGTCTCCGAAGAGGGAGACCTGCCCGTCGCCGACGTCCTCCGTCTCGACGCCGCCGAGCCAACTCGACTCGGCGGCTTCTGGTTGCTCGGTCGGCGACGGCTCGGCGACCGCGTCGATCGGCGCATCGTCAGATCGCTCTTCCTGCTCGCGTTGCTCTTGCCGCTCCTCGATGACCTCGACGACCGCGGGCGGGATGACCGGCGCGACCGACGCGTCATTGACGTCGAGAAACGAGAGCAGAGGTTGATCGGTAATGCGCTTCTTCACTGGTGGCCTCGCGCGGTTAGAGGAGCTTCGCCCGCAAGTACGCGACCATCGCGTCGCGGCACTTCAACGTGTCCTTCTGATCGAGGTTCGCCGGTTGAAGCCGCGCGTAGAAGCCGTCGGCGAAGTAGACGTTGATGTAGCGGTTCTTCTCCTCGGACCGCACGTCGACGATCTTAAGCTTCGTCGCGTCGTCCGGGAACGCGGTCAGCGAGAACGTCGTGCCCTCGTCGCCGGTCGGTGCGGCAGCCGCCTTCCGACGCGTCGTCGTCGGCCGAGCCGCGCTCCGCTTCGCCTTCTTCGCCGCCGACTTCTTCGCCTTTCGTCCGCTGGTCTTGCGTGATCGCTTTGCCTTTGCCATTGCTTCTCCTTCTAGTGGTGCTGCTACTTCTGTTGACGTGTCTTGCGCTACCGGCGGTGTCGCTTCTCCCGCGTCGACCGGCCTCGACTCGGGCTCGCCCATCGTCTCGTCTTCTGTCTTTGGTGTCGTCACTTTCCGTCCCTCCGGCTTCCTCGACCGCCGAGCCTTTGCGATCTCGTCGGCGATCCGTTGCATCTCTTGGGCGATCCTACTCATGTCATGCTCCGCGCTCGGAGGTGGTGTAGCCTTCGGCCTCCAGCCGCTTCTGTAGCTTCGTTCGATCGGCGTCGCTCTTACACTTCACCATCAGCCAATAAGAGAGCTCGGCGCCGGAGCCCTCCGCCTTGAGGTTGGCCTTTAGCTTCGAGACGGTCCACGGCTCGGCGCCGTCTCCGGCCGCCGCCTTGTCGAGCCACTTCGATTGCTCGCGCGGCGGGAGCTTCGCGACCGCCTGATGGTGCGAGTAGGTTAACTCCTCCATGTGCCGGACTTCCATCGGCACCTTCTCGGCCGCCCACTCGTAGGCGCGCACCGTCTCGTGCGACCAGCCGGTCGCGGCAGTGATGATCTGGTCGGCCTTCTCGCCCCACCGCTCGCGGAGATACTTCGCCATGTCGCCGATACCGAACTGGATACCCTTCTCCATCGAGCGGAGCTGCTTCCAGCCCTCGTTGCATTCTGAGTAGTCCGGCTCGCCTCGCACGATGAGGCCGTGCGGCGTAAGCGTGAAGTGCTTCGTTACGAGGACCGGCGCGAAGTCCGGGCCGATACGTTGCAGTTGCTCGGTCGACTGATTCGTCATTGTGCGCGCTCGAAGATGGATAGCAAACGGATTCGATGATTTGTGGACCGTTGAATATAGATCATTCCGACGGTGGCCCATTGATCCTTTCGATGCATCGGCCACTGCGTATCGAGCCAGCAGAGAAGCGCGCCCGGCGTCGCGACCCGCGCGAGTCCGGCGAGCGCGCGGCGTCGGTTCGGCGGCGGCGATTGATACTTCTTCGAGTCTGCCGTCGAGTAGGGCGTGTCGGCCACGACGAGCTCGAACGGCTCGACGTCGTCCGGGATCGACGCGACGTCGCACTTGAGCTCCGCGTCCTTGACGACGTCGCAGCGCGTGTATGGTCCGGGCGGGAGGCTCCCGCTGAAGGCGTGCAGGACGCGACCGCCGAGCGGCAGCATGCCGGTAATGAGCGGGTAGTCGGGAAACATCGCCTGAAGCCGTTCGAGGTAGTTGCCGGGATACGCGCCATAGTAGTCGCTCTTGTTCCTGTAGTCCTGCCCGAACATCCAGATGCCCTGCAGCGTCTCTCGGCCCTCGGCGCCGACGAGAACCTGTAGGTGGCTCCCCTTGAACTCCGGGAAGACGCGCGCGTAGTTCTCCGCCCGCTCGCGCAGCGAGAGCTTCACGCAACCCCCAAGTCGAACGCGATCTGTTTGCCGCGGCGGCCCGGAACGCGGGCCATCCGCTCGTCGAGCTCAGTCTGTTGAAGGCGCCGCGCCGCGTCCTCGCACTTCTTCTCGTCGATCTCGACGAGGAGCGCGCGTCGGCCGCACATCTTCGCCGCGACGCCGGTCGTACCTGACCCGGCGAAGAAGTCGGCGATGAGCTCGTCGACGTCGGTGAAGTCGCGCACAAGTTGGAGCATCAGCGAGACCGGCTTCTGCGTCTCGTGGACCCGATCGTCGCCCTTAACGATCGGCGCTCTCCACTTCCCCATCTTCCCGTTGCCGTTCCATCGCTTAACGCCGTCCGGGTGCCAGATGGCGATGCCCTCGGCGCCCTGCGCCGGGCGGTCGCCGGAGATTTGCGGCGTGCCGCCGTCGCGGTCCCAGACGCCGGACCGGATCCATCGGTCGCCGGTAAGGCGCTTGTAGTCTCCGAGCATTTCGAGCGCGCAGAACGCGAGCGCCCAACGGCGCGGCTTCACGATCGCGACGACGTCGGCCGGGTCGATCGGCGCGAAACCGATCTTGAAGCCCTTCGAGTTCGACCTCGCACCGTCGTGCGTCTTCTCGTCGTACGGCGGGTCACCGATGAAGTGGTCGTAGTTGTAGAGCGACGGCGCGAGCTCGCGCGAGTCGCCGAGATACAACGTGACCGCGTCGTCGGCGTAGTAGGGCGTCACGATAGTCCCTTTACGAGCGCCACGTTGAACCTCAGCTCGGACGTCAGCCGCTCGATCTCGCGTAGCAGTCGCTGAAGATCGTCGGCCGTCGACTTGTCCGAGACGTTCGCGGTCAGGACGCGGACCGAGAGCGCGAGCGCGACCTCCTGCAGTTGCTGGCTATCGCGGACGATGCGGACGCGCTGACGGAACGCGACGCCTGAGATCACGCGACCTCCTCCCATACGCCGTGCCCTTCCCGCGTCGCGCGGATCGGTCCGTCGCACCCACGGTCGGTGAGCTCCTTGATTCGGATCTGGTTCTGGTCGTACATCTGCGAGTGTTTTCGGCATAGCATCATCGAGTGCTCGACGCAGTGGCGTAGCTCCGGCGCCTGACCCATCGTCTTGCTTCGACGATGGGTCTCGTTGTAGTGCGACCATTCGCTCGGCCCTTCGCACGCTCCGAAGAGTTCGAGCCGCGTCTCCTGCGGCGCCGACTGCAGGCGGCAGTAGCCGTCTCGATCGGCGACTCGCGGCCGCACCTTTTTGATGACGGCCGTCTCCTCGCGATCCTCTCGACCCTTCTGCGTGCTCCGGCGCTCGCCCTTCGGATTCGCCAGCACGCTGTAGTCGATGCCGGTCCTACTCTTCTTCTGGCGGAGCATCGTCGTCGTCGACCTTGACTTTAACTTTCACCTTCTCGATGCCGTCGGGTGGTTCCAGTGTTACTTCGACGCCGCCGTAGGCGTAGTGCTTCCGGTTGTGCTTGTGCATCAACTCGCGGACCTCACCCTTCGCCTCGACCTCCTCTTCGGTCAACTTCATGCGCGCCTTCTTGATCTTGTCGTACTTGAGCGCGGCCTTTTCGAGATCTTTGATCGCGCGATCCTCCATGCCGGGTAGGTCCGCGTTGCCCGCCTTCTTCGCCATGCTTCTCCTCCTCCTGCGTTACCGGCGGCAACTGCCGCTGGGCCTTCCCGTCGAGTCGACCGACCGCGACCTCGAACGCCGCGCGCACTTCGCCGCGGGCCGAGACGACGCCGATCGCGATGTTCGGCCGCCGCTCGTAGCGCCCGGCGCCACCTTCGAGCAAGCCGCGGAGCCGCGCCGGTTCGACGACGACGAGCGTCGAGTCTTGCGCCTGCCGCCGCAGATCGCGGTACGCCGCGAGGAACTGCTGGCGCTTCAGCGCGAGCTCCGGTCCCGGTTCCTGCGCGCACCAGTTCGGCCACGAGCCGAAGACTTGAAGCAACGCCGCGGCGGCGACAGTGTCCTCGAACTCGATCGATTGGTAGGCGCCGATCTTCATCGCCGCCGTTTCCATACTCGTCCACGCGAGCAGCGCCTCGTCGTCCGGCGTCGGCATCAACTGTCGCCGGATCTCGGCGACGCTCGGGAAGAACCCGCTGCCCTCGCGACGGACGCGCCGGAAGGCAGCGATCACCTGTTCGGCCGGGAGGTCGGCGAGGTCCGCGGCGTAGATGCGGATGCGCGCCTCGGTCAGCTTCGCGCCGCACGCTTCCGCGGCTTCGAGGATGATGCGCCCGAACCATTCGGAGACGTTGCCGTCTCGGTCTACGCTGCTCGTCATACCCGCATCGGCATCAGGATATAGCTGTAGTCGTAGCCCTCGGTGCCGACGGCCTTGAAGAGCGCCTGACTGACTTCGTCCTTGAGCTCGACCGAGATCTTCTCGCCGTCGACGGCCGCGAGGAAGTCCTGCAAATACTTCGCGTTGAACTTCATCGTCAACGGCGCGCCGTCGTATTCGGCGGCGACGCTGTCCGCCGCTTCGCCCGACTCGGCGTTCACGCAGTTGATGCCCACCTTCCCCTTTTCGAGCGCGAACTCGACGGCGCGGCTCCGGCTGTCGGCCATGATCGCGACGCGGCTCACCGCCGCTTGCAGTGGCTCGCGCGCGATGGTGACGCGCTTGTCGTGTCCCTTCGGAATGATCTTGTCGTAGGCCGGGAACTGCGCGTCGATGACGCGCGAGATCAAGAGGCGCGGACCGCAGTTGAAGAACAGGTGATTCTCGCCGCGCTTGAACGTGACGTCTGGACCGTCGCCGTCGAGCATCGAGGCGAGCTCCTTCAACGTCGCCGCCGGAAGGATCGCCGTGCCGTCCTCTCCGGCGAGCGGCCCGACGACGTGGGTCAACCGGTGCCCGTCCGTCGCCGCCATCGTCGCCATGCCGTTCGCGAAGGCCAGCTGCGACCCGGCGAGGTAGAACCGCGTGTCGTCGGCGGAGAGGGAGAACCGCGTCTTGCGAACCATCTCGCGGAGAAGCGCGCGCGGCATCGTGATGCCGCCGTCGACCGGTTCCTCGGCGAGCGTCGGGAAGTCGGCGGCTGGAAGCACGTTCAGCTTCGAGACGAAGCCGCCGCACGCGACCTTCGCCGTACCCTTGCCGTCGAACTCGATCGTCACTTCCTCGCCAGACGGGAGCGCCTGCACGATCTGGTAGAGCTTCTCGGCCGGGAGTAGGACGGCGCCGTCTGCGACGTCCCACGACACGAGGTCGAACGTGCTTCGCATCGCGATGTTGAGGTCCGTCGCCGAGAGGCGGCAGCCCTGACCCTCGCGCGTCAGCAAGACGTACGCGAGCGTCGGGATGGTTGACTTGCGACTCGCGACTCCTTGAACGGCGTGCAGCTGTTGCTGAAGCACCGACCTATCGAACTGCAACTTCATACGGTCTCCTTCGTCCTACTTCTTGCGTCCCATTGCCTTCGTAACTTCGTGAACGTTGCTCGCCGTCTTCTCCTGCAGCGGGCTTCCGCGACTTCGTTTCAACATCAGATACTGCGAGTGGTGCATGAAGTCCGAGACGTGCGACGACCGAACCTTCGAGACGACCGGATCGCCGCCCTTCTCGACCGGCCGTGCCGCGAGGAAGAAGTCGACGATGAGCGACGAGACGACCTCCTCGCCCCACGCCTCGCCCATCTTCTTGAGGATCGAGAGGTCGCGAACCTCGAAGAACTGGACAGGATACGGATGCCCCCACGCCTTCGCGTAGCCGACCATGAACTTGCCGAGGAGCCGCTGCGAGAGCGTCTCCGAGGCCAGACGCTTTTCGAGCGTCATCGGCGCGCGCTTCTTCCTGACCTTCCCTTCCGACGGCCGCAGCACGAGTTCGTCGCTCATAACATCGAGAGCTGCTTCTCCGCCGGTTCCGGCAGCGGCTCTGGCGCGACGACGTCGGCGCCGGACGCGAGCCTCGCGGCGGCGGCCTTCGACTTCCCGCGGAGGAGGAGCGCGTGGTCCTTGACGACGGCGCCGACCGCGTGCTTGACGAAGCGCTGGACTTGCTTGCGCGTCGCCCGGCGCCGAACCTTGTCGCGCTTCTCGGTCGACGCCGCGGCGAAGAACTTCGCGATCACCAACCGATCGTGTTCACTGACTTCGAGTAACAGTCGGACCTTCACGCCGCCCTCCGAATCGCTTTCACTTGTCCGTCCTCGACGACGACGACCGCGTCGGCCATCGCCGCGAGCTCCGCGTTGTGCGTAATGAACACCAGTTGTTCCGTGCCCGAGAGCTCGCGCAACTTCCGCAGCATCAGGAGGTAGCGCGGCGCCGCCTCGTCGTCGAGACCACCGTCGGCCTCGTCGCGCCAGATCGTCTTCGGTGGCTGTCGGCTATGCAGGCTGACGTAGCATGCGATGGCCGCGCGGATCGCTTCCTCGACCACGACGCGTTCGCCGCCGGAGAGATCGCCGACGTCGCGCGGCTCGCCGCCGTGCGCGTTGTCGAGAACCTCGATGGTGAACTTCTCCTTCATGTCCTTCTTGTCGGCCGTCGCTACCTGGGTCACGATGCTGACCGCGAACCGCGGACCCCATCCGACTTCGAGGAGTTGATTGGCGAGGTCAGATACTACCGGACCTGCAGCGTCGATCTCCAATCTTTGTAGGCCGTCGCGTCCGAGCCGGTTCGCCAGCGCCTTCCACGCCAGCATCTCGTCCTCGCCCACGCGGCGCCTCCGTTCGAGCTCCTCGTTGCGGGCGTGCAGCCGTTCGAGCTTCGCCTGCGCGTCGACGAGGTGCGCGCGCTCCTGCGTCAGCTTCGCGAGCTCCCGCTCGGCCGCGGAGACCGAGCCCTGTAGCTCGACGCACGCGGCCGAGACCTGCGCGAGGAGGACCGGCGCGCTGGCCAAGGCGTCGACGTCGACGGCCGCGGCGGCGGCTACCTCGCGCTGCTTCGCGAGCTCGGCCGCCAACTCCGTCGACCGCGCGGCGTTCGCGAGCTGCGCCTGCTTCAGCGTCTCCTCGGCCTCTCCGAGCTCGCGCCCGCGCGTCGCGTCGGCGTCGGCGACTTCGGCGTCGAGCGCCATAATCGCGACGACGTAGGCCTCGTTAGCGCGCCCTTGGTCGGCGCGATACTCGGCGATCCGTTCCTCGGCCGCGGCAAGGTACGGTTGCCGCTGCACGTCGGCCTTCGACTTTGCGACGACGTCTTCGGCTTCCCTGATATCCCGGAGCGCCGCGGCTATCGCTTGGCCGTGTCGGACCTGCTCCGCCGACCAGTGCGAGATCGCGACTTGGAGTTCGTGCGCCGGTTCGGCCGCGAGCTTCAGCGCGGGGATCTTCTCGCGCGCCGCGGCGGCATCGGTCACGAGCGGGCAGACAGGGTCGACGGCGCAGTCGTCGCCGAACTTCACGGTGTCGATCAACGCGGCGCGCTTCGTCGCCGCGTCGAGTTCGGCTCCGGCGCTCACGCAGGCGCCGAGTTGTTTCTGCGCCTCGGCCTCCTTCTCGCGCGCGGTCGTTTGGTTCGTCCGCTCCGCGGCTTCCGTCTCGCGGCGCTTGGCGATTAACGCCAGCGCGTCGTCCGACTTCTTCGCAGCCGATTCGATCTGCGCCTTCTCGGCAACGAGCGCCTCGTTGTTCCGGATCCGTTCGTCGCGGTCGACCTTCGCCTTGTCGTAGTTCGCGGTCGTCGCCGAGCGTCGTCGAGCGATGCCGTCGAGCGCGTTCCGGTGGCGCGTCTCGATCTCGCGCACGCGATCCGCGTGGGCGCGTATCGGCGTCGCGACGTCGACGGCGTCGAGCGCCGCCTGCGCGCGAGCAACGTCGTTGTTCGCCGCGCGCGATCGTTCCTTCGCGGCGGCGTGCTTCTGCGCTTCTCCCTGTAGCCGCTCGCGGTTCTGCTCGCCGCCGCGCAGCGCCTCGCGCGCGCCGTCCAGCGTCGCGTTCCAGTTAATCTCCAACCGATCGATCTCGTCGAGGCGATTGACGATGAAGACCGGGTTCGCGGCGTCGACTTCCTGTCGGATCGTGGCGAGCGCGACGCGGATCCGTTCGACGACGCTCTCTGCTACTTCGTGACACCGCCGCGCCGTCGCTGCGCGCTGTTCGAGGTAGGCGAGATCGGCGAGCTCTACGAAGAGTTCGAGCCGCTCGCGTTGCCCGAGCTCGCCGAAGCTCCCGCGGCGAGTCTGCCCGGCGAACGGCCCGGCGAGCAACGACCGCTGCGATGGGAAGCGCGCGTTGACCGCCTCGCGAAACGTCGAGATCTTTCCGTCGCCGAGCGGCGTCTCCGTCCCGTCCTCTCGAAGCTGCGTCAAGATCGCGTCGGTCGATCTGTTCTGCCCGTCGACGTTGACTCGCACGCGGAAGCGCCCGGCGGCGAGCTCCCAGACGTCCTCGATGAACGCCTCTCGGCTCGTCGCGTAGCGCGCCAGCGGACCCTCGCGGCTCGCGAACGCCTTCTGCTGGACGCCCGGACCGAAGAGCCCGGCGAGCGGGCCTTCGAGCGCGAGGCTGGTCTTGCCCTGACCGTTTCGCCCGGTGATCGCGACGAGTCCTGGCAGCGACGCGAAGTCGAGCTCGAACTTGCCGGATAGGTGGTTGAACCCGCCCATCTTGTGCGTTAGTAGTTTCATTGCCAATCTATCCTAGGGAGTTGAAGTGGACGTCTTCCTGACTCGCGTTCGATAGTCTCGAAATTAAAGTTCGGATCTTTATTCTTTTTTCCCCAATGATTTATGCGAGCGCGGCTAATCGCTATGCGTATTTGCGAAGAGCAAGTCGCCCGCTCTGAATCAGCCACGCTGCAAGGGACACCGAAGAATCGATCTTGCGTTCTCGGATCGATGGTTACGCAACGATCGAGCGGTATAGGGATCGGGCATTTGCGCGCGGCGGCGTACCATTCACGAGCCGCCTTCTCCGCCGACTCGTCGTGCGCGCGCAGATCGCACGCGATCCATATCATCGGTTGGTTGCTTTCAGATATATAGATGTCCCAGATAACCCTCCGAACGTGGACGCAGCATTGGTCTAGCTCGAAGTCGATATTGTCGTAGCCGCAGATTGCGGACAGCGCGAGGAAGGCTCTCGTCGAATGTCTCGGGCTCGCGACGGTGTTGAACGACGTTCGATAGCGCGTCTCTATGAAGTCCTGGAGGACCATCTCGCGCGCGGCGTCCGTCTCTCTAGCTCCCATAATGGTTGCGCAAAGAACTACGTCCGGTCTACACTTGGCGATCTGGAACAGCGTGTGCGTGAGCCTATCGCTGTAGTTTCCGATTCCGTCGAAGTCGACGACGTCGACGTCCGGAATACGACGATGAAGAGCGTCGACGAAGTCGAGGCCGACCGTATTTACCGGCTCGAATCCTGCCGCCCTACATTTCATTGTTATATGAGCGCAGTGAGCTGGATTATCATTTACCGCCCAGAGGTTTTTGGGTTGGTATCCTCGCCGAAGATAGAACATGGTGTCGAGCGCGTCGGACGTATCGAGGTAGGCGACTCGTTGCGCGCGCGGATTGCCTCCGCGAATCCTCTCGATCGCGCTCGCACGCCGCGCTCGATACGTCGACTTATTATCGAAGTCGTATTTCATTGACCTACCTCGACCAGCGGTTCAAGCCGCGCCTCTACATCGGCGACGACGGCGTCACCGTCCTCGGTCGCGAGGAGAAGCGCGGCGCACCGCTCGACGTCTCCGGCCCACTCGGTGCCGTCGAGACGCGCCATCGCCTTCAGCTTCTCCTCGACCGTCGTCGCCGCTGCGACTTCTGGCGCGCGCAACTGGCGGTCCGGCACGGCGGAGAGTTCGATCTCTAGGTGCCGCGCGCCTGGGAACATATTGGCGATGCGCTCGCGGGCGTCGCCGATTACCGCGCGCTCCGACTGCGGGTACTTCGCTCGGACGCGAACGTCGCAGCCGGTCCAGTCGACGACCTCCTCCGAGTCGACGACGTCGCAGGCTATCGAGAGTAGGTCGCCGACGAGCTCGGTGTGCGTCGGCTTGAGCGCGCGGATGTGGCGCGCCGTCGGCGGTTCGTCCGTCGGACCGTCTGGTCCCTTGCGCACCTGCCAGTCGAAGGCGTCGCGCGAGAGGGTGCCCTGAACGTGATACATCGAAGGGATCGCGAGCTCCTTGAACGTCCAGCTATGACGCCACGGCTTCGCGTCGCGTTCGTTTCTGAACTCGACGAGGAGCCATCCTTTACGTTCGGTCTCGCCCCAGTCCATCCGGCAGGAGCTCCCGACGTAGACGGCGTCGCCGACGACCTGATGCTTGTGAATGTGCCCGAAGACTTTCGGCACGTCGCCGTAGCGCGCGAGCGTCAGCGGATCCATTTCGAGCTCGACGGCGACGAGCGGTTGCCCGACCGACGTCACGGCGCCGCGGATAGTCAAGTGTCCGACGACCATCCGCGGACCGCGGTCGCCCTCCCACGAGGCCGCGTCGACCATCGCCATCAGGTCGAACGCGTCGTGCGCGATCTGGACCTGCGACTCGCGCGTCGCTCCGGCGGCGACCATCGCGGCCTTCGACGGATAGGGCAGGACGGCGAACGTCACGCCGCCGAGTCGCAGGATCTCCGGCGACGTAACGACGCGGATCTCGTGCTTCGACTTCAGTCGCGCGTAGATGTTCGTGTCCTTCTGCCGCCCGTGGTTCCCTTCGACTTCGAGGAACGGCGCGAGGTCGGCCGCGCGCTGGACGAGGTCCGCGACCGCGAGCCGGTCCTCCGGCGTCGACGTCGTGTGAAAGACGTCGCCCATGTGAACGATCGCGGCGAGGCGCGGGAGCTTCGAGGCCGCGTCGATCGCGTCCGCGAACGCGCGGAGCCGGTCGGCGTTCCGCCAGTGCGTCGACTGTAGATGCGTGTCGCCGATGCAGGCGACCTGAACGAGTTCGCTCATAACATCACCGTTAGCTCTCCGCCGCTCGGCGTCTCGACTTGAAGGAATAAGCACGACTCGCGACCGACCATCCTCGGCTTCGCTCCGCCCCGGACGGCCGCTGCGATGTTCGTCAACGTCTCCTCGTCGCGCCACCTGAGAGCGCCGACGAGGGCGGCGTTCAGGTCCGGGCTGACGTCCTTCTCGACGAGGTCGGCGACTTCCTTCGCCAGATCGCCGCGTAACTTCTTCACGCCCTTATCCGGCAGCTTGTTCAGGATTACATCGCCCCACGTCCGAAACGATCGCCAGACGAAGAACGGGATCGTTGGATCCGCTTCGAGTCGGTCGCATAGCTTCTTGTAGAACTCGCGAAGCTCGGCGACCGGCGCCGACGTCAACGGGAGCAGGTGCTCCTCGCTATCAAACTCGCACTTGTCGACGTCCGCCTTCTCGTGCGCTGTCGCGAGACCGCGAATAATTGGGATCCACTTCTCGATCATTGCATCGACGTCCACGCTGCTTCTCCTTCTCCGACTCGGATGCTCTACGGCATACATCAGGAACATCCGCATGCCGTCGATGTTTAGTTTGCTGTTCCGAACCGACAGCGGGCGCTCCGGGTCCCCGCCGCGGTAGATCATCACGAGCTGCTCGGCGAGCTTTACGTTGCTCCAGATCGCCATCACCGCGGATCGGACGTCTTCAGTCATGGAATCCTTTGCGGCGGCAGCATCTTCCGCGCCGCGCCCTGAATCTCTTGCTCCGTCGGTTCCGGACACGTCCAGTGTTGGACGCGCTCGGCCGCGCGGACGGTCCGCAGCAAGCCGAGAACCTCGGTGCGTTCGTAGCCGTCGGCCTCGCGCACGTCGCGCTTCGTCAGCGTGTATTCGTAGGACCCGAGCTGGAACTTGTAGACGGTCCGGTTCGCGCACGTGTGTGCGTGGACCGACGCGTTCTCGAACAAGCGCAGCTGCACGATAACGTCCTGAAGGATGATGCCCACTAGTCCCTCCGGACCGTCGCCTTCGATAGACGCAGGAGCGCCTCGACGTGGACGTCCTTCCAGTATGTCGTCTTCGAGATGAGCCCGGCGTCGCGCATTGCTTCGACGACCGCGCGCCGCCGAGGGTCAGCCTCGCCCTGCCAGTCTCGATGTAGCTGCGGTCGCGCACGTAGCCACTCGACGCGCTCGCGAACAGACGACGCGTGGCGCCCGCGCTTCCGCTCCATCGTCATCCCTCGCCCGCGGCCGGTCAAAAGCGCACCACGAACTGCGAGGCCTTCCGCTCCAAGAGGAGGCGGAGGATCTGATCGAGCGTGCCGCCTGGCAGCGAGGTATAAAGCGCCGCGACGATCGCCTCGGCGTCGACGACGTGGATCCGCGCGTGGGCCGCGAGGTCGGAGCCGTGCTTATAGTCCGGCATCTCGTTCGTCGCGGCGATGCAGAGCGGCGGAACGCCGACGCCCTGCGCCTTGAACGCCATCGTGACTTCGAGTCCCTCGCCGCCGCGTTGGACGGCGAGGGTCGGATCGAATTGCGACGTGGCCATTTCAGTACTTCAGGCCGCCCGGCGCCGAGCTCTCGATGATCTGCCGGTACGGTTCGTTGCCGACCATCACGCGCTCGGTCGAGATCTCGCGCGGCTGGCCGTCCTTCTTCGCGGCCATCATCGGCTTGAGCATTCCCTCGTCGGTGAAGTAGAGCGTGCTGCCTTCCTTTGTCTCGACGAAGTACTGCGAGTCGACGCCCTTCCCTTTGCGGCGGACGTTCGTCACGGTGTAGATCGTCCCGACCGGCTTCACCGGTTCGTCGACGAGCTCCTCCGCGTCGGACGGCGGCGCCGCGGTCTTCATCCGCTCGGCGGCCTCCGGCTCGGCGTCCTCGACGACTTCGCCGGGCAGCGTGTGCATCGGCTCGCCGTGCGCGTGCGTGAGCGGCGCGCCCTCGCCGGACGGGAGCGCGGCGCCGGGATACATCGAGAAGCGGGCGCCGAGGTTCGCGGCCGTGACCATCTTCGCGATCTCCGGGTTCGACATGTCCGGCATGAACATTGGCCGCATCACGACGAACGGCTTCCGCTTCAACTCGTCGATCGTGTAGCCCTGCCGAACGCCCAGCCGCCGCGAGAGGCCGTTGAGCGACTTCGTCTTCGCGAGCTGACGCCCGTACTTCCGGACACCGGCGACGCGCTCACCGGTCCAGCCGTTGATCGGCTCGGGCTTGATCTTCCACTTCTCCTTCTCCGGCGCGTTCTTCTTCTGCTCCTCGGCGATCTTGACGCGCTTCGCCCATTCCTCCGGCGTCCACTCGCCGATGTCCGCCGAGCCGTCGCGCGCGTCGAGCGATCCGATCCCGGCGGGCAACTTGCGGACGCGGCCGTCGAACTCGATGACGTCACCGGCGGTCTCGCAGACCCAGAGGTAGCGTTCCCGCGAACCGTCCTGCGTCCAGATGCTGTCGTGGACGTTGACGCCGACCGCGGCGAGGATGCGCGCGAGGCCCTGCGCGTTGAGGCTGACCTCGACCGGGACGTAGTCGTAGCCGCCGCCGGGCCGGTCCACCTTCTTGCTCTTGTGGATGCTCCGCTGGAAGTAGACGTCGGCGCCGCGACCGCTCTCCGGGTCGACGCTCGGATCGATGACGACGATTACCGGCACGATCTCGTAGCCGGGCGCGATCGACGCGACGGCCGTCGTCGGCGAGAGGATGAACGCGTGCTCTTGCGCGAACGCGATCCGGTCGCGGAGTTCCTGCGGCGTCTTAATGTTGCTGGCGACGATTTGCGCGAGCGCCTGCTGGTGAACTTCGCTCGCCTTGACTAACTCGGCTTGTGCCTGTGGTGACATTTCGCTGCTCCTATGGGATCTTCGTGAACGGGTGCTTCGCCGCGTCGGCGCGCACGGTCTGATGAAAGAAACGGCCCTTGCTTTCCGAGGTGAGGAACGCGACCCACCACGCGCGGTCGACGTTCGAGTAGCGGAAGATCTCGTCGCCGCGGACCAACGCGCGGCCGTCCGCCGATGGTTCGAGACCGAACTGCAAGAAGAGCACGCCGCTGTGCCAACCGGCGCGCCTGATGTTCTTCGAGTCGACTGGCGCGAGGAGGACGAGGCGCCCGAGCTCCGCGTCGAGGACGACCTTGAACTCGCCGACGCGGAGGACGCGCATCCGGCAGAGGTCGCAGAGCCCGTTCGACTGAACTGGTGAGGGTTCGCCCTCGCCGCACAGGGCGCAAGGCGGAGTCGGTCTATAATCGGTCTCGGCCATCGTGTTCCCGCTCCTGTCGGGACGCGTGCTAGAGGCCGCGCGGCTGGTTCCCGCGCGGCCTCATCTCGTTTCCGAATCCGCCTACAACTCGCCGCCGCGCTCGCGCAGGAGCTCGTCGAGGACCGCGCTCCGGCTCCGGCCGGTGCGCTGCATCCGCGCGACGAGGATCTGGCCGCCGAGCGGCGAGAGCTTCACGGGTAACTCCGCATCCTCGTCCGTCTCGACCGCGCGCGCGACGATCGAGAGTGTCCGCCGGACGTCGAGTCGCTGACGCGCAGTCTCCCCGTCGCGCCCTTTGGCGTGGCGGCGGTTGCGGATGTAGGACGCCCACGCTCCCTTGCAGCGTCGGCAGCGGCAGCCCGAGGCGTAGCGCGCCCGCGTGCCGTGCTGGTGTCGAACCATTCGGCGAGTATACGAGACGAGCTCGTCCGATGTAAACCCTCACGGCTTCCGCGCCTTCGCCGCGGCGACCATCGCGTCGTTCTTACATTCGTGGCAGGTGACGTTACTGAGGTGCCTCGTGTTCTTCGAGTCGACGACGTGGCCGCATTCGAGCGTGAGCTCGAAGCCGATCGTCGGCTCAGCCTTCAATGACATGTCCTTCACGGCCTTCCGCGACGAGACCGCGCGGAGGAACGGGCGCCGCTCCTTCTCGCGCGCCTTCTTGTCGATCTCGGCCTGCTCGCGTCGTTTGATATCTTCGAGCGTCCGGACGAGTCGCTGCTCCGCGTGATGGTAGTTCCAGAGCGCGGTAAATAATGCGATCTCCACGCCGCACTTCTTGCAGTAGGCGCGCTGCGTCGTCTCGTCTAACCGAACGCCGTAGTGCAAGTGGAGGCAACCGCCGCCGCTCTTCGACTCCGAGAAGTACGGCTCGTTCAGCGTCGGGTCGAGCCGCGCCTTGATCGTCGAGAGCGTCGCCGCCGATACCTTCTTCGTCACGGTTCCTCGACGATCTCGACCGACCCGATCGATACGCCGGGCGGAACGCGGACGAGGCCGGGCCGCGTCGAGAGCGCGACGCCGAGCGCGCCGAGCGCGCCGCTGGCTTCCTCCGCCGAGACGCCGAGTTGCGAGAACGCGCCCTGCAGTTGTGCGCCGAGCTTCTGGATGCGGCGCTCGGTCGACATATCGCCGGAGAGGCGCTCACACGTGTCTCTCCATTGCACGTAGCCGTCTTCGGTGAACTCGCGCCCTTCGTCGACGCAGACCGAGAGGTAGGCGTCGCGCGGGAACGGGTCGTGGAATTTAATCTCGGCGTTCAACGTAATTAGGTCAGATGATGCCATGGCGTTGACTATGTTCTATCTCTCAAGACCGGGACTTCTTCTCCCCGATACTCTAAGAGGCGACGGTCTCGCGCCTCCGTATCAAGGGCCACAGTAACCCCGATCTTTACACGACAAGATCGGGTCGGGGAGGAAAAAGTCCCGGCGGAATCCGTTCCCCTATTTTTTTGCGGCGTCGTTTCGCGGTGACGCCAAGCGGTCGGCAGTTGAAGCCTCCGACGTGCATACGGACGCTCGCGAACTGCGAGAGCTCCGGCTCGGGTCTATCGCCCTAAAAGAAACGGGAAGCCCAAGATGTTGTAGTCGAGATCGGAAAACGGACGAGCCGTAGTATTATCGAGGCCTGTCCGCGCCGATGCCTATCACATCGAGTGCGAGCGCCGAGGAGCGACCAACTCCTCGGCGCGAATCGTTACCCTACTACACCTCGACCGAGCTCCTAGAAAAATCTTTCGTTAATCGCTTAACGCCTAGAACGCGCGCGGCTTGTAGTGGTCGGTGACCTTCAGCGTTCGGCGGAGCTCCTGGTAGCTCTCGTCCTGTTGCTCCTTTACGACCCAGAGCGTACGCGCTATCGCGGTCCCGTGATCCATGTGCGTATCGAAGAGGCCGCAGCCTATCGGCTTCACCGAATGAATCGTACAGCGGTCGTCGTCGCCGAGGAAGACGCACCGCTTCTTGCGCCGGTCGTAGAGCGGTACGATCGTACGTACGCGGAACGTCCGATTGGTCTCGCTGTCGTGAACGAGCGCGCCGTCGCTGCTGCGGAACTTCTCGACGAACTCGGCGTTGGTGAGGTGCGGGAGGTAGGCGCGGATGCGCTCGAAGTCGCCCGGGCCGAGCGCGCCTGGTTGATCCTTACAACACTTCACGCATTCGGCGCACGAACATTCGGTCGGCCGCGGTCCGCCGATTACGATCCCTTCCTGCTTCATATATCCTCCGTCGAATGTCCCGAGAGACGAAGAGCCGAGAGCCAGACGCGATCGGCTTCGACCTTCATCCTATAGGCGGCTTGAATGCGAGGGTGCGCGTGCTCCTCGACCGTGACGCTGTATCGAGACTTCCGCGTCAGTTCGTGAATCGTATCGCGGTAGTTGTCGTCGGCGCGCATCGCCGCTAGGTAGAGCGGATAGAGCGGGAGGCGCACCGAGACGTCTCCGGAGACCTGCCGCCGACGGCGTCGGTTAGAGTCGCTATCGGTAGTCATCGTCTACTGAACCTCCGGCGACGCGCCCAGAAGGCCGCGCGCTTCGCCTTCTTCGCCGCGACCGGGTCGAGCTCCGCGATCTCGGCGGTCGCGCCGTCGCGCTCGTTGAAGTAGATATTCGTGAGCGGCCGGTCGTCGCTGCAGACGGTCCACTCACGACCCTTCGCGCCGCCCGGGCGAATCCACAGATCCTCGACGTGTCCGAACTGGCGAACGAGGCCGACCATGTCGACGATCGTCGCGAAGAGTTTCGACGGATGCGGGCGGACCGCGCGACCTACCCACTGGTAGTAGCGCGCGAGTGAGACCGACGGGCATCCGAGGATTACGCAGTCGAGCTCCGGGAAGTCGAAGCCGATCGAGAGGACGTTCACGTTCGCGACGCCGCGCAGCTTGCCGCTCCGGAGGTCGCGGACGATCGCGTCGCGCTCCGAGTCCTTCGTATCGCCGGTGACGTAGGCGAAGTTCTCGAACTGCGCGGCGACCCTGCGCGCCTCGTCGACGAACCGCGTGAAGACGACGATATGCTTCCGGCCCTCGTCCATCTGCTGCTGGACGCGCTCGCAGAGTTGCCCGACGAAGCCGACCTCGTCGAACTCCAACTGCACGCTCGCGTCCGTGTAGTCGGTACCCTTCGAGTTCAGCTTGAGCTTCTCGCGCCGGATCGGTACGCGGTCGTCGACGTAGCGGAGCGGTGACCAGTAGCCATCCTTTACGAGCCGGTCGATCTGCGTGACGTGAACGACGTCGTTAAAGAGCCGCGGCGTCGTCCGCGTCAGGAACCGGAGCTGCGCGCCCTGACTGTTCGTCGCGAGCCGGTACGGCGTCGCGGTGAAGCCGAGGACACGGACGCCCTTCGGCAGCGCCTCAAGGAAGTCGGTATATTGGCCGCCCTTCGGATTCACCGCTTGATGGCACTCGTCGATTAAGACGTAGCGAACGTGCTGGAAGGCCTCCGGCTCGGCGACGACCGAGCCGATCGTCGCCAGCGTGATCGGTCCGCGCTCGCGGCGTCCGAAGCTCGCCGAGAAGATGGCCGCTGGATAGCCGTAGTGCGCGAGCTTAATCGCGTTCTGCTGTAGGATCTCCTTCGACGGCTGGAAGATGACCGACGGTTCTTTGAGGCGCGTCGCGATGCTCGCGATTAGTAAGCTCTTCCCGCCGCCGGTCGGCGCGACAATGATGCCGTTCTTCCCTTTGCGTTTCTTATCGAGGAGATACTCGACGCCAGCGTCGGTGCCTTCCTCCTGATAGTCGCGTAGCGTATAGATCACTGCTGCTCCTTTTCTACCTGCTCCGCGCTACGCCGTAACCGATCGCGTACCTTCGCTGCCTGCGGCGTCGGGAATAGTAGCGCCGGGACGCGCTTCCATAACTGGACGCCGACCCATATCGAGAGCGTTAACGGAGATAATACCCATAAGCCGAACGCCTGTTTTGGAGGAAGCCCGTCTTCGCTATCGTCGTCGCGCTGTAGCTTTCGGATGAACGGGACCATCGCCAAATAGAAGACGACCAACGCGACGACGATCCTCATCGCTCCTCCTTATGCGTCGTCAACGTAACGCTCCAGCATAGCAACATCGCTTCGAGTACGACCTGCGGCGACTCCGATCCGCAGGCGTCGCACATTAGGACGAAGTCCGGGAGGTCGGCCGGGCTCAGGAACGCGGTCGAGAGCGCGAAGCCAAACTGGTTTAAGTGTTGGTCGAACCGAACGTGCCACTTCACAGGCCACGCTCCGCGTCTGCGCGCGCCCACGTATCCTGCGGGACGTACCCAGTATGCCCGGCGAGCGCGAGGGCCTGGCAGATCGCCCACGCGTCGCGGCCCATTACAACGTAGGGAAGGTTCGCGAGCCAGAAGAGTTGCCGGTCGGTCGGTTTATGCGGGAGGCCGAGCCGTAGCTTGACCGCCAGCGGGAGTCGGAGGTGGAACGTCTTCTCGCCCGTTTGATACTCCGGCATCGGCCGCTGCGTCGCCGACCGAAGCTGGTCGCCGCCCTCGTCGTAGGGCCACTTCGGCCGAACGAACTCGCCGCAGCTCGGCGCCTCGTCGTCCGGATCGTGGGCGTCCTCGGTGTAGCCGCATTCCTCGCACTCGGTCTCGGCCGTAACGATTACCGGCGAGCCGACGAAGATGTATGGCTCCTTCGCCTCGAATACCCACCGCGTCGGATCGACGATAAGGCCGGGCCGCTCGGCGTGCGGGCCGCGCTCCTCGACGACGATCCACCCGTGACGTTGAAAGGGCACGCGGGTCCGTTCGTAGAAGGGCGACTTCGGATGGACGTCGCCGATCCAGTGTCCGTACGCCGGACGGCCCTTTAGGAGCTTCGCGCGGAGTATCGCGCACGCGACCGCGTAGCACTGGCCGCTCCAGTCCTTAACCGGTACGCCGATCGCGTTCTCGACGTCAGCGACCGTTAGCTTCTCTACGAATAATCTCATCGACAAACTCCTCGTTAGTGATGCCGTCGCATTGCATATCGATCTGCCGCTCGCCGCGTTGCCACGGTCGTAGCATCCGCGAATCGTGGACCAGCGAGAGGTGAACCTGTTTGATAACCGCGACCGGGAGGCCGAACGCGTCGTAGAGGACACTGCCGACTTCTCGCATCGGATCCGGTCGCCGACCTCGAAGGCGTCGGCCGACGACTTGGATCGCGCGAAGGCGCCGGAGGATCGCCGAGCGTTCCTGCGGCGAGAGGACCGCGAGCATCCGCGCGAACGTCTCGACGTCGTCCTCGGTCATGGCTTCCTCCGGTTCCGTTCGAGCGCCTCGATCATCTTCTTTACGTCATCTAATACCGAGCGACCGGCCGGTGTAGTTGCGTCCCACGGGACGATCGACCGAGTTAACCGACGCTGGACTCGCCGTAGGCGCGACTTCTTCTTGCGTCGCCGCGACGCGCCCTTCTGCTTTCGAGCCGGGAGGCTCAACGTCGGCGTCGCTCCGGAAGTTTAGCTTCTACAGTCGCGCCGTCAGGGATCGGGAACGCTTCGCGCGAGGCCGCTCGAAGCAATTTAAGAGGAGTCCCATCTAAGAACGAAAGGAGAGCGTGCTCTGTCTTCCAGTATATTTCGACGCGCACGTCGATAGCCTTCGCCGACAAACGAGAGGCGAAGTCTCGTAGTAGAAGCGGCGCCTTGTCGCGCGGCTCCCTAACTTCTCCGGTAGCGAGAATTCTACAAAAATTCTCGACTCCGGCTCGGTCCGGGTGGTAATACGCTCGCGCGATCGGAGCTTGTACATGCGCGCGACGGATCCCGCTTCGCGACGGAACTGCCTGGAGCGCGAAACATATGGCTGCGTAATGCCTATCTACAACACGTTCTAACTCTGATCGAGAGACCGCCGTCTTATCGCTAGGGCCTCTCAGTATTACCTTCGCAATCGCCGCGTGTGCATTGCTTACCATTCGCTGGTTGTGCTTGAGGTTATAGGAGTCAGCGAAAGTTCTCAAAAGACCGCTATCCATCTGCAGCATATCGTCCTGCGCGTAGCCGGTCGCAAGGAATGCCTGTATCGTTACGCCGCTCTCTACGACCGCCCAGAGCCGGTGCTGTCCGTTAATGAGTCCGCCGTTGATGTCGATACAGATCGCCGACTCGCTAACTGTCCATCGTCCTTCCTTCATATCCCGAGCATAGGTATCGACCGTGCTCTGGACAATCCGACGGTTACGTTTGTTCTTCTCTAAAAGTGACGACGCCTTCGCTGGGTTAATTTTGACGAGTTTAATTTCAATCACTGCTGCTCCTTTGTCTAGTTTTGCGACTATCGACGAACGACGAACACCGTCGGCGCCGAGGCCTTCAGCGGCGCGTCGGCCGGTCCCTTTAAGAACGACTCGATGTATTTGGGCGCGTGCTCCTTCCGCGTCGCATACCACTGTTGGCGCCAGAAGCCCTTCACAACGAAGCGGACGGAGAGCTTCCGGCCGCTCGCGCCCTCGATCGGCGCGTCCTCGCGGCGTACGTAGTCCGACTTGCGGAGCTCGACGATTCGGACACGCGGCGTCTCGGCGAGCCGATGCTCGCGCTGTAGTTGCCGCGCCGCTTGCCGGAGTCCCTGCCCGCTCGTCTCGACGACGATCTTCTGCCGCAGCCACGCCGCGGCGGCGATGAAGAACCGCGAGAACGCGACCGACGCTTCGACCGTCGTCTCGATATCCGCGGAGTCGAGACCCATTAGGCCGTCGTCTTGCACGCGTTGATACTCCCGGCGCAGGCGCGGTTCGAGTTGCGCGAGCGTCGTACCGTCGTGCCAGATCCACGCGGTCGTCGGGATCGCGACCTCCATCTCGCGTCCGCCGACGTCGTCGCGGTGCATAATGAAGGTCTGGAACCACATCCCGAGCTTCGGTTGCGGCTTCAGCGACGGGAAGTCCGGCGGCGGCGCGACGTCTTGGAGGCCGTAGCGCCAGAGGAGCGCAACGACCGGCGCCTCGACTCCGGACTGCTGCACCGTTCGGATCGGGAGCGGCTCTTGGAACCACCACCACCCGCTCCGGTTCACGCGCGCGATCTCGCCGAGCGCCGAGACGGTCGGCGAACAATCGATCGGGATCCCGTCGGCGCTCGCCATCACGGCCTGCGTCGTCGAGGGCGCCCAACAGAACGTCTCGGCCATCCTTAACGAGCCGACCGTATGCTGTTGGAGCGCGCCGATGCCGTTGTTACGAATCGACGGCGCGATCGATACGTTGTACTTATAGCTCCGCCATTGGTGTTCGAGCGCGAGCATATGAGCCGGGCCGAGCGCGTGCCGCTCGACGACCGAGTCGAGCCTCGCGAGCTCTCGCTTGACCGCGGCGAGGACGACACGCGTCACGGCATTATCGTTGAGGCTAATCCACCGCTCGCACGCGCCTCCGATCGCGGCCCTGACGACGAGCGCGTCGGCGCGGCTATATTCGTGGCGCGCGCACTTCGCCATAAAGACGTCGACGTCGCAGAGCCACTCGTCGAGTTGACCCGGCGCGAACTCGTCGAGGCGACACCCGGCGATCACGCGGGCCTTCGAGTCCGAGACGCCCTGCGCGTAGTCGCCGGTCCGCTTCGCGAGGAACCGCGCGTAGAACGCGTGCGCGCAATCTGTCAGGCGAGGCATCTCGTCGAGAACGTCCGTTAGCGCGGCGTCTCGCTGCTCGCCGAACATCGTTACGACGATCATCCGGACATACTCCGCGAGGTGCTCGGCGTCTCCGCCCGGACGGATCTCGACGGCGGCCTCGCACCGCGCGAGGATGTTACGCCAGTGCTCGGCGTAGGTCGGCTCGTCCGGGCCGACTTGATTCAGTACGGCGCCGAGCCGAGCGGAGAGGCCGAACTCGCGCCACATCGCGCGCGCGTCCTTCCCGGCTTGGATCTCGCGCGACTCGTGGGTCCCGAGACCGACGAGCGACGTCGCGACGCTCCGCAATATGTCGAGTCCTTCGCTCATGGCTTCTTCGCCTCCTCGATCTCCGCCGCCGTATACGGCGGTTCGATCTTCGCCTCGCCTTTGTGGATCTGTGCGATGGCTTTGTCTTCCGGCATCAGGTAGAGCGTGAGGCCGTCCTCGTCGTCCTGTACGCCGACAGCGACGTCGCCGAGCGCGGCCATCGCCTCGACGTCTACTCCCTTAAAGTTGATGCGGACCTTCATCGGATCCATTCCTTCGGCACCAGCCGCGCGAAGGAGGAGGAGCGCGACGACCTTGTGCCACTGGTGACGGATACCGCGCGTCGCCGGGTCGTTCGGGTTCAACTCGTCGGCGCGAACGCCGTCGGAGGCGCGTTGCTTGTTGATCCATTCCTGCACCATGTCGATCACGTTCACGCGCGCGGCGCTCGACAAATAGAACAGGCTACCCTTCTCGCCGTAGGACATCAGCATTAAGAGGAAGCCCCACCCCTTCGGGAGCGCGCCGCCGATGCGGTTCGCGATGTCGTTGAGCGTCGCCTTCACCGGCTCGTTCTCGATCTCGAACCGCTTGTCGCGCATCCCGCCGCCGCTGACCAACTTCTTATCCACGCTGCCTCCGTTCGCGAAGCCGTTCGAGCCACTGTCCGATCATCCGATAACGAAGACGTCGAAGCGCCGCGGCGAACCCGGGCGACGGCTCGACGGCCCAGAGCTTCGGCTCCTCGCCGCCCTTCTCCGCCGTCGCCTGCTCGCCCGGATAGATGACCTCCGGTTCGCCGACGTAGACGCGCGGCTCGCCGATCTTCGGCCGCATCGGCGCGCGCTGCGCCTGTAGGTAGCGCGCGCGATCGATAGCGCTGTTGGGTCCGCCGAATATTCTGACGCGCATTACTTCGCTCCTCTCGACAACATCACGATCGGGATGACCTTCTCTCGCGCGTAGCGCACCGTCGCCCACGTCCCGGCGCGGAGCTCCTCCTTATCAGTAAACGGCGCCGCGACGAGCACGTCGACGGCGGCGACGAGGTTCCGATTGCGATGTAGCGGCGGGAAGACCTCGTGCCACTTCTCGAACTTCGCGAGCGGTTCGTCCTCGATCACGTCTTGGAGTGAGACGCCCGGGCACGGATGCCATTCGATCTCGAAGCCCATCTGCCGCGCGATAATCCGCGCCTGCTTATCCGCGCCGTAGGCGCCGCCCTGATGTAGGACGTTCTTCGCCTGCGCGCGAATCTGCGGCCCGACGAAGAAGCAGCCGAGCATAAACGCGAACTGGTCCGACTGCCGCTCCGCCATTCCCTTGCGCGTTCCGGTGAATCCAATAATCATTGTTCCTTCTGCTCCTTCGTTTCGCCGATAGTCGTCCCGTAGCCGCCGGACGCGACGCGCGTCAGGTCGACCCACCGCGTCTCGGTCGTCGAGCGCCCGCACATCTCGCACTCGACGAGGTACTTATGAAAGTGGCCCATCGTCGGATGCTTTCCGGCTTCGACGAAGCGCGGCTCTTTCCAACGATGGTCGCCCCACGTCAAGCAGACCGCCGGGCCCATCTTACTGCGGCCTCCGCGGTATACCGATAACGTTGACGTCGACGATCGGTCGTCCGACCGCGGTCGACATCCAGTTCCCCGACGGAGACGGCCCGGCGTAGATACCGTTGATGAACCACGGTTGCTCGACCGGCGTCGGCCGAGCGGCTCGCGTCTCGCCCCACGGGCTACGCGTCGGAGGCACATAGCTCGCCGCGCCGATCGGCGTCTTGTAGTTCCGCGGCGGTACCTCAGTCGTTACGATCGACGCAGGCACCGGCGCCGCTAGTTGCGCCGGGCGCTCGACGCGGACGATCGATTGCCGGTATGCCCGGCCGTCGACGACGTTCGTATACACGATCGACGTCTGGGCCTCCGCCGCCGTCGCGAGCGCGAGGAGGACGGCGACCTTAATGCCTATCGACTTCAGCCAGACGGTCTGCCCGGCGGCGAGGCGCCTCGCGTGCGCGAGATCCCGGTCGATGATCTTCGAGGCGCCACGGATCGTGAGGATGAGAATACGCCGAACGTCTGCGAGCGGCATCTCTTCGAGTCGCTTCGACGCGTACCTCAACGCGCCGTAGGCGCCGAGGTCATTAATGTTCGTGCGGACCGACTCGCGGTCGTCGGCCTTTCGTTCAGCGACCGTTCTCTTGTCCATCGCCGTCCTCCTGCTGCTCGAATGTTATACGGTTAACGCGGATGTCCGGCCGGAAGTGCGCGGCGTGTGCGCGCATATCGGCCTCGGTCTCCTCTGGATGCACCGAGACGCGCCACGAGCCGTCCTTACCGGTAGCGCGGTCGGTGTAGTAAAACACTGCGACACGTTCGTTCATCGACCGATCCCTCCTTCCCGTAGATCTACCTCCGGTAACTTCGGTCCTCCGACGAACGGTACGCCGCCGAGTTGATACCGCTGGACTAACCAGTAAAGGATGCCGCTCTTCGTGAGTCCGTCCTTGTGCCGCTTCAAGTAGACGTCGATCGCGGCGACGTCGATCGTACCGCCGCCGCACTGCTGGAGCTTCTCGAACTCGCGGTAGATCAGTATGACCGAGCCCGGGCATTCTTGCGGCGTCGCTCCCGGCTTCGCGCCAGCGGCCACGTGGTCCGGGTGGCCTGGATCCGTCGGGTGACACGACTGCGCGTTACCGCCGCGGCGTATCTGGTTCCAGAGTCGGCGTACGTTCGTCTTCGTATAGAAGCCCCACGGCGTTCGCTTGCCGTGGTTCGACTCCCTCCACGGGCAATTCTGGCACGGTCGATTCATCGCTTCTTCTCCTTGCGTCCGAGTTTGAACCGACCGCCGCAGTAGCGGCACTTCGCGCGCGAGTAATCCTTCCATCCGAGCGCGTGAGGATGATCCGCGAACGACAGACCCTTCTTGCCGCACGTCGGGCACGGCGTCTTGCGCAGCGCATCGTTCGTCATCGCTTCTTCCTCCGTCGTTGATGTCGGATCGCTTCGGTCGGCTCGACGTTATCGTCGACGAGCTCTACCAGCGAGAGCCGCTGCGCGAGTTGCCCGGCGTCGTAGTTATCTTTATGCCGGGCCCAGAATCCGGCGCAGACGGCGTCGCGAGAATGGTGGCACGTTCGCGAGCCCTTGAAGTGTCCTTCCATCCTCGGATCCTTGATCGCCTCTTCGAGCGCGGCGATATCGAGCGCCGAGTCCGGCCGGTAGATACACGTCGAGCACTGGCGCCGCTGGACGCGGAGCACTACGACCCTCCGAGCGCGCGCCCGAGCTCGGTGAGCTTTACGAGCGCCGAGTCGAGGAGTCGATCGTTGGCGGTCGGCGGATCCTCCGGCCCGGTACCTTCGGTCAGGACGGCGACGACGGCCTCGATCTCGGCGACCGTGAGGTACCGGACCGCGTGCGGCGGCGCGTCGTCGTGCATCATCGGGATAAGCGCCTCCAGCTTCTCGGCGCTGATCTGATACTCGGACGCGATAGCGCGGACCTTCGCCATATCGCAGATGAACTTCAGCTCGTCGTGGAGCGCCAAGACGCGGAGCCCGTCGACGCCGTCCTCCTCGACGAAGATATTCAGCGCGACGACGCCGTCCTCGCGGTCGACGACCGGCGCGACGCGCATCCCGGAGTAGCGCGCTAGAACGGCGACGACCTCGGCCATCACGGCGATACTCTTGCTCTTCTCGATGCTCATGGGTTCCCCTTCGGTAGACTCGCCAGCCGCTTCCGCGTGGCTTCCAGTGTCCGCTTCCGCCGCTTGAGCGGCGTATCGTTCGGGTCGACGTATGGGCGCATCCGCCTCCTGACGTCGCTCACTTTCCTCTGCGTCTCGCGGGCCTTCTCCAGCTCGCGCTCGACTTCGAGCACGAAGCCGCGGCCGACGTTCGTACCTAGCCACTGTATAATGCTAGCCGCGACGACGGCGTCGCGTCGCGAGTAGCGCCACATCTTGAATCCGAGCTTTCGTTTGTCCGGCGGGCAGAGGATATGCGCGAGGTAGTGCTGCCCGGTCCGGTTGCTATTGAGCTTCCGCCACGCCGCGATATAGAACGCCTCCGGGTTCGGCACGCCGGTGTAGAACTTCCGCCGCCGCTCCGGGTGCATACTCTCGTGCTCGATCGGGAGGAGCTCCATCTGCGGGTCGACCTCGACGTACTGCCGTGCCTTCGACGGCTCGTCCTCGTTCTCGTCGGGCTCAGGCTTCTTCGACATCGTCGACTCCAGCGGCCTTCGAGATACGCCGCTTGACGCGGCTCACTTTCGCGGCCTTCTCCGCGCGCTGGCGTTCTTCGGCGAACTGCGCGTCGGTCCACGTGCTCCGCGACTCGTGGCGCCGTTCGAGCTTCTCCCATTTCTTGACGAGGTTCCCGATCCGCTTCTGCTCGGAGCGCCACTCCTTCAGCTTGCCGCGGATCTTATCGAGCTCATTCGTCGACTTCGCGCGACCCGCGGCGCCGCGCTGCGCGAGGAGTTGCGCTTGATACTCCTCGCTGAGGACGTAGCCGAGGCCGACGCCCTTCGGGATCGGGATCGCCGTCGCTGGCTTCTTCCGCTTCCGGACGATCGTCCGCATCGTACCCGGGCAACGATAGCCGGTCGTAAACCCTTTCGCGTTCCGCTCACTCTTAAAGCAGGCCCGCTCGGCGCGCGTGCATTGTTTCCGCACGGCGCCGCACCGGTCGCACTTCTTCGCGACGAACTCTCGACGCTTAGTCATTCAAGACCTCCAGCTCCCTTCCGTCCTTCGATCGATAGACGACGGCGACGAGCTCGCCGCCGTGGCGCACGTCGCAGTCGCGGACGAACTCCGCGCCGTCGTGCGTGAAGTTCTCCGGCCACCGACCCGGAGGCCATCCGAGTTGGGAGGCCTCCGTGATCTCGCGCGTCTCGCCGCTCACTGGAGCACCACGACTTCGCCGTACGGCGGCTTATTCCGCCCGGGCTCTGTCGGCGAGCACCAGAGGACCGGCATCCCCGGAGGCTCCGGTCGATGCGATCCGTCCATGTCCGTGAGGTAGACCAGCGCGACCGGCTGTTCTTCTTGCTCGTCGAGCCAATCCATTACCGGCGCGAACGACGTACCGCCGCCGCCGCGCGGCCGGAGTTCGAGTATGTCGTCGCGCTCGAACGTCTCGACGCGGTTCACCTTCGCGTCGCAGTAGATGACGTGAATCCGGATCGGCCGGACGTCGTCGGAGACGCTCCGAAGCTCCGCGGCGAACTGCGAGAGGAGGACGTCGTCGACGCTACCGCTCGTATCGACGGCGACGGCGAGCGGGCCGACGGTCTCGCTGTGCATCGCGGGCATATAGATACCGTGCGCGATGTAGCGCGAGTTCGGCAGCCGCCACGAGTAGTCCTCCTTCGCCGCTTGTTGGACGAAGCGATGGAGGACCGAGCGCCAGTCGACGCGCGGCTGGGCAGCCTGCGCGGCGAACCGTTCGAGGCAGGACGGGAGCATCCCGCGGGCCTTCGCGGAGACGGCCGCCTGCACGACGGCCTGCTGCCATTCGGCCTCGGTCACGCCCGCTGCGGCCGCGCTAGCAGGCGCGTCCCGGACGTCGAAACCGCCCGCGGCCGGGAAATGCCCCTGGCCGCCTGTTCCCGGGCCGCCTTGCGACGTTCCGGACGGGTCGCTCGCCTTACCCTTCCCGGCGCCGGGCTGCTTGCCAGAGCCGCCTTGGCCCTTCCCGGCGCCGCTGCCGCCGAGGACGACCGTAATGGTCTTGAACTCCGGGAGCCGGGCGAAGATCCACTCGGCGCTCTTCCCGTCGAAGTTCTTGTCGCGGAGCGGCTCGAACGGTAGACCCGAGATGATCTTCCGCGGCAGCTTGAATCCGGCGTCCTCGATAACCGGGTTGATCGCGTAGTCGCACGCGTAGTTCCAGCGGCGCGGCTCGCGGTTATCGCGGCGCCACGGGTGGCCGTTCGCGCAGTGCATAACTTCGTGCGCGATAACCGACGTGAGCTCGTTCGCCGTCAGCTGCTCGACGAAGAGCGGGTCATAGCCCATCGAGACGCCGTCGGTCCACGCGGTACCGCAGCCAGGGTCCTCGACGATATGAAGTCGGAGCGCGAGTACGCCGAAGAACGGCTGGTCGAGCACCAGCGTCGTCCGCGCCGCTTGCACCTTCTGCTTCGGTGTCATTGACATCCTCTACTCCTCTGGATACGTCGTAACCGTCGATAGACTCGCGCGACCGCTTCGCGCACCGTCGCACCGAGCTCCCGTTCCGCGTGTAGCGCGGCGACGAACGAGCTCGGCCACCGAGGACCGAGGAGACGCCGCTGCACGACGTAGTGCCGCTGCGCCGCCCGGTAGGCGCGCCCGCGCGTAATCGGCGGGCGGCGCTCGTTCGATTCGTTCAAGAGGTCGCGGATCAACTTCCGGATCCTTTCGAGCGCCTCCGGGTCGTTATGTAGTTCCACGTTCGTCGGCCTCCGTTATATCGGCGTCGATAGCGGCCCTGACCAGTCGCGCGTGCTTCCGCATCCGGCGACACGTATTCGCGTCCGGGTCGTCGAGGCGACGCGGGCCGGAGCACGTCCTGTCGATCGTGTAGTAGCCGCCGCAGTATGGGCAGGTGCCGGATTCGACCGCGGTACCGAAGCCCTCCTTCTTCGCGGCGCGCATCTCGCGCACGAGTTCGACGACGACCACGCGCTGCGTCTTTCCTTCCTGCTTACAGCGCGCGGCGATCGTCGCGAACAGCGTCGTATTCTTCGCGGCGGGTTCGGTACTCTGCAACCGCGCGGCCATCCGCGCTACGCGGTCGAAGTACTCTTGTAGTTCCCTCCACGAGCGGCGATTGAAGTGCGGTGGCCTCACGCCGCGGCCTCCGCCTTTACCGGTGGCGCGAAGCCGTACTCGGACATCGCGTCGAGGATCCGTTTGGCCTTCGTCGCCGTATCGGCGCGGAGGGCATCGTCTTTGCGGAGGTCGGCGAGGTCGAGCTGCGCGAGCTCGCGCTCGACGCGGACGCGCATTGCTTCGAGGCGCTCGTCTCCGGCGACGTTCAACCGGCCGAGGACGTCGCAGACCGTCCGCGCGTTCTCGATAAGCGTGCCGCGGACGACGCCGTCAGGTTGGCTCGCCTTATGGATACGGGCGACCGCTTCGGCGAGGCGCTCCCACGCGCCGCGCATCGCCTCCTGCGTCGCGCTCGCCGACCGGGCCTCGACTTCGGCCGCGATGGTCGCGAGTTGATCCGCCGGGAGGTCGACGCGGAAGTCGCCGTCGGGCACCTTATCGTAGGAGATCGTCCACGAGAACCGGTGCCGCACGTCGCCCGGCTTCGGGTACTCGGCGCGGTTGAACAACTCGCCGAGCGCGGTGTCGCGTTTCTCGGCGGCGTCGATCAACGACGGGTAGGCGTCGACGAACTCGGCGAGCTTCTCGGAGGCCGACGCGAAGTGCTTCCGCATCGTCTCGCTGTACTGAAAGAAGTTCGCCGTCGGCAAAAGCCGCGAGCCCTTATCGCTCCACGGCAACGTCTGCCCGTAGTGGACGTCGCGCAGCATCTCGCACGCGGCGAGGAGCGCCTCGTGTTCCTTCGCTCCGGCGAGGAGGTACTTATTGTAGCGGCCAGCCTTCGAGCTGGCCGCGTTCTTCGTATTGACCTGCGCCGTCGCGCCCTTGTCGAACTTCCGCGCGGTCCACGTCGAGACGTGAAGCTGCACGAGCATCGCTCGCGCGGAGACGTTTGTGTAGTCGGTCATTGTTGCTCCTTCTGAACGCGTTCGTTGTATGCGGCGCGCTGCCGCGCTATCTCCTCGCCGAACTCGGCGTCATCTATAAGGATGTCCGCGAGCTCGACGGCGATCTCGATAAAGATCCGACTCTGGAGGAAGGCTCCCTGCTTCCCCTTAGCAGTGAGCTCCCAGAACCGACCGACGAGCGCCAGCGCTGCGGCGCGGCGCTCGCCGCGCTGAAGTAGTAACCACACCTCGTCGCGCACCGCGACGAAGTCGACGTCGACTTCCACGTCCACGTTACTGCCCCGTCCCGGCGATCAGCGAGCCGAGCTCGCCGGACGCGAGCTTGACGAACGCCGCCGTCTGCATGATGCTCCCGTCCTTCCGGACGCAGTCGCGGAGGAGGAGCGCGGCGAACTCGCCGTGCTGCGCCATCGTCAGGCGCTCGGCGTAGCGCGCGATCTTCGGGAAGTTCTTCGGCGTGACGCGCATCCCGAGCGCGGTCACGACGGCGTAGAGCGTCGACGGCTGCGTCGGCAGCGCGCTCGCATCCGGGTCGGTCAGGATGCTATCGATCGTCGGGAGCTCCAAGTAGAGACGCAGGAACGCGGAGAACGCGACCGCCGTACCGTCGCCGACCGCGCCTGAGATCGCCGCGAGCTGCACCGCTGGCGGCAGCTGTAGCGGGAGGAGCTTCGCGACGTGGTGCCACGTGCGCGGGACCGGCGAGTTCGTTAGGTCCGCGCTCGGCTTGAAGTCGTTGAAGTACTGCGGGAACGCGCGGATGAACGCGACGACCTCCGCCGGGATCCCGTTCGAGAGCGCCCAGACGCACCAGTCGTCCGGGTTCGCTTCGAGCTCGACGATCGACGCGAAGCGGCTCTTCACCGGTTCGAGGATGCCGCTGACGCCCGCGCGGTCCGTGCGTCGGTTCGTCGCGGCGACGAAGGTCACGCAGTCCGGGAGCTTGTGGTTGTTGACGCGACGCGCGAGGAGCAGTTGCATATAGCTCGCCTGTACCGCTGGCGGCGCCTGACCGAGATCGTCGAGGAACCAGACGGTCTCCTTCGTCGCGCTAATCGCGCGGGCGAGCTCGCCGAACGGGAGGAAGTTCGCCGACTTCCCGTCCTTGTCCGGCCACGGCAAGCCCTTCGCATTCGTCGGGTCCTCGACGACCGGGTGCGAGAGGATCATATCGGCGCCCGCGTCGACGCAGGCCTTCTCGACGATGGCCGACTTACCGATACCGGGCGAGCCGGTAATGAGGATCGGGAGGCGAGCTTTGATTGCGGCGCCAAGGAATTGCGCGAGGGCTGATGGTGTCATTTTTGTTCTGCTGCTCCTATGAATTGCCGCGACCGCGGCGGCGACGACGATCGGTGGACGATTTAATTTCCGACGTTGCGATTTGCTCGGCGCAATCGCGTAGCCTAAACGGCGTGTCGGTTAGGCGTTGGTAGGCGTTCGCGTGCGCCATGTTCTTCCAATGCCGAGAGTTGCAATGGCCGCAGTTCGTATAGCTCGTATCGAGCAGCACGAGCGCCGTCTCGATTAGCTTCGCGGCTTCGAGTAACTTCCTCGACGCCGCGTCGTTCTTCTCTTCCTGCGTGGCCGCTCGGCCGTCGCCGGTCGTGATGATGACGTTGTCGTTTTCCACTAGAGTTCCTCTTTGTGTTTTTCGAGGCACGTCGGGCAAATCGTATGCGAGACGGGCTCGATGCCGGGACTAACTTCTTCCTTGCACCACGCGCAGACGACCCTGTGCGCGGGCGGCTTCGTTTCGGTTGGTTGCTTCATGGCGCCGCGTGCCCTTGGATAACCGACGCGACGAGATCCTCCCACGCTTCTTCGTTCGAGCCGAGGTCGTCGTAGGCGGACATCGCTGCGTCGACGCAGGCGTCGACCGTATCTTCATCGAGCCCGGCGGCCTCGGCTTCGAGCCGAACGCCGTCGCGGGCCTTGGTTCGTTCGACGTCGAGGCGCTGACGAACGGCTTCGACTTGGTCGGTCTTCATCGCTTCTCCTCGCAGTACTCGCACTTCGGGCACGAGCGGAACGTGACGTTATCGTTGAGCGCGGCGCCGCACTGCGGGCACGCGACTGGCGGCTCCGGTTCGCGCAGGACGCGTCGAACGACGTAGCCGCGCTTCCACTCCGGCGGTCCGAGTCGTTCTATAGTCCCCACGGGTCGACGCCTCCACGGATAACTAGGTCGACCGCGCGCGACCGCTTCTTCGAGCGCGACGCCCACACCGTCTTACCCTCGGCGAACGTCGCGTAGCCCGCGCGCTTCTTCGCGCGCTCGAACCGGTCGCGGTCGGCGCGGTTACGGAACCAGAACCGGCGCCCGGGTCCCTGCACTTCGCTCTCGGTGTAGAGCTTCATTGTATGGCCCTCTCGAAGTAGCTCCGCGCCTGCGTCTTGCCGACCGCGATATAGCGAACGATGAAGCGGCCGTTCGGCGAGCGCATCGCGAAGTGGCCGTCGACGACCGTCTCGGTCCAGCCGCGGCTTCCGAGGATCCCGACCTCGTAGTGCATCGCGACGCGCTTCGTCTGCCCGTCGTACTTCCCGGCGTCGGCTTTCCACGACCGGACGAACTTATCGAGCTCGCCGTCCGGGAGCGTCGCGCCGAACCGCTCGCCGCGGGCGAGCTCGTCGTAGGTATAGGCGCACATCCGCGCGACCTTCGCCATCGCGTCGGAGAGGTCCGAGATAACCGGACCGAACGCCGACCCGAAGGTGTTCTGCATCGCTCTGATCGCTTCGTTCGTCTTCGTCATTGCGCCTCCACGAGTTCCGTCCGTTCGTAATACTTGCGACCGCCGACCGGCGCGTCGAGGATATAGATGTCGACGCCGTCTTCGCGTTCGCGCTTCGTTATCTCGCGCGGCTCGTTCGAGCCGAGGACTACGACCGCGTCGCCGACTTTGAATCGACGCTGCGGTCGAGGCTTCGCGGTTCCCTTTACCGGTCCGGTCGTACCCCACCGGCGACGGCCGCAGAAGCAGGGCGTACCCGGCGCCGTCTTCGCGCTCGGCGCGTTCTGCGGATAACAGTGATCGAGCGACGTGCAGGTCATCTACTTAACCTCGACGTCGCCGAGCTTGAAGGTGAGCGGCTTCACGAGCTTAACGTTGCCGCGGTTCGCGATGACGACGACTTCCGCCGCGCGCGGCGTCGAGACGACCGGGTCGGCCGCGCTCGTGCGCGGCATCGACGCGCGCATCATCTTCTCTTCGACCGCGAGGAACTTACGAAGGGTAGCTGCTCTCATTGTCGTTTCTCCATGGCGGCGCAATGGCCGCGAACGCGTTACCGATTTACATCCGACTCAGAACTCGATCGACGACCTTCGCGCTCAGGCTGACCTGGTAGAACGCGAGATACTTCAGGACCGCCGCCATCTGCGCGGCGGACAGGCTCGCGAGCTTCGCGTCGAGCGCGGCTCGCTGCGCGGGATACAACATCTTGGCCATCCTCGGCCTCCTCTCTTCTATCGAATGACGATGAACTTCGGTTCGTCGTCGCCGAGCGCATCTTCGTCGTCCGGGTTGTCCGAGATCGCGAAGCCGCTGTTGCTGTAGGCCGACTCGGTGACGATGACTTCCTCGACCTCGCCGCGAATGCCGAGCGCCTGCTCGGTGTGGCCGCGGTCGCCGTAGTCGGTCGCGAAGATGACGAGCGCGTCGTCCGGCGCGTCGTCGTCTTCGAGGAGATCGATGAGTTCGCGCTTCGTGATCGTTTTCAGGTTCATCGCTAATCCCTCTCGTCTACGTGTTTGAAGTAACCGCAGCCGACAGGATGGAAGCATCCGTCGGTAAGTCCGTCGCCCGGCTTGCAACCGCATCCGGGACACGCTTCGTCGTCGACCGGCGGCGCGATGTGCGAGAGCCGCACGGCCTCGACCGTCGCGATCCGGTAGGCGACCTTCCAGTCGTCGGCGGTCGCGCCGTAGGGATACGCGGCGACGAGCTTCGCCGGTTCCTGCACCTTGTCGCTCGGTTCGCTCATCGCGTGCGCTTCGGCGAGGAGGATGTGCGAGCTGTTGTTCGTCAGGATAAAGTAGCGGACCATCTCGTCGTCGACGCTCTGGACTTGCGCCAGAGCGTCGTAGCCGAACATGTCGAAGAACTCGCCGGTCTGTAGGTTCGCCATTAGACTGCTGCTCCATTCTGCTTCGCCGCGAGGCGAGCGATCCGATCCTTACACTTCGGGCACGTTACCTTCGACTCGTCGCTCGTGTTGTTGTAGCCGCCGCGCTGCGCGCCCATCATCGAGGCCGCGCACGCCTTACCGCCCATCCGCTTCGAGTAGAGGTGAAGGAGCGGCGCGCCCTTCGCTTCGACCGTCACGGCGACGGGCTCGGCTGCGGTCCACTCGGCGACCTTCTTCTCGAACTCCTTCGCCGTATAAAGCGCCGACGACGCGCGCTGGTCGAGCTCGACCGCGTAGCGTGCGCGCTGCGTCTCGGTCGGGTTCTCGACGATTTGGTATTGAACGATGTTGCGGCCGAGCGGGACGCGACGCTCGACGATGCCGCGACCGGCGGCGACTTCGTTGCTCTCGAAGCGGAGGCGCGTCGACGTTTCGCGGAGGCGAGCGACGAGCGACGTCGTGAAGTCGCGACCGGCTTCCGTGCCGAAGTGCGCGGCGCCCGCGCCGCTACAGGTTCCGACGTTCGAGTGCCATTGTTGCGGGCGGCGGTAGCCGTGCGCGACGAGGCGTCCACTAC